TAGCACAACTGGTGTAGTGGTTGAAGAACGAATTGCTCAAGCAAGTTGGAATGGAGATACCTTAAATGGTGCTGGATCAAGTGGTATAACATTAGATCCAACATTAACACAAATCTTTTGGAATGATGTTGAATGGTTAGGTGTAGGTAATGTAAGAGCAGGATTTGTTATTAACGGTGAATTCATTGTGTGTCACACATTCCAACATGCCAATCAGCCGGGCAACACCACGGTGTACATGACCACTGCCACACTAAATCCACGCTATGAAATAACCAACACTGGTGCTACCTCAGGCGCCAGTACCATGAAACAAATTTGTAGCACGGTGATAAGCGAAGGCGGTTATACACCCTCTACCAAAATAGGTTATGTAACCAACAACACAGTTCCAACTCGAGTCAGTTCGGCCAACACCGTCACAGCCTTGTGCAGTATCCGATTGAATCCGGCTTATCCTGACGCAGTAGTTGTGCCAGCGCAATTGGATCTTCTGTTAATTGATGTTAGATACGGCCAGTTCCAACTGATTGAAAATGCCACCTTTACAACCAGCTGGAGTAATGTTGCTGGATCAGTGGTACAAACAGCCATACACAGCAATGTGATCACAGATGGCACCGTGGTCTATTCTGGTCTGACCAGCAGCCGAGACGAAGTAGAAATTGGCGATGATGTTAAAAAACGAATTCAATTATGGAGAACAGCGGCTGGAACACCCAGCACCTTGACTCTAGCAGTGGCCTACACAGCCGCCAACGCTGACCTGCTTTGGAAAATGGGCTGGGAAGAACTAACTAACTAAAATTATGAAAAAACTCTTAACTCTCTTACTCATTGTGCCATGCTTGGCCTTTGCACAACCCAAACAAAAACCTGGTGTTGTTTATGATGCTGTGATCACCAGAGTCATAGACGGCGACACAGTGGGTATTCAGGCCACCTGGTTACCTGCACCACTCAAACAGGAACTCAGTATTCGTGTGTTTGGAGTTGATACTCCTGAAAAAGGACATAGAGCCATGTGTCCTAGTGAAGCTCAACGTGGTGAGGCAGCTTCGGCGTTTACTAAACAAATGATTGCCAACAGCCAAAAGCGACAGATTGTGCTTATGGACTGGGACAAGTATGGCGGCCGTGTGCTGGGCGATGTCATACTAAACGGTGTCAGTCTACGTCAGCAATTGATTGCCAATGGTTTTGCACGTGAATACTACGGCGAAGCCAAAACTAGTTGGTGTAATTAAAACTCTGGCTCAACTGCCTTTTTACCATATATATTGATATGAGTAAGTCTTTAGAAGGCGTTTTAATCAAGCCACCCCATCTACGTGTTAACTATACCGAGCAACAGCTTGATGAATTCATTGCCTGTGCCGATCCTGCTAGTGGTCCACTTTATTTTATGGACCACTTTTTCTACATACAACACCCTACCCAAGGTCGAATGTTGTATCATCCATTTGAATATCAACGCAGGCTAATTCACACTTATCATAATTATCGATACAGCATTAGTTTAATGCCTCGACAAACTGGTAAGTCAACATCAGCCGCAGGCTATCTACTCTGGTACGCAATGTTTGTACCTGATTCAACCATATTAGTTGCGGCACACAAATACACAGGCGCACAAGAGATCATGCAACGTGTGAGGTACGCCTATGAATCAGTACCTGATCATATTCGTGCTGGTGTCACCAGCTACAACAAAGGTAGTTTGGAATTTGACAACGGCTCACGTATAGTGTCGGCAACAACCACAGAAAATACCGGTCGTGGTATGAGTATATCATTACTATACGCAGACGAATTTGCATTTGTTCGACCCACAATTGCCACAGAGTTTTGGACTTCTATCAGTCCCACACTGGCCACTGGTGGTAAAGCAATTATCACAAGTACTCCCAACAGTGACGAAGACCAGTTTGCTCTGTTATGGAAAGGCGCCAATCGTTGTGAAGACGAATTTGGTAATCCTACTGAAATTGGTGTCAATGGCTTCAAAGCCTATCGTAGCTTCTGGAATGAGCATCCTGACCGTGACGAATCTTGGGCAACACAACAACGTGCGGCCTTAGGGTCAGATCGTTTCCGACGTGAAATGGATTGTGAATTCATCATCAATGATGAAACGCTGATTGCCCCAACCACATTAATTGACTTACAAGGTGTAGACCCAGTTTATAAAACTGGTGAAGTCAGATGGTATCAACGAATAGATCCTGAAAAAATCTATGTTGTTGCACTTGATCCTAGTCTGGGCACCGGCGGTGATCCAGCGGCAATTCAGATATTTGATGCAAACTCTACACTACAGGTTGGAGAGTGGAGACATAATAAAACTGACATTCCTGGACAGGTTAGAATACTAGCTGATATTATTCGACACATTAACGAAACTGTGCGAGATCCAAAAAGTATATATTTTTCAGTAGAAAATAACACCATTGGAGAAGCCGCACTAATTTCTATTGCTGAATACGGAGAAGAAAACATACAAGGCTATTTCCTTAGTGAACCTGGAGTTAGTGTTAGTCGTAGATTCCGTAAAGGATTTAACACAACCAACAAGTCAAAGCTATCTGCTTGCGCCAAGTTAAAACATCTGGTTGAATCAAAGCGCATGAAAATCAACAGTAAAAGCCTGATCAGCGAACTTAAAAACTTTGTTGCGTCGGGCGCAAGCTATGCGGCAAAACTGGGAGAAACAGACGATCTAGTGATGTCAACCTTGCTGGTGGTTAGAATGATGCAGTTATTGCAGAGTTATCACCAGAATCTTGATGATCAAATGCGCGATCACCAGGACGTGGTAATCGAACCGCTGCCGTTTGTTATGACAATGATGTAATAAATATAAGATATGAATCAGAATACGCCAGCTACAGAACTTAACGACTTACTAGTCACACGCAACCTTGATCCTGAATTACTGGATAATTCAGGCAAGCCTGTTTCTGACCCTAATCAAACAGAGATCTTTAGCTTTGATTGGAAAACAGAAAATAAAAACTACGGAACTGTGGTTGTTTTACTAGGCCCTAACAATACACTACAGGTGTTTTTTGGGGACAATGTTGGCCGCACCATGGAAGGTGATGATAAATCTGATTGGTACAAGTTCCTAGAACAGCTTAAAAATTTTGCAACTAGAAATTTATTAAGTTTTGAGTTGAACAATCTAAGCAGATTAAAGTACACCATGCAAGGTATGGCAGCCATCAAAGAAGGCTTGTTTGAAGGCTACTACGGTAAAAAGAACATAAGCTACAGTGACCAGCCTATGGAAGCACGACTAATGATCAAGCACAGCCGTGACATTGCAGAAGGCGAAGCACGATTCCGGGCCATTGAAAGTTTGTTTGTGGAAACAGCAGATGGCAGTCGATACAAGTTGCCACATAAGAATCTCATGTGCGGCAAGGTCATGGCCAGACATTGTTCCGAAGGCGGCCATCCTTACGATGCACTTGGACAGCACATCAACGGCATGGTAGTAGAACTAAACACTTTAGGTAGATTTATTCGTGCCGCACGACACAAAAACCTAAACAATGATGCCATTGGTATGGTTGAGTCGGCAGTAAGACATTATACTGAACTCAAGAACAAAGCCAAACACATGATCAGCCGTCGTGGATATTTAGAAACACGTGACACATTTGACCCTGCTGAAATTAGCGAAAAAGATCATGCAGTAGAATCCATACGTGACCTGTTTGTTGAACAATCAATAGACCAGCGCATAGAAGAAGCGTTACCAATTCTGGCAAAATTAGCCAATAAGGAAGATAAAATGAAAGAAGTAGATCAATTTGAATCATGGGCCGACAACGTCATGGAGGGCACCTGGGCATTACCTGACACGCCTGAATCAGACGCAAAACTTAAAGAATTAATGAGTAAGCCGTTGATTGTGGGTGCTGATGCAACCAATGCAACAGAACAATTGTATGACCTAGTTGGTGATGACATCTTGTTTGATCGTTTGAATGACCTAGCTGACCGAGACCCCAATGCTGACTGCTGGGAAGATCCCGAAGTTATCAATCGTCTAGGTGAGCTTGGTATTGATATTACCGCTACAGTGGGTCCAGACTCTGGTGAACAAGGTGTGGCGGAAGGAACCAGACAAGGTATCATGCTCAACGGTAAAGAAGTTGACATGCGTAGCTTAGAAATTGAAAACGTTGATTCTAGAGACTATCCAGATTTTAGTGATGCATATATTGGCCGTGCTTCATTTACTGACGGAACAGATCTAAGTGATCAAGAAATGGACCAACTAAACGACGAGCATGGCGATCTTGTACATGAGTTGGCCTACGACAGTTTGCATGAATCAGATCTTGGCGAAGACATTGACACCGATGGCGTAATGATGACCAAGTCCAGCAACATGAGCAGTGAAAGCGTTGAACGTATGCGTCAGTTGTCAGGATTAAACGAAGGTTGGAAAGGCGAACTTGCAGGCGGAACAGCCGGCGGTGTCAGCGGAACAGTTGCTGGATCAGCACTGGGTGCATTAGCAGGTGGACCAGTTGGCGCCGCAATTGGTGGTGTAATTGGCGGTGCCGCTGGCGGAACAGCTGGACAAATGGCCGGTAGAGAACTAAGCAAAGAAAACAAACTGTCAGAAGCACAGCTTGATGAGATTGCTCCTATTGTTCCTGCATTGGCCGCAGGTGCAAGAATGTTGCTACCAATACTGTCTCGTGTTGGCCCGGCACTGGGTCGTATGGCATCCAAAACAGGCAAAGCTGGTGCTGATGTTGCTGGAAAAGCAGCCACAGGAGTTGGTAAAGGTGCTGTGGAAGTTGGTAAATCAGCCGCACAAGCAACAGCTCAAAATGCCGGCAAGGTTGGTGTTGGCGCCGGCATATATTCCATAGCAGATGAAATTGCTAAATCCATTCCACAAGGAATGAACAAAGTTTATACAGATGCAAAAGATGCTGCCAGCGCATTAACCAGTATTGTTGGCAATGCAGTTGACAGTAAAACTATTGGTGAGCTAGCAATGGCCGCCGCCAAGTATGCAATACCATTAGGTTTGCTATTGGCTGTACTGTACGGTGGCAAGAAACTTATTGATCAGGTAATGAGCGAAGGTGCCGATGACACCAATATGGGTGCTCTTGGCAAAATGGTTGGCTCGGGCACTCCAAACCCAAGTGACTTTGTACAAGGATTTAAGAAAACATTTGAAGAATCAACATCACTACAAGGCCAATACGGACACTCTGGTAAACTACAGAAGTTTGATGATATGGAGCAAGATGTTCTAAGCCGATTGCGTCAACTGTCTGGCATGATGAAATCATAAAATAGTTATTAGAGCAAATGCGTCATAAATATCATTGACGCTGACACTAAAAGCGTGTACACTACAACAGTGACACGCTTTTTTATTAGCATCACAGGCAACTTAGAAAACATTTTATAACACTTAGAAAGGCAACTTAAAATGGCATCATTATCAGAAATCCGCGCACGTCTCTCAGCCGCAGAGTCAAACAAAGGCGGTCAATCATCAGGCGGCGACAACGCAATCTACCCACACTGGAACATGGACGAAGGAGCAAATGCTACTATTCGATTCTTACCAGACGCAAACTCTAAAAACACATTCTTCTGGGCCGAACGAGCCATGATTCGACTGCCATTCAATGGCATCAAAGGAGAAATGGATTCTAAACAGGTCATGGTACAAGTGCCCTGTGTTGAGATGTGGGGCGACGCTTGCCCAATCCTGGCAGAAGTACGCACATGGTTCAAGGACAAGAGCCTTGAAGACATGGGTCGTAAGTACTGGAAAAAACGCAGTTACATTTTCCAAGGCTTTGTTCGTGAGAACCCAATTGGTGACGACAAGACACCAGAAAATCCTATCCGTAGATTTATCATTGGTCCTCAAATCTTTAACATTATTAAAGGTGCATTGATGGATCCTGAACTAGAAGAAATCCCAACAGATTTAATGCGTGGCCTAGACTTCCGTGTTAGTAAAACCAGCAAAGGCGGTTACGCTGACTACAGTACGTCTAAGTGGGCACGTAAAGAATCTGCACTGACAGAAGCAGAACAAACTGCCCTTGAATCACACGGATTGTTTGATCTTGCCAGCTTTTTACCCAAGAAGCCTGGTGAAGTTGAATTGAAAGTAATGAAGGAAATGTTTGAAGCAAGTGTAGATGGCAAGCCATACGATCTCGAACGTTGGGGTCAATACTTCCGTCCAGCAGGTGTACAAGCACCTGCAGGTAGTTCTACTGAAGTCGATGAGGATACACCTGCTCCGGTAGCAAAGGCAGCACCTGCTCCAGCACCTACTGCTGGTTCATCTCCGTTTGACGACGAAGACACACCGATTGCCACAGCACCTGTTGCTAAACCTGCAGGCGGACAAAATGCACAAGACATTTTGGCAATGATTCGCTCACGTCAACAAAAGTAATAAATTCTCATAATGAGGGGCAATTTATCAATTGGTTGCACTGATACATCGTGTATCCCCCTAGTTAGTAAATTATTTGAGCTTGGATATAGACCTGAAGAAATTCAGGTCTATCATCCGCCTAATCAGTTGCTGTTAACAAAATTTTGTGACCAATTGTTAATACAGCACACATCAATTTCAGATAACAACGACTTTAATAAGTATGTTACACAATCTGCAGAGTTGATGTTAAACATCAGTGGTATTCCTTTTTTAATATCTGAAGATAATATTAAAAAATTTCCAAATGGCATTATAAATTTACATACAGGGTTGCTTGAAGAATATCGAGGACGATGGATGTCAAGCTGGGCATTAATTAACAATGAAAAATTTACCGGCTATACCTGGCACTATGTTAACAGTCAATTTGATGCTGGCAATATTATATTTCAACAGAAATTTTTAATCTCCAAACAAGACACAGCATTTAGTTTAAATTTTAAAATACTAAACCATGCAATTGAATCAATTGAGCATGTATTAACAAAGAATTTAGGAACACCTCCAACAAAACTTGGACGTTATTATAATAAAGAAAAACCATTTAACGGAATTATACAGGATGGTTGGTCCAACAATCAAATTAACCAATTTATTAAAGCAATGTACTATCCTCCGTATGAGCCAGCTATATTTTTAAAAAATAATGTTAAACATTATGTAAATACCTTTGATGAATACAAAAATATATGATATCATTGCCCCCTCGTGTTTATGATAAAATATTACAAGACCCAAGTTGGGTACCTGATAAATTTTTATTCAACGACCACATGGGCGGATTTGATATTAATTTGCAAAATAAAATCCTAAAAAGATTAAATGATTTTGCCAGTCAAGAGAATAAGATTTTTGACATCACAGTCCATCAAATTTTTACCAACAACATAACATCAACGTACCCAAATCTTAAAATTACATTTTCAATAGAAAATCAGGAAAGAATTAATACTGGTCATTTTTATAATTATAATATGCATCCGGAACTGAATTATAAAAATTTTGTTTGTAGTTTTAATGGATCACCACACGTTGGTAGAACATTACTAGTTTCAATACTAGATAAATTTAAATGGTTTACTCCTGAGTATTGCAGTAAGAATTTTCAATTTACATCTGACAACATTGATGGGAACTTATTGGATTATCTAACTCCTGACCAAGCTCGTGTTAGTGGTAAATTTTTTGTAAACAACAGTAATTTTCAAGAAACCGTATATAGTTTTGGACACGTTAGATTTGCTCATGCAGACAACATATATAATCTTGAAAGTAAATTAACACAAAGTTTTTTACATATAGTAAGCGAAACCTTGGCCACAAGTTATTATCCATTTGTAACAGAAAAATTTTTATACAGCGTAGTAACCAGAGGATTGTTCTTGACATACGCACAACCTGGCTGGCATGATTATGTGGAAAAATACTATGGATTCAAAAAATACACTAAATTATTTGATTATCAATTTGACACAATTCAGAATCCAGTTATTAGATTACTAGAACTAGCATCAATGATATCAAAGTTTAGTTTATTGTCAGTAGAGGATTGGCAAGATTTATATCTATTAGAGCATGATACCATTGAGTATAATTACGATCACTATTTCAGCAAGAATTATTTAAAAGTATTTCATGATCAAATCTGAGCCACACAATTTTGTAATTATAAGATATCCTGCATTTACCGGCGGGAATTTTATTTGCAATTCTTTAACTCTAAGTCGTCACACGTTGGTTAAAAATCCTAATTTCAATAAACATTTACTAAGGTACCCTGATGATTATGAGTACAGATTAAACGCAGTACTTACAACATTGCCTCCAAACAAGAGTGAAATGTTAAAGTGGGTGCCTAGATATCCCCAGGATGGATACGAGTGGAAAAATAGTGATTTATTCTGCAGGCAAGATATAACAGATTGGTCTCTTAGAGGGCAACGATCAATCACTGGTGATTTTATATGGGAACAGTTGAACAGCGGGCTTGATTTATTTTTGACATTTCATCCTTATCAATTGAATCCTAGCAAAAAAGTTTTAACTGCTTGGCCAAACGCTCGAATTATTAATTTAGTAAATTTTGAAAAATTTTGGGCTATTGCATCAGCATTAAAACAAACCGTTGGAGATCGTGTGTTAGGATACGGATACAACGAATCAAAAGAAAAATATGCAATTCTTGCCAGTGAAAATTGGCCAAGCTGGAAAGAATTTGAACGTTCAGGATTTGATATAAAGAAATTTTCAAATTTGCCTGATAACATTCGAGAAGAAATAACAGAATTTTATCCACTACATACAAATAAAATTTTATCATTTGACATTGATAATAATATTTTTGTCAAAGAAAACTATCTTAATGCAATGAAAGAATTGTATTTAAAAATGGGCTACGATGATTTTAACTCTGACATAGTCTCTGCGTTTTGGCAAAAATACATACAATTACACATTGACATTTGACTTAATTTTTAGTATAATTAACTTTACATTTTTAGGAAAACATAATGGCAAAACCATTTGACGTAAGCAAGTTCCGTAAGGAAATCACAAAAAGCATTGACGGCCTTTCAATTGGCTTCAATGATCCCACAGATTGGATCAGCACAGGCAACTATGCCTTAAACTATCTTATCTCTGGTGACTTCAACCGCGGCATTCCGCTGGGCAAGGTAACAGTATTTGCTGGCGACTCGGGTGCAGGCAAGAGTTATATCTGTTCGGGCAACATTGTCAAGAACGCACAAGAACAAGGTATCTTTGTAGTGCTAATCGACAGTGAGAATGCATTGGATGAAGACTGGCTCAAAGCACTAGGTGTTGACACCAGTGATAGTAAACTGCTCAAGTTAAGTATGGCCATGATTGATGATGTTGCTAAAACAATCTCAACATTCATGAGTGACTACAAAGCCCTGCCCGATGGTGAACGTCCCAAGGTCATGTTTGTAATTGACTCATTGGGTATGTTGTTGACTCCCACAGACGTTAACCAATTTGACGCAGGCGAAATGAAAGGTGACTTGGGTCGTAAACCCAAAGCACTCACAGCACTTGTTCGTAATTGTGTAAACATGTTTGGTAGCTACAATGTTGGTCTGGTATGTACCAATCACACATACGCAAGTCAAGACATGTTTGATCCAGATGACAAGATCTCAGGTGGACAAGGCTTTATCTATGCCAGTTCAATTGTGGTTGCTATGAAGAAGATGAAACTCAAAGAAGATGAAGACGGCAACAAAGTATCCGAAGTAAACGGCATTCGCGCTGGTTGCAAAGTTATGAAAACACGCTATGCCAAGCCTTTTGAAGGCGTTCAGGTTAAAATCCCTTACACAACAGGCATGAGCCCTTACTCAGGTCTTACTGATTTGATTGAGAAAAAGGGTCTGCTTAAAAAAGAAGGCAACAGCCTTGTGTTTACCACCAGTGCTGGAGAGATCATCAAGAAGTTCCGTAAAGGTTGGGAACGCAACGATGACTCATGCTTGGATGTTGTGATGAAAGACTTTGGTAATCAGACAGAAACGGTAAGTACTGAAGAATCTGATCAGGGAGAATAATACAAATGCATTTAGATTTAGTAGCAGAAATTTGGAGCGAATTAAAACGCTATATTGGTACAATTGATCGCAGTGAAGCGGCAGATAGTTTTATCAATATGCTAATTGACCACGACTATTCTCCAGAAGACATTCGAACAACATTTAAATCAGACAGCGATATTAAAAAAGCACTAGTCAACTATATTCAAAACGATTCTGAAGAACAGGATGAAGACGAAGAGTATGAAGAAGAAGAGGACTGGGACGGTGAAGATTATTAATCATGTACTATAGCAAGGTAGTAGCAAGTCTTTCGGCTATTCCGGATTTTATTGCACATTATGAACGAGAGCTAGGCTTGGCCAAGAGAGAATGTGTAATAGGCGGACTAGTTGAAAAAAATATTAAAGAATTGCCGGGTATTACGGAACATCGTTTTAATCAGCTTCAGGAAATAGAAGCAGTACTCAATCTTCTTAATATACAATTACGCAAAATCCGTCGACGCCATTTCCAAAAATATCTGGAAGGATATGCTCGTGCATTAACATCTCGAGACGCTGAAAAATATGTAGATGGTGAGGATGAGGTTATTGATTTTGAAACTATTATCAACGAAGTGGCTCTATTGCGTAATAAATGGCTGGGTATTATGAAAGGACTTGATACTAAACAATGGCAAATGGGCCATATTGTTAGATTACGAACGTCCGGTATGGAAGACATTCAAGTATGAACAAAACTTATTTTATTTCTCCAGAAGAGAGTCATCAACACAGTTTGCAAACATTAAATCAGTTATATGCATATGATGACTTTATGGAAAGTATTACCACAGTAGCCGACATGGGTTGCGGACGTGGATTAGACATTGAATGGTGGGCCACCAGAACCACCAGGGATGAACGTGCTGACCCTTTAAATATTAAATGTTACGGAATTGATCAATTTGAACAATTTCCAATGGCTAGAAAATATCACAATACACAATATCAACGACAAGACTTTGAAGACCCAATTACAATACACAAAACAATGTTTGATGTGATTTGGTCGCATGACTCATTTCAGTATGTTATAAACCCGTTTCGAACATTGACCAACTGGAAAAAAGTCATGAATCCAAATGCCACATTGGTCATAATCTTGCCCCAGACTACCAACATGGAATTTAATACACAGGCGTTTGATCAGTTAGATTTTCAATATTACAATTGGACAATGGTCAGCCTAATTCATACCCTGGCAGTTTCGGGATTTGATTGCAGAGATGGTTATTTTTTAAAACAGCCAGATAGTCCCTGGTTACATGCAGTTGTGTACAACAGTGATCAATCTCCAAAAAATCCAAAAACCACTACCTGGTATGAATTAGCCGAGGCAAAGTTATTGCCAGTCACGGCTGTTGATAGCATAAACAAATATGGGTACGTAAAACAACGAGACCTAACACTACCCTGGATTAACAAAGCGTTAACCTGGTTAGGTAAAGAATAAGAGGAACCAATGAAAAAAACTGCTTTTGTTACCGGAATGACCGGCCAGGATGGTCCGTACTTGGCAAAGTTATTGCTTGAAAAAGATTATCAAGTGTTTGGACTAGTTAAAAGATATAGCAATCCAAATCTTGACAATATTAAATGGTTAGGAATTGAAAATGATATTGAACTAGTAACTGGTGACATCACCGACGAAAACTCAATGAATCATCTGATTAGAAGTTTAAAGCCAGTGGAAATATATAATCTTGCGGCACAGAGCTTTGTTGGAATTAGTTGGGATTTGAACAAGTTAACTACAGAAGTCAATTCAATAGGCCCTCTTAATATCCTTAACGCAATTAAAACGCATAGTCCAAATAGTCGTTTTTATCAAGCAAGCACCAGCGAAATGTTTGGTAATGCTATAACAAACACTCAAAACGAAACCACACCATTTACTCCTCGTAGTCCGTATGGGGTTAGTAAATTGTATAGTCACTGGATGACTGTGAACTTTCGAGAAAGCTATAGTCTCTATGCTTGCTCAGGAGTATTATTCAATCACGAAAGCCCATTACGTGGGAAAGAATTTGTTACACGCAAAGTTACAGATGCAGTGGCCCGTATTAAACTAGGATTGCAGGAAACAATTACACTGGGTAACATTGACAGTCGTCGGGATTGGGGCTTTGCTGGAGACTTTGTTGAAGCAATGTGGCTAATGTTACAGCAAGCCGAAGCTAAAGATTACGTTATTGCCACAGGAGAACAACATACTATTCGAGAACTATTAGATGTTGCGTTTAATTATGTCAATATTCCTGACTGGGAATCCAAAGTACTAACTGATCCACGATTTAAAAGACCTGCTGAGTTGTATAGTCTGTGCGGGGACAGTACCAGAGCCCGCAGTTTATTAGATTGGAAACCAAAAACAACATTTAAACAAATGATTGAAGATATGGTTAATGCAGATCTACAGAGATACCAAGTTCGGCAATAAACGTTGAATAGGATAGCCCTTGGCAATCTCGTCCAAGGTCCATTCAGAATGTGCTATCATATTCAACCAACTACTACGATCCGGCATTGCCGGATTTTCTATTTCTGCTAGATTAAATCCAGCAATTGGTGCAGCCAAACTGCTAGGGCCAACAAACGCAGGCACACCATTTATAATTGATTGCGGTCCAGGTCCGCTACTCCAGTTAATAACTGCCCATGCGTTTTCCAATGATTGATCAAAATCAAAACAATCGTAGGAATTGGCAATTTTATTTGGAGAAATAGCTGTTGATATTATTTTTTGTCTTGGGTGGGATCTAATAACAATTGGACGATTTGTGTATTTTTTTAAACGACTGCACACATCATTGACCCATGTTTGTGTATCCGGTAATCCAACCCATTGTTGACTGTCCTGACGTTGTAATGCAATCACAATGTGATCACCTGAGGTTCTCCAGGGCACTGGTGTTAATCCAAGATCCAGCGTCCTTGATTCAGTTAAATCAATAAAATTATAACAAGATATTCCAGTACCGTTTAGTCCAATTTTCCATGTGTCTCCCCGACGCAACATTCCAATTTCAGCAACAATAACAGGCTTGTGCTGATATGCTTTCCATACATCTCGATTGCCTTGCATCCGACCTGTCCATAACATCGACCATATCACAGCGACATCAGCATCATACTCGTTGTGGACCACTTGATGGCCGAGAGATTTCAGACCTTGTTCTATGGCAGCAAATACTGGTGCCGAGTTCAATGCACCAAAGTTATTAAATAGACTAAATTTCATTTGTGTAAATAGTTATATATGTATAAAATCAATTCACTCTGGTATTCTCCCGAACCTCTTAATGGATTCTTTAGCGAGCGTTTGCAGGATGCTGTAGACGTTCATTATCAGCAACGCTACAGGTATTATGTATTTCAAAATATTCCACGCAAAAGAACCATGATTGACATTGGCGCCAATATTGGCATATTTGCTAGACCTAGTGCAGAACATTTTGAACATGTAATATGTTTTGAACCAGTGCTTAAAAACTTCGAAGTCCTGCAAAAAAATCTAGAAAATTATAAAAATGTGGAATTGCATAACCTGGGTCTTGGCGATAGAGATCAGACAGCAATATTTGAATTACAAACTCTCAAGTGTGGGCATACCAAACAAGTGGCAGAGTTTGTGCCCAACCCAGAGTTTGAACAACACACTGGAGTGTTGACCACACTGGATCGATTCAATTTTCAATCTGTTGACTGGATCAAGATTGATGTTGAAGGTTTTGAAAATGCAGTCCTTGAAGGAAGTCGCAATACTATACGTCAGAACAGACCTTGGTTGTTAATTGAGGACAACGGCCAACGAGATCAACACAGGCAATGGCTCAATGATTTATGCGGACCATATGAATCCGCGCCAGTTAAAAGTAAGAGCAACACAATTTGGACCCCATTATGAAACATTTACCGTATGAACGACAAGGTTTTAGTCAACATGACGAAACTGGAATTATTGAATATATGTTGGCAGGAATATCTGACCCAAAAAAAACTTTTGTAGAGATTGGCTTTGGCGACGGAACACAAAATATGACTCTGGATTTGCTACATCAAGGGTATTGTGGTGTTGGCATAGACGGATGGGACTGGGATCCATCCGTGATCGAACGGTGGCCAGATCAATTGATTAAAATACAGAGAATGATTTCTCCAGACGATGTTGTACAATACATACCAGAACAGTATTGGCAACCGGACTTTTTTAGCCTAGACATTGACAGTTTTGATTATGAAGTAGCGTCAGTCCTATTGCAATCAGGATTCTGCCCGGCCACTGTGTGTTGCGAGATCAACAAGAACTTTGGTAACGACTGGGCCAGTTTTCCTTATGTTGAAAAAACAATGAAAAAAGGCACATACAATAGGAAGTTTCATTATGGCTGTTCACTGTCAAAGTACAAAGACTTGTGGTCACAATATGGCTATGAGTTTTTTACATTTGACACAAGAGCAGTAAACGCATTTTGGTTTCACCCAGACCGAGTTGATATAAATTTAGATGTTCCTAGAAATCAAACACTTGATCAGATAGATACCTCTATTATAAAACAACAAATTTCCGATCACCAGTATTGGAACAATAAAGAAAAAGAAATTTATCAAACACTATGAAATATTCAGTACTAACAACATTCCATGCCACTGGTTATCAAAAATATGCTAGCCGCATGATTGATACATTTTTACAAAATTGGCCTCAAGAAGTTGACCTATATGTTTACACAGAAGATTGCACTATTACCCAATCTGCACCTAACTTATATGTGAGAGACCTGCATGCTGTGAGTCCAGAGATTGTAGCATTTAAACAGCGTTGGGGCAATGATCCACGAGCCAACGGTTTAGTTGCCACAGGTCCTGTAGATCACAAAGGCAAGGCTCCTGGCCTGGGATTTAGATGGGATGCAATTCGTTTTAGTCATAAAATTTATTCTGTGTGCCACGCCGCGAAAAATACCAATGCTGATATACTGTTTTGGATGGACGCTGACATGGTATGTCATACTCCTATCACAATAGATTTTATCAACAAACAAATCACACCAGATGTAGGCCTGGCGTTTTTAGGTCGCGAAAAGAAATTTACAGAATGTGGATTGTATGCAATGAATTTAAAAAACTCAACCACACAAGAATGGCTTAAAGAATTCCAGTTGGCATACGACTCGGACCGAGTTATGACCATGGCTGAATACAACGACTGTTGGGTATTTGATGAAACACGCAAAGAAGTACAGGTAAAGCATCCGGACTGGAAACAACTAAATTGGTCCAAGGGATTGATCAAGGGCGAAGGGCACCCGTTGATTAATACACCCTGGGGAGCATATCTTGATCATCTTAAAGGCAAGCGTAAAGACGTAGGACGTAGTAATCTTAAAGATTTGGTACGTCCTAGAAGTGAATCTTATTGGTCCTCGTCGGTACCAGTCTGACTGTAGTGTTCTTTGCTGTGTTTGGCTTTGTGATGAGTCAGATACGGGCCGAGAACAGTATGTCTCATGGGTGTTTTATAAGGTTTAGCAAAGTCAGCGCATAGATCAGTGCAGTCGGCCTTGGACAATTTGATTGCCGCACCAAATACATCATTGTCATAGAATCGTCTGAGATCTTTGTAGTCTCTTTTCTTATATCTACGAATGTATTCAGATTTAAATAATTTAAATTTTGGATGATGCGTATTAACAGCAAACACCCCAGTTTCGGGTACTAACCAATTGCCTGGATTGCCTTGTTTATCTTCGGTATATGATACTCCCAAATACAAAGATAAATGTGACGGATCAAGAATTTTATTCCAAAAATCCCACGGCATGGTACTTTCCGTAATTACATCTGCGTCGATCCATAATATCCACTGTTTGTCAGTGTTATTCATGGCATGGATAAAACTATATGCCTTCTTTGCAAATCTTTTAACACTTCTATGAAAGTCTTCTTGTTGTAATGCGTAATAGTCCTTGTCTAATTGATCAAATTGAATTTGTTTAATTCTGTAATTATTAGAAAATGAAAAATCCTCAACATAACAAGTGAGTTTATAATATGGGTTCCAATGTTTCAACCAGGAGTTGACACAGTCTTTACCAATCAAATCATAATATCGTTGATCAAAACTAGTGATAATTTCTATCATTTGTTGGCCCATCTTTTCATGTGTCTCCAGCAATGCCCAGATTTAAGTTCACTATGGCTCCAGTGGAATTGACTTATGCGTTTTATCCACGACTCTCGGTCGTACATAATAGGATTTTCTATATTTGCTAGATTAATGTTGGCAATTTCTTTGCACTGACTTCGGTCCGGATCAGTAACAAACACCGGAATGCCCTGTAATGCAGATGCAACTGCAGGACTACTGTTATGATTAACCATGGCCCAACATCGATTAAGGTCATCTTCTAATCTTTCATTGGTGCTAAAATGAACATTAAGCAATGCTCTTCCTCTACAAAGTTTTAGTAGACGCTCGCAGTATTTTTTTGCTCGTTTGTCTCCAGGGTGAGCTCTTATACGAATACTTCTTTGTGTAAACTTTCTTAATGTTGTTATGACATTTAGTGCCCAATCAACCACATTCCATCCTGCCATACTCCAACCACCATCTCGTTGAAGACAAATCAAAATATGGTCTCCATTTTTTCGCCAGGGGCTTAGTTCAACACCAATGGCTTGTTTTATAATCTCCCATCTGATGGGATCTGGTTCATGATCGCAATACTCGCCAGTGGTTGGAAAAACTCCATCGTAGCTATAACGCAACCAGTATCCAGGATTGGTAGTGTTTTTGTACAAAAACAAATTGCTATCTGCAATAACAGTTCTACCACCAATGGCTTTTTGACGATCAATGATTTCTTGTCTAAACGCCAGATGAGCACCAGTTTTACCGTTCTCGTGAACCCAGCCCAATATCATTGCAACATCGGCTGGTTCGTATTGCATAGTTTCAATCACCTGTCCTTCATCCCCGACGTTAATTACCCCGTCGATAAAATATCTTAGTGTATTTGCCTTGTTATTTTGTTTTTGCAAAGACTCAGGTGTGGGCTCTTGTTTCTTAGGCAAGGTTGCTAGATAACTTATAACTTTCATTTTGTCAAAATCCTAAATGCAGTACCATCTCGTAACTCGTCTACATGAAACTGCCCATAGGCAAGATGATGTGCCCATGCATGGAGTTTATCTCTATCAGGATAGTAGGGTGTTTCAATCTTGCTGAGATCTGTGTTGCCAACCGGCATTGCCGCATTTGATGGAGCCAACACAAATGCTGGAACTCCCTGCATGACTGCTTCTGTGGCCGCAACGCTGTTAAATGTTACTAATGCATGGACATCTCTTGCCAAGATAGCAGATAATGGATTCAATTGTACACGGTCTATTCTTTTTGGCTCACGTTGTCTGATAATAATTGGCCGGTCTGTGTATTTTTTTAAAGTTGCCACAGTTTCAATGAGCCAGGTTTCCAAATCAATTCCATAAAACTTGCAGGGTTTTTCGTCAGGCGCCGCAACAATTATTACTTTTCCATATTTTCTTGGGTGCAATTGAATTCGAAGTTTTTTCCATCTATCATCAGGCCTGGGAACTATTTCGTTGTGTTGAAGATCATTTTTTACAATTCTGTGCCAATTCTTCCACCCTTGCGGATTCTGATCATTTGGTTGATTACCAAAGTAGCCGCTGTCCATGTAATAGAATGTTTTATTATCTTCCCAGCAACTGCGCATAATTTTGTGTTTTAAAATCCCACGCAGTACCACGGGCCTATCATCAACTACTACATCATAATAATAATCAAAGTCGTCGGAGTTGGTTATTTTTCCTCCGCATCCTTGGGCAAACATATTGATATATTCATCTTTGCCGTTCTTACTAAGAAATAACCACTCGCTCATTATAATGTCCTTTGTAAACAATACTCAGTGAGTATGCGTTCTCTGTGCCACTCTTCACTTTGTGGTGTGTCAGCAAACTCGTGGAAGCATGGAGTGCCCAAGGTATAGTGCAAGAGCTTGGCCGCGGGGTTTGGCCCGTATTCATCGGGCAACCAATTCCATTCAGGCGGCAGTTCGCCAAGTCGTTCATCATCGATCCAGGTAAATCGATGTAGTTCAGCCCCTGTGGCTTTCTGTATAAATCCTGGGGTTAGCTTACGATTAGGAAAACTTCCGCAGTTCCACAAGATAACGCTACTCCAATTTTTTCTAGGATAATCTTCATTTTTTGATCCAAGATATTTCTCAGTCATCTTTGTTTTATAATCATGTTTGACTACCAATACATCCTTGTAGGGGTTCTGTAATTCCCATAATTTAGTAATGTCGTCACGCACAACCATATCACCATCTATAAAAATGGCCCACCCTGTAAATTGCATCAAGTGCGGCACAAGGAAACGACTGTAGATAAATTGATTGCTACCATCTGTGTGTGTTTCTTTATAGTCTTTAAATAAATTTAATGCCAGCGGGATAATCTGTACTGGTTGTGTTGCATGCCTAATAATACTATTAGCACAGGTATGAAACGCAATTGCTTCTCTAGGATCGTATCCTATGAAAATTGGAATCATTTTCTTTCAATGTCCTCTTCGATACAGTTCTCACCGTATTGAATTTCAATTAATTTTAACGGCTGGTTGGTTTCGTTACACAGCATGTGCCATTGGCCTTTGTCGATAAACACATATTCGTGCAGACCGTATGTGCCAACCAGATCGTGATCACTGCTGGAGTCTAGTGTATAAACTGCGGCTTCACCTTCAGCAACAAACCAAAACTCTGCACGTTGATCATGACGTTGCATGCTCAAACATGTCTTGGGCGTCACTGTTAGTTCTTTGAGTTTGGTGTTTGCGCCTACTTCGTGTAACACACGATAGTATCCCCAGGCACGTGAGGTCCGGGGCTTCTTCCAATCCTCGAGAATCCATGAACTAGAATTCTTCTTGTCCTCTCCACCAACACCAAACACAAACTCTACGTCATCGAACACCATTTCTGGAATGTTATTCTGGGTACGATCGCCGCCGTTGGCAAACACAATAGTATCAGTTGGGTAACGTTGTTTGATTAACTCAATTGCATTGCAACTGGAGTTGTCATCATCGTTGTAAACCACAACTTCGTCAACAATGCTCAACGCACTGATTAGTTCAAAACGTTCACTCATAGGCATAAAAGGCCTACCTTTTTTACGAGTAAGCCATTCATCAGAGTTGAGTCCGACAATCAATATGTCGCCTAGTTGTTTTGCTGATTTAAAGTAAGCAAGGTGCCCGGAGTGTATGGGATCAAACCCACCTGTAACAAGTACGATTTTCATAGAAATATTTATCTATGTATATTATGGTAAATATAATATGGACCACTTTTATCAAGACATAGACGGATTTATGAGCGTTAGAAACACAATCATGCTTGACATGGTGTTAGAACAATTTCCTAAAAAAGGCACATGGGTTGAGCTAGGATCATGGACAGGTCGTAGCGCGGCATATTGTGTGGTTGAGTTAATCAATCGAGATAAACTAGGTGAATTCTATTGTGTAGACAGCTGGCAGGGCGAAACTGACATAGCATACGATCAAGGCGTGATACAGGACATGGAAAATATTTTCCGTAAAAATGTCAATCCAGTGATAGATTCAATTACCATGTTGACCATGATGAGTTGGGCCGCCGCAGAAAAATTCAAAGATGAATCTGTGGATTTTTGTTATGTGGATGCTGGACATAGTTACGAAGCAGTAACAAAAGATCTCACTGCATGGTGGCCAAAACTGTGCCCTGGTGCCATGTTTGGTGGTGATGACTACACAAAAGGTTATCCAGGAGTGCAACAAGCAGTTTGGGACTTTTTTGGACCAATGAATATAAAAGTACGCAGATCAGGACGTTGTTGGTTGGTCACAAAACCAACAGCCGGTAATAATTTAATTTAAATAAAGAATGAAACAAGACTGGTTAGAGTTTTACCGAAAAAACTATTACAATTTATTAAACCCACGTGTTAGCGCAATAAAGCGAGGGTTAGTCGATGGCTTATATCAAAGAGCACACGGATTTAACATTATGTTTGCTGAACTGGTAACACGCGGTCAAGATCAGTATCATATAATTGAAACTGGCACTCTACGAAATCCCGGAAACTGGAAAGACGGCCAGAGTGCAAAATTATTCACTGAATTTGTGGACATTCACAACGGATCTGTAAGGTCAGTAGATATTGATCCGGGTGCATGTTCCTCAGCATCAGCCGCAATACGGTCCAAGAACTTTACAGTTACCTGTAGTGACAGCGTAACTTGGTTAAGCAAACAACCAGATTTATCTACAGTTGATTTGTTCTACTTAGATTCGTGGGACGTCAAGTGGGAAAATGATCTGGACAGCGCCGAGCACCATTTAAGCGAATTTAAGGCAATTGAACCTTACTTGAAATCTGGATGTATTGTGGCCATAGATGACAACAGTAGATTCAAAAACACAAACCAAAGAACTGGCAAAGGTCGTAGGATTGTTGAATACCTTGAGTCAAAAGGTAAACACCCTGTATACGACGAATACCAAATAATTTATAAGTTTTAAAATGATCATCGATACCTTATTGTTTAACAACGAATTTGACATGCTAGACATACATCTAGCCATTACCAACCACTATGTAGATCGCTGGATAGTGTTGGAAGCAAGTAGAACATTCAGTGGCATTGAAAAACCCTACCACCTGACTGACAATTTGAAAAAGTACAATGAAAAGTATCCGGGAAGAATACAAGTAATTCAACAACCACTGACTGCTGATCAAACCAACCTAATCTGCGAAACCACAATGAGACAAGGATTTAAAACTGCACTCAGCAGTTGCAGTTTGGATGATATTGTTATTCACGGAGACCTTGACGAAGTCATTGATCCAACCAAGTGGAGTAAAATTCTTAATCAGATGGATCAACATAATCGGCCAGTGAGTTGTGGATTTGATATGTATATGTACCGAGTTGATCAACGTGCAGATCGTGGCTGGAAAGGTAGTGTAGTTGCCAGGCGGCGCATGTTTGAAACACCACATGACTTATACAAAGGCGACCGAGCAGTGGTCAAAAGAAAAAACCGCAATCATTGTGTTGGCATAAACGAATCAGTTGGTTGGCATTGGACCTGGATGGGCAGTGACGATCTAATAAAAAACAAAGTGATTAGCTGTATTGAAAGTCAGCACAGAGATCCCGAACAAGTACTACATGCTTTTAAACAGTTAGACACAATATCAGCTATCAATCACAAGTGTACTACTCATGTTGTGCCTACTGTGTATCCTGATCCTGTACAACAAGTATTACAACAATATCCACACTTCTGGCATAACCCACCTTTATGACCACAGTTGACTGTGCATGTTTGATACATGGAGACAAATATAACTGGTCCTATGTTGATACTTTATACCATATGATCTGTAGAAACGTCAGCATGGACGTACGGTTTCATGTTTACACAGAAGCTTCTCGTGGTGTACCGTCACCTTTTATCAAACACGAATTAATAGATTGGCCAGGAGTTTCTGGACCTAGACAAAGTTGGTGGTACAAGTTACAACTTTTTAACCCTGAACATTTTCAAGGCAGAATGTTGTACCTAGATCTTGACACCGTTATATTTGAAAACATAGACTGTTTATGGAGCGATAGTAGCAAGTATTTTTGGACAATTAAAGATTTTAAATACCTATGGCGTGATTGGGCAGGAATTAACTCAAGTTTAATGCTTTGGGACACAGTTAAATTTAGCTACATCTGGAACGATTTTTTGACACAAGATCTGTCAGACGTAATAAAAAAATACCCAGGAGACCAAGATTATTTGTCCGCAATATTAAACCCAAGAGACATACGGTTTTTTGACAGTAATTTAATTAAAAGCTGGCGCTGGCAGTTGTTGGACGGAGGACTTGATTTTAAAACAAGAAAATACCGTCGACCAGGCGCAGGCACATTGTTAGACCCCACAACACGTATTGCTATTTTTCACGGAAATCCCAAACCTCATGAAATTACTGACCCGGTTGTGCAGAAGTTCTGGATCAAGTATAAATAACTATAATTGGAGATAACACAATGGCTACACGCACATTTAAGTTTTATGGCAAAGCATTCACTACAGGTGGTCCTGTAACAGTGAGTTTAAATTTTAACAATCAACCAGTGTTTACAGGCGCTGTTTCTGCATCAACAGGAGCAACCCCTGGGAATAATAACGAAGGCCTATCAGAACTGTTTACATTTGAAGCAGACACTTCTGTATATGGTGACATTCCTTTGACTTTAACTGTGACCGGTGGTGATTTATTCTACGGCAGAATTACTGCTAATTACGGCGGCGACGTATACACAGTAGATCCAAGTCGTTTACCAGACAGAAACAATCCCGACTCTATTCCTGCTGGACCAATTTTTAGTGCTGATGATCCAGGAAGAACCTTTGTAACTGCATCTGTGGATAATTATGTACCAGTAGATTATAATGTCACCGATGGAAGAGAAAACGTTCAGATTAACGGAGTAGCGGTTCCTGATAAAAATCCAACTGACCCTGCACAAGTTGGTAGATGGCAATATTTAATTACTAACGAAAGCACATTGACTTGCACACAGAAAGTTGTTAGGGCATTGCCTATTGAATAAATGCTTAAAAATTAAGCAGTTTTCTTATCAAACCCTACTACTAGTAGGGTTTTTCTTTTGTTGCACAAAAACAACACCCAAAAACTGCTTAAAAAATAGGCAAAAAATCCTGGTTGACCATTAAATAGGGTTTTGCTATAATTATACAATAATAAGTAGCAAGGAATACAAGTTTTGTATTGTTTGCAACAAGATCAACTAACAGTTGACCGGTAATTCACAGTTTGCTATAATATAGCATAACTTAACAAAACAGGAGCCAGATCAATGACGCAAGTACTCGTTCGTAGCGGTAACTACCGCAAACAAACTGTTCGTGGTGTTACTTTTACACTAGTTAAAGACTACACACAAGGCGCTCGAGGTGGCTTTGTGACAGTAGAAAGCAATGGCTACTTTGGCGCAGAACACAATGTGGTACGCATCAAAGTTGATAGCATTCAAGATATAGAAATTGTTGGAGATAACATGCCCAGTGTAAAAGAAACTAAGGTAGTAGAATTTAAACATACTGCTCCGGTGGAAACCGAAGAGCAAGCAATGGATCGTATTCGTGAGCGATTTGATATCCTGCACGACATGACCAAAGCCTGTGTCAGCGGCGATATCCGTGCTATGATTGTGAGCGGCCCACCCGGCGTAGGCAAAAGCTTTGGTGTGGAGCAAGAAATTGACAAGGCCTGCTTGTTTGACAAATTGGCTAGCAAACGACTTCGTGCCGAGGTAGTTAAAGGTAGTGCCACTCCAATTGGTTTGTATCAAACACTTTACAAATTTAGTGACGCCAATTGCGTAGTTGTTTTTGACGACTGTGACAGCATCTTGTTAGATGACGTTGCTCTTAACTTGCTCAAGGGTGCCCTGGACTCCGGCAAGAAGCGTACTATTTCATGGCTGTCAGAGTCTAGTGCTTTGCGTCGTGAAGGTATCCCAGACCGTTTTGAGTTTAAAGGTAGTGTTATCTTTATTACAAACTTAAAGTTTGACCAAATGAAATCGCAAAAATTGCGGGATCACTTGGACGCATTGCAAAGTCGTTGCCACTATCTGGACTTGACCCTGGACACCATGCGTGACAAACTGTTGCGCATCAAACAGATTGCCAAAGATGGTGTGTTGTTTGCAGACTACGACTTTAACGAGTATGCACAAGATGACATTATTGACTTTATGCATGTCAACAAAGAACGCCTGCGTGAGGTAAGTCTGCGTATGGCGCTGAAGATTGCAGACTTGCGCAAGAGCTTTCCTAACAACTGGAAGCGCATGAGCGAGACAACATGTATGAAGAGTGCCTAATTAGCAGGTAAGGTTACCGGATCATCATTTTAGTCTAGCTCCTAGATGATCCGTTTAAGGGGTACCTTAGGGTACCTCTTTTTTTATTTGTATGTGTTGACGAGTGCCGTAAATACAAAATCTTATGAATATTACGTTTGAAAAACATCCTAAAGTATGGCGACACCCAAATTGGGGAAGACTACAGCTACGACTATTTGCAGAGGAGTGCAAAATTCGCAGGGAAAAGAACATTGAGGATTATATCATTAACAATGGTATCAGCAAAGTTCATGTACTCAAAGATAATAAAATATTGGATAAGTTTTTTGATAAACACAATGTTCAACTGGTATCACCAGGTGACGCTGAACTAGTTGTCATCACTGACCAACGATTTAGCAGGCTCACAGTAAAAAATATGATTACAGAACTAAATTTGTTATTGGATTTATGTCCTAGGATTTACTTTTGTTTAAACCGTTATTATTTAAATGCCGCAGAAACATTTGTTGACCCAGGGTTACCTGAGCATTTTGATACAGCTATTGTTAAATGGTTAGAAAACAATCTTCGAGATACTGTTGTATTAAATCGTAGCGAAATATTTGTCGAAGACGGTAGTTGTTTTACCTGGGTAGTGCCATCATGTGAGTTATTATTATGTCGAAAGTAATTGGAAAATATGCAGACGCAGTTCTAAGAACAGACTTTAGAACCAGTTACACAAGATGGAAATTTAGCAAACCTAAACATAACTATTTTGTAAGAAATCGTCATTCAAAAGAAATCATACTTGACAACTACGACAAGTACATCATTGATCATCTGAGTCCAGGTAAGACTATTACATATGATGGTGCTGGATATTATCTTGACCCTGCAATTGACAATTTAACAGTAATCGAACTAGTACCTTTGGTACTGTCCTGGTATCCAAAGGCCGTTATTGACACAGGAGAAGATTCTGTTAAACATTTGTACAACCAAGCTGACAATTTTATTGTTAACAACACCATAAGACTAAGGTGGAAAACATTTGATGAGTATACCGAGTATTGGCAATTCCAAACTAGGTTCTTTAAGCCAGGCACACAAATATTTTTCTCTTTTAGGGATATCTTTATTTTTCATAATCGATTAAAACACAATTTTAGCATATTACTGCAAGCCTGGTTGTTAAGTATGGAACAATACGGATTTAAGTTGTTGTGGGTCAATTATGATCTGATTAAAATAAATGACACTCTTGTTGATTACACCTGGCTACCTGAGGTTGATGATATGATCAATGGCAATGTTAAAATACATTGGGAGTATTGTCCGTGAACATTATTTGTTACACAGGAGGAACTTGCGGTCATGTGTTAGCGGCCATAATAGATTCCACCAACTGCAAATTATCAAAAACAGCAGTTAGGATGCCTGCAGAAAGATGTCGTCTAAATAAACCTCACACCTTTTTAAATGATTTAGAAAAAACTCAGTATGTACAAAACATTAGTTTAGTGTATAATAGCTTACCCAGTCATGATTTAACCTATCATGTTAGTGCTGGTCAAGATTTTATTACTGTTACTGTAAATAAATTTGACACAGCATTGTGGGCCGCAGAAAGATTTAAACAGTTGCACAGACCAAATGTGTGGGAAGAGATGCAACAGTTTTGCGGTGCAAATGACGTTGCAGGATATGCAAAAACATTAATAGACTACTCTAATATGGTAAAGACACATACAAAAAAGATTGTTACACTTGAACGCATACTATCGGGGTATGCCGTTGAGGATCTTGCTAACTATGTAGAATCACCTGAACTGGATAATAACTTTTACCAAGAATGGCTGAAACTACAAAACTATGCAGGCTAAATTAATAATCAGAGACGAAGTAAATTTAAAGATTGAAGGACTTGATTTAACTGCTAGGCGTGCCTTAGTAAATAAATTCAAGTTTGATGTTCCTTATGCACGATATCTACCAGCGGTAAGACTGGGCAGATGGGATGGTAAGGTCAGCTTCTTCCAACTAGGTGGCAGTACCTATGTAAATCTACTGCCTGAGATCATTCCCATCCTAGAAGACTACAACTACGACATTGACGTAGAGGATTTGCGCGAATATCGTACCACCTTTGATTTTACGCTAGTCAAGGAAGATACCTTTGCTGAAACAAATTGGCCCAAGAATCATCCGATGGAAGGCCAACCAATTATGTTGCGTGACTATCAGGTAGAGATAGTCAACAACTTTTTACAAAACCCACAATGCATACAAGAAGTGGCCACAGGCGCAGGCAAGACAATTATGACTGCGGCTATGAGTTACAGCATACAACAATACGGACGTAGTATTATCATTGTTCCCAACAAAGACCTAGTGAGACAAACAGAAAAAGATTACATTAATCTTGGACTTGACGTTGGAGTATATTTTGGAGACCGAAAAGAGTATAACAAGACACACACAATCTGTACCTGGCAGAGTCTAAACAACATGATGAAGAACACCAAGTCCGGCGAAGCAGAAGTTAGCATTGGGGATTTCATTGAGGGTGTGGTGTGCGTTATTGTAGATGAAGTACACATGGCCAAAGCAGATGCACTAAAAACGTTGTTGACCAGTGTTATGTCTGAAGTGCCAATTCGGTGGGGATTAACCGGTACAGTTCCCAAGGAACGATTTGAATTTGAAGCATTGCATGTTAGCCTTGGACCAGTTATTAGTAAGTTGGCCGCCAGTGAATTGCAAGACAGGGGTGTGCTGGCACAATGTCATGTGAACATTGTACAGCTAGTTGATCATGTTGAATACAGCAATTACCAAAGTGAGTTAAAATACCTACTAGAAGAATCAGGCAGGCTAGATACAATTGCCAGCTTAGTTAAACAGGTCAACGAGACTGGTAACACATTGGTTCTGGTTGACCGTATCAGTGCAGGACAATCACTGGCCGATCGTCTTGGGGACAAAGCAGTATTTGTTTCGGGCGCAACCAAAGGTACAAAAAGGCAAGAACACTATGATGAAATTGCAGAATCAACAGGCAAAATTATTGTTGCCACTTACGGGGTGGCGGCGGTTGGTATTAATATACCACGAATCTTTAACTTGGTGCTGATTGAGCCCGGAAAAAGTTTTGTAAGGGTTATCCAATCAATTGGTAGGGGCATTAGAAAAGCAGAAGATAAAGACCATGTTCAAATTTGGGACATAACCAGTACCTGCAAATTTGCAAAGCGGCACATGACCAAACGAAAACAGTTTTACAAAGAAGCCAACTACCCATTCTCTGCTGAAAAATTAGAATGGATGACCATCAAGTAACTGTTGACTTTCTGCAATAATACTGTATAATACTTACTATGAGAATACTAACACTAGATAATGCCTGCTACGATTTAGACACATTGCCTGACGAAGTCGATGACATGCGTTTTGCAATACTAGATAACAGCGATCCATCAAACCCAGATTATCATTATATTCCTTTGATCTTTTTGGAAAGTTTTAATAGTCCAGCACTGGTATTACGTATTGGTGAAAATCAAATTCGTATGCCAGTTGATTGGCAAATTTTAATTGGAGAACCCGACATAGGAGACCTCGAGGTACTGCCTCTGACGTCTATTAATGATCGTGGCTTCAAAGCCTTCCAGTTTAACCCACTGACCAGTTTTAGACCTAGTTTTCCTGATATTGAAATCATTGATGTTTACCACGAAGTTGCTTGGTATGCGCCTAAACTCAAGAATGGGCAAATGCTAGCAGTTCCAATTCAGGATGGAGAAAATCCTGAGTGCATATATTTTGTAAAGGATGTTAGTCGCAACTGTGAAATTGTTGACTACAACAAAGCTTGGTAAATGAAACTGTTGATATTACAATTATTAACAAGTTTAACTGCAACCGGAATGATTACATTCACAGTTACTCACATGCACCAAGACTACTTTCACTTAGAAGCAATACTATGGGCAATACATTGGATAACAGCTTGGCCAATTGCTTTTGTAACCATTCGGTGGATTTCTCCAGTGTACCAAAAATTTATTAATAGGTTTTATTAAATGGAACAATACAAAGACGAATCAGACAGACCACGAGTGCCGGTTATTCTAAAAAAAGAAATCAACCCCATTGACACTCGGATCGCAGAACTAGAAGAAAAACTCAAACAACAGGCCAGCGAAATTGAACGTATTCATCGAGAGCATGGCCGTATGAAAAACCATATTAATATATTGTCAAAGGCAATTGGTAATGTCAGATAAACTAAACATCAATAATGAAATGCGCCAGCTTGATACCAAGAATCGTAATTTCTATGATAGTTTAACTCCGGAAGAATTAAAAAAGTTCAGCAACTATCTTATGATACGTTGGGGTAGTAGTGTTGAGGATAGCAGTGAGATACAAGCATACTATGTGCGTAGTTGTAATCATTACTTAAACAAACATTTTTTTGCTATAAACAAACATCCCAAACTTCAGTGGTTGTGTGCCACTGCTATTAGTCCTGACCTAGGAACACCACGACATCCTTGGATTGCTCCAAAGAAAAAAGAAGCAGGTGCTGGAAGTATTAAGAAGCAGTTGGCAGAATTATATCCAACCAAAAAAATGGACGAGATAGAATTGCTTAGTAAGTTAATTACTAAAAAAGAACTAGATGAATACGTTAAAGATCACGGTCAGGAAAAATGACATACCAATGCCAGTATTGTAAAAAAGACTTTTCTAGAGAAAGTAGTTTGGCAGTACACGTCTGTGAACAAAAGAAACGTAGACAAGATCAGAATGAACGTGGAGTCCAACTGGGATTTCAAGCATATTTAAAATTCTACGAAGTCACACAAGGGTCAGCTAAATTAAAAACATTTGATGACTTTGCTGATAGTTCGTATTATCGAGCATTTGCTAAGTTTGGCAGATACTGTGTAGATATTCGAGCAATCAATCCTGCAAGGTTCACCGAATGGGTGGTTAAACAAAATAAAAAACTTGATTATTGGTGCAAGGATACTATCTACACAGAATACCTGTTATGGTATCTTAAAATTGAGTCTGTTAATGATGCATTGGCCAGGTCTATTGAACATAGTATTGACTGGGAAGAGAAGAATGGTCATGCATCAAAAGATTATCTAAGATACGGTAACACTAATATAATTTGTCATGCAATTACTACTGGCAAGATCAGTCCCTGGGTAATTTACAACTGTGACAGTGGCCGGGAGTTCTTAAACGGACTTGATGAAAAACAAATTGCAATGATATGGTCATACATTGACGCAGATGTATGGCAACAAAAATTTAAAGATTATATGGCAGATCAAGAATACGCCAAGGACATTTTATCAAAGGCAGGATGGTAATGAGCGCAGATATCGACATTGACTTTGCTGACAGAGAAACAGTATTAAAATTAGTAAAGCACATTCCTGCACGACAATCAGTTAATGAACAAGTGCGTCGACACAACAGTGGTGTTTACGTTACTGATATTCCATTCGATCCAGTGAATCAGTGTGCTGCCATAGACTATGAAGAAGCCGAACAACGTGGTTACTTTAAGATAGACTTTTTAAACATGAGTGTTTATCAGTTGGTTAAAAGTCCTGAACATTATGATCAAATGATCAAAACTGCACCTCCATGGACAAGACTATGGACAGATAACGCATGGGCTTCTCGGTTGGTACACGTCGGAAACTATACAGAATTGTTAAAGTCGATGCAACCAGATTCAATAGCTAGGATGGCTGCGTTTATCAGTATTATTAGGCCAGGAAAAGCACACTTACAAAATAAAGATTGGAACACAGTCTTTGCTGGTGTGTGGGACGGAGATGATAGTCGCGGGTACACGTTTAAAAAATCACATGCAATTAGCTATGCTGTGTTAGTTGCCCTACACATGAATTTGCTACACGAAGCAGATCAACTTGAAAAATTAATCAATCTTTCTGACTAGTGTAATTGATTTACGTTTACTTTTTCTGCGAGTGATATCACTTAAACTGCAAACAGGTCCGTGTAATATTTCAAGGTCTTTGTTGGCAAAAGTTCTTAAATATGGCTTAAATGGAGTCCACTCTGCTTTTAAGTATATGTTAATAGGTATACTGTGGTTACTTTCCCACCACCAATCATTGGCCAACTCAATAAACAGCTTTTTTAGTTCAGGGTCAGTAACATCACCAAAGTCGTAGATTGTTGTAATCGCGTCATCTCGATTTTGTATAATTCCCACGTATTCCGTCCCTGCATACAAGCACAGAGTTATAAACGGATACTTTTCAGTCAATTTTGTAAAGATATTATCACCCATAAATATTAGTTGGAGATCCAAATGTATTCAACCACTGCCTATTTATATCAGCAAATCCAACAGGTAATTCTGATTGACACGTCAGGCATTGGCTCAACTTTTGATAGAAGGTGGCAACCAGTGTACGCAAAAGACTTAAAATTAAATTTAGGAGTGGATAATGTTATTTTATTCCAGTTCCTAAACCAGGACCAAAAACCTGTAAACATCACAGGCGCAACGTTTACGTTCCGTATGATTAGTCAAAACGGAGAAAATTTGTTATATGCCAAAGAGCTTGTGACACTTAATGCACCAACAGGCAGAGCTAAAGTAACTGTCACTGCCGAAGAGACAACATATTTCCAAGCACAACCCGCTAGTTGGAGTTTAGAAATTACGTCAGGTGTTTTAAATCAAGCAGTATTCACAGACGACTATGCCGGCGCCCGTGGTAATATTGATATTGTAGACAGCGTATTTCCAGCTTTTGTTGCCAGCCAAGAATTAACTATCCCAAGCCAAGCCCCTGACAGTTCTATCCATTACACCAGTACAATTACCACAAATGGTACACGTATTACTACATTTCAAATTGATCCAGTGGACTTTACTGGCACACTTCAAGTACAAGGGTCATCAGATGCCACAGCTAATACTGTTGAGTGGTATGACGTGGACTTTGAAGATTTAAAAACAGGTAATACTGTTTCAGAAATAAACTTCATTCATGCAATTGAAAGATTGGGTATCAATGTTGAAGGATATCATCCTTATCTAAGATTATCATTTGGCATGTCCGACGGGAACATTGATTTAATACAGTACCGATGAAATTTAAAAAAATTGTTGGATTTGGGGACAGTTGGGTCTGGGGCGACGAGTTAATTGATCCAGAGTTGTTAAAACACAATTCTGATGCGCATCCAAGTCTAGTAGAGAATACGTCTTATCGTGAACGAAAATGCTTCCTGGGATTACTTGGTAGACATTATCAATTGCCCACAAAAAACTTTGGCATACCCGGCGGCAGTTTACAAAGCACCATGTGGACTTTTTTGTGGTGGTTACGCAACGAACCCAGTCCCGAAGAATGTATTGTTCTAGTAGGATTAACCGAAGGTAGTCGAATGAGTTTTTATAACCCTAGTCATGAAACTTACCCTAATGCTCCTACGTGGGATAGATTTGTTCACAGTTCGTGGGTACATGCTGGAGTCCAAGACGGTGCTGTGACTCGCGAATGGACCGATATGATTAAACGATACATGGTACTGAGTGAAAGTGATCCATTGTCAATGCTAAACTACGAACAAGCGTTGTACTTTTTTGATGGTGTGGCAGCCAGAAGAAATCTACCAATGTTGATCTGGGACATAAGCCCGCCACAAGAAGAAATTACAGTTCCTTCTAAGATATTGCCAGGATTTAATTTTGTACATTGGCTACGACGACATCCAAACGAAATGGAATTAACGTTTCCGGGCGGCCACCCTAATGAAAACGGACACATAATACTGCGAGATATGTTGCAACAAGAGATAGATTGTGTTATAATGTCTAAGTGATAGACATAATCAATTACCTGCCTGCTAAAAGAAAAACTAGTCCACAGGGCTGGACTAGTTTTAATGCTGTGTGTTGCACCCATAATGGTAACTCACAAGACAAACGTGGCCGAGGCGGCATCAAAGTCACCGACCAAGGTTGGAGTTACCACTGCTTCAATTGCGGCTACACAGCTAGCTTTGTACTAGGGCGTACTTTAAGTTTTAAAGCCAAACGATTGCTAGGTTGGATGGGTGTGCCGGACAACGAGATTGAAATGCTCAATCTTGAAAGTCTAAGACATCGCAACATACACGGAATTTTAGAAGATAGACAACGAGTATCCAACACACTGAGCGCAATTGAGTTTGGTGAGTCCGATGACTTTCCGCCTTACGCAGAAGTAGTTACTCCAGAATTTCCAACATACTGGGACTACATCCGCCATCGCGGCGTGCCAGAAGATTTTCCTGTAATGACTTCTATCAAGACTGATGGAGTTCATTGGACCAGACCGTATGTGTTGATACCGTTTACATACGACAACAAAGTAATAGGTTGGTGTGCTAGATTCTTAGATAACAAGATTCCCAAGTATATCAATCATAGCCAACCGGGCTATGTATTTGGCACAGACCTACAACATAATGACTGGCAGTATGTGATTGTTACAGAAGGTATATTTGATGCACTAAGCATTAGCGGCCTTGCACTAATGCACAACACCATCAGCGACAGTCAAGCTAGACTGATACGTAGCTTGGGCAAGGAAGTAGTTGTGGTTCCGGACCAAGACACAGCAGGTGTAGAACTGATTGACCGTGCTGTAGAATTAGGATATAGTGTTAGTATACCTACATGGCCAGACGACTGTAAAGACGTTAATGATGCAGTGATAAAGTTGGGCAAGTTAGGAGCCTTGCTAACTATTATGCAAGCAAAAGAGACCAGTAAGATAAAAATTGAAATAAGGAAAAAGCAACTTGTTAAAAGATTACGGACTTGATGTCCAACGATTATTCCTAGAGATGATGTTAGAAGACGCATCGAGTTATGTGCGTGTTCAAAATATTTATAACCCAGCAAACTTTGACAAGAGTTTGAGACCTGCGGCTGAGTTCATTAAAGAACACTCAGACAAGCACAAGACCATGCCAGACAGGCTGCAGATTTCAGCCACCACAGGCGTTAAACTTGCACCAGTGCCGGACTTGAACGAAGGTCATTACGATTGGTTCATGGGCGAGTTTGAATTGTTTACTAAACGTCAGGAACTTGAACGTGCTATTCTTAAATCAGCAGACTTGTTAGAAAAAGGCGAGTTTGAACCAGTTGAGAAACTGATCAAAGATGCTGTGCAGATTAGTTTAACCAAAGACATGGGCACAGACTACTTTGCTGATCCTGCGGCTCGCATCAACAAATACTTTAATTCAGGTGGACAAGTGTCAACAGGATGGCCACAACTGGACAAGTTGTTGTATGGTGGATTCAGTCGCGGTGAACTAAACATCTTTGCAGGTGGATCAGGATCTGGCAAATCACTTGTGATGATGAACATTGCATTAAACTGGTTGCAACAAGGTCTCAGTGGAGTATACATTACACTAGAACTTTCGGAAGAGCTTACTAGTTTAAGAACAGATGCTATGTTAACCAGCATGAGTACCAAAGACATCCGCAAAGACATTGACACTACTACAATGAAGGTTCGCCTGGTCAGTAAAAAATCTGGTCAATATCGAGTCAAGGCATTGCCGGCACAGAGCAACATTAATGATATCCGCAGTTATGTCAAAGAAGTGCAGATACAAACAGGTATCAAAATTGACTTTATGATGATTGACTATCTGGACTTGTTGATGCCTGTTAGTGCAAAGGTCAGTCCAAACGATTTGTTTGTAAAAGACAAGTATGTGAGTGAAGAACTACGAAACTTGGCCAAAGAGCTAGGTATGTTAATGGTAACAGCGTCACAGTTGAATCGTAGTGCTGTGGAAGAAATTGAGTTTGATCACTCGCACATTTCAGGTGGTATTTCCAAGATTAATACTGCTGACAACGTGTTTGGTATCTTTACGTCACGTGCTATGAAAGAGCGTGGCAAGTATCAGATCCAGTGTATGAAAAGTCGTAGTTCTACAGGCGTAGGACAAAAGATTGATTTGGAATACAACATTGAAACCATGCGTATTACTGACCCAGGAGTGTCTGACAACGATAATTTCCGTGGCGGTGCAAAACCTAGTATCATGGACTCATTCAAAACAAAAAGTACAGTAACTGACAATACGGCTGAAACCACATCATCAACTAAATGGGAAAGGCCTACAGGAACACCAGCATGGGAACAACCACCTAAGGTATCAGCTGATGTGCAAAGTGCCAAATTAAAACAACTGTTGGGACAAATTAAACAGTCATGAAATACTGCCCGGATGTTTGGAAAAGTTTATACATAGAGAAAAAATCTAAAAATACAATCGGTGTGGGATTTTGTTGTCAAAATCAGGTTGTTTACATTCCGGCCAATATAGAAGAGCTTCGCTCAACTATAGAAAAAAAACAACACGATTTTAAAAACAATTCAGAACCGACGCAATGTAACAATTGCTGGAGAATTGAAAAAACTGGATCACCCAGTCGCAGGCATGCTTCGATTGATTGGTTTGATAATAATCAGATAGATAATAATACCGACAACAAACTAATATCTCTAGATTGGAATAGTGAAAATGTTTGCAATCTTGCATGTATTTCCTGTGGCCCAAAGTATAGCAGTCGCTGGCGTCAAGAAATTTTAAATTATAGTTTTAACAACCTGTCGTCAGAAAAATATATTAACAATCTTAAAGATAATAAATTTTGGAAATCGTTAGATTTGCGCCATCTTAAAAGATTATATTTTAACGGAGGCGAACCGTTGATGAATTCTGATCACAAAGAAATATTGTCTCATCTAAGAGAGATAGGACAGTTATCAGAACTTGAGCTTTCTTATAATACCAACGGAACAATTATTCCCAACGACGAAGTATTAGATTATTGGAAAAATGTTGGACTACTGAGAATTTCTATTAGCATAGATGCAACTACTCAAGCTTTTGATTTTATACGTTGGCCCGCCAAATGGGAGCAAATTTTAACTTTTATTGAATTTATAAATCAGCAATCATTTAATATCATTATTGATATAACTTGCACAGTTGGCATCCACAATATTTTAGAAGTTGATAAATTAATTGCATGGCAAAAAACTAATTTATCAACCAATGCGCAAGGAGATCCAGTAGGTCTTAATTTTCAAATGGCTGGCCCAATCAGCCACGGTGGAACTGTACTAAAATTAAATACTATCAGTAAAAATCTTGCCACATGCATATTACCGCAATTAATTGAAATAAAAAAATACGGCATCTGGTCAGCCATTGAGAATAGCTTATTAAATGCCAACGGTAATGACTTGTGGGTTGAGTACTTAGATGAACTGTCTGCTCGACGACATATTAACTGGAAAGATCAGTTACCAACATTGGCAGAATCATTGAGAATTTCTTAAATTATCAAAACAAATTAACAAGTTCTGGCAGATAGTCTTTGATTAAGATATTCTTTGAAGAATCTTGTAATTTGATATTTTCCAACATTAAATTAAAATTTTGTTGGTCTTGGTCTGTGTGTACTGCCCCCACAAACATGTTATAGTCCATTGGTCTGAGCTTTTCTTTAAGCACTTGTTTGATGTCTGCGGACAAGGCTCTCGGTTGTAACCATTTTGGATTATAAATTGGATTTACAGAATATACTATATTATTTTGGTCAAACCATTTTTTTGTTTGGTTATGGTACAGCACATTCAAGTTACTTAATGTGTAATTTGAACTAACATTTTTTGAAATTTCTTTAAAGAATTGAAGATTTTGGTTCAGCTGGTCCCATTTCAATGGAAATCTGAGATACTCGAACACAGGTCCGACTCCGTCGATACTGAGAGAAAAATTAAGATTTTTAAATTTTGACAGTATTCTTTTTTGTTTATCTGACAGTACAACACTTCCGTTTGTTATCATACTTACAAATAGTTGATCGTTACCTGTATCAATTAAATGTTCTAATAATTCGAAGTTTTTCTTTTCGTACAGCGGTTCACCACCTAGCAAACTTAGCATTTTTAATTCTTTAAAATCTACATCTTGTTTGATTTTTTCTATGTCAATGAATTTGTATTTTTTAATTGGTATAGTTGGGTCTGTCTGACGATCGAGTTGTGCCCAACTACTACTGGCTCCGGCGCCACAGCTTACACAGGTAGCATTACAGGTGTAACTGGTTGTTAATTTTAGTATGCGGGTAGGAGTAATACCGTGTGTGGCATCTTGTATGATTTTTGTTAAGTCTTTATCCCAATAAAAATCTAAAGATTTGTTTTTAACCTGACGATCACTTTTTAAACCTTGATCTTCCAATGACCAGCATTTTTGACAAGCAGATGATCTTTGACCAGATAATAAATCTTTTTTAATTTCTTCAAGATTGTGATTCTTGGGCAATAAACAACAGGGTGTTTTGTTATTGTTATAATCAATTTCTTTACTAAACCACGGTAATACGCAAAATGTATCCATATTGTATTTACAGACAAACTATGTTATAATCAAATAAATAATATCAAAGGTCCTGAGCAAATTATGCAAAAGAAAACACGTAGCATTCTTGAAGAATTAGATGGTTTATACAATGATCGACATAAAGATCAGGATAAACGCTATATCATTGAAAGCCGAGCTGACCATGTTATAGCATCTGCTATAAGATTGATTGAACAAATCGAGTCATCATTTACGCCTGAGCAGTCAGAAAATCTAATTCGTAAACTGTTCAATGCTATGCGGGACAAAGACCCAAGTAAATTTACTAGAACAGTGAGAAGAACAAATGCAGATTCATGAGCTAACAAAACTTACCGAAGCAGGTGTTATGGATTATTTAAAAGCGGCTGTGAGCCGTGATCCTGCATTGGCAAACATGAGCTACGATCAAAAAATCAAAGCCATGCAAAACGACGAGTCAATGAAAAAGTTAGCACAAGTTGCCTCTCAAAATTGGATTAACAAAACTGTAAATCTGCAACGTGCTAATATGGGACAACCCATTAGTGATCAGGAATATACTGCTAACCTTACTGATTTTGTTAACAAAGTTATGCTAGGTGGTCAAATGAATCAACTTGACCCAACCAGCAAAGCCCGTGTAGATCAAGCCATTCAGTATGTTGCATCTAAGAAAAATACTCCCAAGGAGTTACCTGCGGCATTTCAGTCGTTGGCAGTTAGAACTAGTGCCGCACGTATGCAACAAAGACAACCCAAAGGTCAACGCGGCGGAAATAATCCTGCAAAGCCACCAGCAACAACACCAACAACAGCTACTACTCCAACAACAGCTACTACTCCAGCAACGCCACCGGCTACTACTCCAGCAACACCAACAACAGCTACTACTCCGGCAACGCCTGCTCAACCAACACCTGCACAAATTAGACAACAAAAGCAAGCGTCCGCTGCCACCACTGCACAACAACAAATGGCGCCTAATCCAACTACTACACCAGCACAAACACCTGCACAAATTAGACAACAAAAGCAAACCGCTGCCGCCGGTACCGCACAGCAACAAATGGCAAGCGGCACAACTCCAACGGCAACTCCTGCGTCTGCCCCGGCAGCACCAGTAAAACCAAATTCAAATGAGTTTGCAGAAAAGATTACCAAGATGTTTGATGAGTTTGCAGATGCTGATGGATCCACTGGCTCTCCAGCTGTGAGATCAGCCATACGAAATATGTGGATGCGCACAGGAGGTACTGACTTAAAAGAGAGTAGAGTCAAGAAAAAGAAAAAAACAACAGTGGTTGAATCTAAAGGTAAAAAATGATCAACAGGTTGCTAGAAGGCGGCAACGTGTTTAAAGATGCACAGGGTCAGCCATTAACACAGCGTATTAGTCAAGGTGATGTTCCAGCAACCATTAAATGGTTAGAAGGAGTCACAGGTCTTGATCTAAGCGACGACAAAGATCCATCCACTGGATATCCGCGACGCTGGTTGGGCAGTACAGGAAAAAAACCCACATCCGGAGACCTGGACCTTGCAGTTGATAGCAACGAAATCAGTAAACCACAGTTAAAAGCAAATCTAGACCAGTTCATTATTAAAATGAAACAAGACCCAAAAGAATGGGTAAAATTAAGCGGCGAAGCAGTACATTTTAAAACTCCTATTGCAGGAGACCCAACAAAAGGATTTGTGCAAACGGACTTTATGTTAATGCCCAATCTCAATTGGGGTACTTTTTGGTTAGGTGGAGGCGCCGGTTCAGAATACAAAGGCATGTATAGAAATGTCTTGATGAGTAGCGTGGCCAAAGCATTGGGACTCAAGGCCAGTGCCAAAGGAATCATTAGTCGTGCCACAGAAAATGTGTTAACTCTGGATCCTGATCAAGCGGCAAAAAGTTTACTTGGCCCCACAGCTACTGCCAAAGATCTAGCCACAGTTGAAAATATCTATGCCGCATTGTCTAAAGATCCTGACCGTGAAGCCAAGTTACAGGACTTTAGAGAATACCTAGCTAGGGACGGCCTTCAAGAGCCAGGGCAAGTGCAAGAAAGTGATGTAAGTTTTATTGCAAAACTTCGTGACAGAATTGTTAATCAAGGCATGCAACCCTTGGTTGAAGCCGACACAACAATGCCTGCCAAGAAAGATCCAAGAATTCCGCACCCCGAAGATGCTTTCTTTATGGGCAATAGCCAAGCCGCATCTCGAGCCATACAAGGCCTAGAAGCTGCCGCTAGCAATGACAAAAATATCACAATCAAATGGGACGGTAAACCTGCATTGGTCTTTGGGCGCTTGCCCAATGGACGTCTGTCTATAATGGACAAGTACATGTTCGACGCTGGCTATGCCGCACAAAGCCCTGAAGATTGGATCAAATACGATCAACAAAAGAAAAGTGGCAATTTAAGAACAGATTTATATCCTAAGTTAAAAGCTATTTGGCCAGGTCTAGATGCGGCTACTAAAGGTTCAGGATTTTACTGGGGCGATTTGTTGTGGGCAGGCCAGCTAACACCCACCAGCGGTGAATATCAGTTCAGACCCAATTTGGTTCAATATTCTATTCCAGCCAACAGCCCCGAAGGGCAAATTATCAATGGCAAGTCGGGAGGCATTGTTGTGCATCAACACTTTAACAAGCTGGGTGATAAAACAGCACAAGTATGGGACGGACAAGGATTAGAGAATGTACCGGGTGGAGTGGCTATATTAACACCGACCCTGGGTACAAAATTCAAACTGTCTAAGCCCAATCTTTCGGCGGCCAAAAAAGCAGTATCCGCATACGGCACAGCAGTAGACGAATTGTTGAACTCGCTTCCTGGCTCTGTCAGACAGAGAATTCAAACCTACTTCAATCAGCGCATCATTGGCGGCACAACGCTGAGCCTACACAACTGGCTCAAAGTCAATACCAGCGGCAAACAATATGCTGAGTTAGTGGCTGGCAATCCGGATGTTCAAGGACAATACAATGCTAAAACTGACAACCTGCCAGGCAAATTGTTCACTTTAGATCGAGCAGGTAAAATTGTCCCTAGTCCTGCATACACAGGCCTACAACAAATTTGGGATGGCATTTATAATGCCAAGCTTGGCATGGCACAACAGCTTGAACAACAAGTCAATGGATTAAAACAAACCACAGCTGGTAAAGCCGAAGGCGAAGGGTTTGTAGTCAACACCCCGCACGGACTGGTCAAGCTGGTAAACCGTGGAGTTTTTTCAGCTGGGAACGCCCAACAAAACAATCCCAGATAAGCCATTTTTTCTGAATCGACATAAATAAAAGCAGGCCCAACAAGGCCACAAACATAAGGAGATTTTAAAATGGCATATTTTCCACCATTCAACGGTACTGCGCAACCGGTATTTGCGTTAGACATCAACAACGGTTCACAAACTGGCACAATTTCAGCTGATGCACTAGTGCAGATGCAAGGTCCAAAACTAGACTTTTTCAAAGTTCTAGTTAAAGACGGCTCAGCAAGTGCAATTGACCTACGTCCACAACTGGGTAACTACAGTGGCGGCGGCACAGTATTCAACCCAGGTGTTGTTGTTCAACTCAACCAGTCAATCCAGACTACAGCTACTATTGCTATCTACCAAGTAGAAGGCGACAACACAGGTCAAATCAGCTATGCTGTTTACCCAAGTGGCGCTTATACTGCCGCAGACTTGCAGACACAATTGCAAGCTCTTGGCAACGTTCAAATTACAGCATCAGACGGTACTGTAACTGGTGTTAGCGTTGCAGGTACACTTGTTACTAACCCAGGCTTCAAGTTGGCCTAATCAACACTCACCGTGTAAAACTACCCTGGATTTATTCCAGGGTTTTTTTTGGCCGTTAAATACCATATGATAAGATTGAGATGTTATACGTATTTTGACATTACGCCAACTGGTATAAAAAGTCATTTTAAAGCCTCACAGATACCGTTAACAACAAAAACAGGTACAACTGTCAACAGTCAAAGCGACTGGCACCATGCTAGAAATCAACAGAGAAACTGGGAAACAGTTAATCAAATCATTAGTCTTAGAACCTCTCCTGTGGACATTACTGATCCTGTGACAGTGACAGAAGATGGCAAAAAAATCTGGGAATTTGAATTCACGGTCGAACAACCAACAGCCTTACAATTAGGCAACGACAGCGTTGGCGCCCTATACTATGACTGTAATGGTGTTCCTATGCTGGTTAATCTAGAAGAAACAGATAGATTTGATGGTGTGTTAATCCCTAGAACAAACATTGTTTTTGAGTCTGCACACAATAAATAACGTATTGGGGAAACAATCATGGATACAACTGATATTGAAAAGAAAAGTTTAGAAGCGCACGTTGAACTGTGCGCAGAACGCTACAATGCATTGGAAACTCGCATAGACAGCATGATTGTTTGCATAGACGAAATTAAAAATGACATTAAAGAAATGCATGTCATGATTCAGACAATGGCAGAAAAACGAAACTCTCAGTTGATCAATTGGGGCTTAGGAATTATTGGAACACTAACTGCTACAGTGGCTTGGTTAGTGACACAGTATATACTTAAATGAAAAAACAAACAATAAAAAACGCACTGGTTCGTCTTGAGCAACTGGTTCAGCCTGAACTGGATTTGTTGAAAAACAATATGATTATTCCATTAGACGGAAGCAATCAATACCAGGTGTTTGACAAATACTTTATCTTTAAAGAAAACAACGTATTTGTAGTTAAAATAAGAGATACTGTTTGTGGGGAGTTTTCAACCATGCGCTATGCTATCAGTTGGTGCATCTCAGACAAATACAATCAGTATAACTTATCTAATACTATAAAAATGCTAGATGAAAAAATCACACATTTATCTAGGGACGTCAGTGTACGTGAATTACTGGCTCGAAGTTTTAAAGATCAAAATCATAGAGAAATTGCATATCTTAAAGTTCAAAACAAAAAGATGCACATAGTATCTATAAAAGAACAGCTAGACAAATGTGTAAATCTGGCTAAATACTGGCAAATTAGAGGATTCAATAATGAAACTGCAAGAACTGGACGCACGTCAAATTTCAAAACAGACCGAAAAGGTACTTGAAAACCGTTTAGGTTATTCTGTACACTTTGACCGGTTGAACACTGGCCAAACACGCCAGATGCTCGCACAGGTTAGAAACCTAATCAAGGAGCATCAAAGCACTCCTGCTTTTCACAAGAGTGAAAGACAGCCCGCTTACCTAAAGCTGATCATGCTTGAGCAAGGACTTGCTAGTAAACTTTCAGAGCAAATTCCTCCAGCACCTGGCACAGCCGGGGCTGTCCCTGGTCAGCCAGCAGTTAATCCTGCACAGATGGGTATGCAAATTGCCAAGCAGAAAAAAGCTCTACAAGATCAACTGAAGGCAGCGCAGGAGCAAGTTCGTAATATTCAAAAGCAAATAAGCCAACCTAATCTAGGCATGGCAGAGACAACAAGAATTGCAAAACGTCGATTAAGAGAAAGCGAAATTCAACAAGCTCAGGTTGTTTTAGCCGCACAGGACATGGTTGACCAGATTCAGAAAATGCTTGAACAGATCTCTGAAATGCAGTTCAAAGACTTACCAGCATTAACTGACAGCATTCGTAATGACATGGGTGTTGATCAAGCCACCAAGTTCCAAGCTGATGCCACAGCCGCATTGAGCACATTACTAGGTGCTGTGCAAGCAGGCAAAACTCAACTCGAAGGCGCCCAAGCCGTATTAACTGGACAAGCACCTGTTGTTCCTGGCGAAGAAGATTTAGCCGCTGACCCAGCTGCCGATCTTGATGCTAGTGCTGACCTAGATGGCGATGCCGCTGATCTTGACGCAGATGCCGCAGACTTAGATGTCGACGCTGCCGAAGATGATTTACCTCCAGCGTCGTCACTGGGTCGTGATCGTCGATAATGCGACTAGACGAGATTGAACAAGGTGTTAATAATTCTGAACTTGAAGCGTTAACACAATTTTTAATTGGTCGTGCGGGTGACACCAACGCCCAAAAACAAATATCAGTTGATGCCTTTTTAAGATTAGCCCAAAGTATGGGAATTAGTCTTAGTAAGGATCAATTGATAACAGCAATACAACAACCTCCCCTTAGTAATCTAATAGATAATATTCAGGGCAACGACATCGTTTTTGCAGGAGCACAAGTCCCAGACTCTACTATGTCTGTAGACAAGGCTAGAGACACAGTTGACAAAATGGCCAAACGAGCTTTGAACAAAAAAGGTTTATAAAAGACTTGACTTAATCAGTTAAATCCTGTAAACTAATAACAGTTCTTAGGCGTTATATTATAATACTTTTGGAGAAATGTTATGAAAAAATTATTCATCACTCTGGCATTAGCCTGTGCAACATTGCCAGCTGTGGCACAACATCATGGATACCACGGTAAAGGGCTTGGATCTTACCACCACAGACACCACGGCGGATCAAGTATTGGTTGGTGGGTTGCACCTGTTGTAACAGGTATGATTGGTTATGAAATTGCCAAACAACAGCGTGTCATTGTTCAACAGCCGGTAATTGTACAAAATCCTCCAGTGGTTGCGCAACAAAGTTGTAGTCTGTGGACAGAAACACAACACTCTGATGGAACAATCACACGCACACGGACCTGTTATCAATGATAGAAAAATTATTACAAAACAAGATCCTGTTAGTAACAACAGGATTATTGAGCACATACTTATTGTATAAGATAAGTTTAGAGCTATGGTGCATAGCCTACGGAATATTAAATTAAGAAATCACATGGCGTACTCAAACAAGGTAATTGATCACTATGAAAATCCCAGGAATGTCGGATCTTTTGACAAGGCTGATACTGATATTGGTACTGGTATGGTTGGCGCACCTGCTTGCGGTGACGTGATGAAACTACAGATAAAGGTTGATAATGATACAGGTATTATTACAGATGCAAAATTTAAAACGTATGGCTGCGGATCGGCTATTGCGAGTTCGAGCCTCGTTACAGAATGGGTCAAAGGCATGCACATCGACCAAGCCAGCCAACTCAAAAATTCCGAAATTGCCGAAGAACTAGCTCTGCCTCCTGTTAAGATTCACTGTAGTATTCTAGCTGAAGACGCAATCAAAGCGGCTGTGGAAGATTATAAAAAAAGACATGCTAGATGATTTTAAGAAACATTCCAAATTTTTTAACAAAAGATGAATTAGATTTGGCCTGGGCAGAAATTACAAACAATCCAAAGTGGCAATATTCTAAGAGATGTTCTTTTGATAATAGTGTAACTAAAAATGTATGGCGTTATCGTGTGTTTTCTAGTTACTCAGGTAAAATATTACAATCAGACCCTAGCACATGGTTTGTAAATCAGCCCAATTGGCAGTCAACTATATCTCCAATCTGGGTTACAATTCTAGATAAAGTTATGCAGGCATATGGCCCAAATTTTCAAATATTTAATTTTGTGATTAACGGGCTAACAAAAGGACAGGATGATGTAATTCATAGAGACCTGGAAGATGATATTTCCAGCTACGAATCAACTGTGATTTATTTAAACCCAACTTGGGAAAAAAGCTGGGGTGGCCCATTACTCTATTACGACACTGAGTTAAATGTTACAGAAAGAATTTTACCCGAGCCGGGTCAGCTAGTTGGGCACAACGGCTCTTGCCTACACCAACCACTTGGCCCTGTGGTTGATGATATATTACGTGTTAGCTTTGCCTGCGGAGGTTATTTTAAAAATGATTAATATATCTGATGATGCTTCTCAAAAAATACAACAAGCACTAATCGGTCGAGGCAAAGGTCTAGGAATACGAATAAGCGTACACACCACTGGGTGTAGTGGATTAGCTTACCGTGTCGAATTCGTTGACAACCCACTGGATGATGTAGTAGACTATGAAGATCCAAGCGGTTTTAAAGTTTATGTTAGTCCAAAAGATATGCCTTATTTAAATGGACTAACCATGGTATGGAAAAGCGATGGTCTCAAACAAGGCATGGATTTTATCAATCCCAATGAAAGAGATCGCTGTGGTTGTGGAGAAAGTTTCAGAGTGTAATGAGTGTTGAGTACCTGGTTACATCTGCTGGCAGGTCCGGCAGTATATTTTTAAGCAAACTTATCGGATGTTGTGTTGACTGGCACCAAGTTACACATACACATGATCTTGTATTACCGACTATCAATAAAAATTCAGTTTTAGTAATCTGCGATCGCAGAGACCTTCTTGCATCTATTTTATCAATGTGTATTGCTAAACGAACAGACGAATATGTTGAATATTCAGGAAAAACTATAGAACCATTTGATATTGATTGCAATGGTTCCAATTCAGAATTTGCATATCAGTTTAGTTGGCATCGTTGGTATCAACAAAGTTGCACAACTTCTGAAACTGCAAAATTATACAAGAACATAGAAGTTTTTTATTTTGAAGATTTCATCAATAACCATCAAACAGTATTTGATAGACTAAACATTGTTCCAGTTAGAAAAATACAAGAAACTCCAAAATCCCCACATAATATTAAAACTTTAATTAAAAATTATAATCAGTGCAAAGACACGTTTGATTCATTAATGGAATCCGAAGTGTTCAGACCTCACACAGCATACAATCCACTTAAAGAAAATCAACTTGATAAAATTTACAATGACAAAATTAATTAACCGATACAACTACCAACCAATTCCTCGAGTTACTGTTGATGGTAAACGTTTTTATGCCACACCCGATGGCAAGAATCTTCCCAGTGTAACCACAATCTTAGACAAGACAAAACCACAAGAAAAAGTCGAAGCTCTAAATCGTTGGCGCCGAAGTGTAGGGGTAGAAAAAGCACAGCAGATCACCACAGAAGCTGCCAATCGCGGCACTAGAATGCACACATATCTTGAACAGTATGTACGTGATGGCACCATCAAAGAACCTGGTTCAAATCCTTACTCTTGGCCCAGTCATGCCATGGCCAAGGTTGTTGTGGACAATGGTTTAAAAAATGTCAATGAGTTCTGGGGAATCGAAGTACCCTTGTACTTTCCCAGCATCTACGCAGGCACAACAGACGGCGCCGGCATACACTTGAACGAAGAAGCTATTTTAGATTACAAGCAAACCAACAAGCCCAAAAAGCGTGAATGGATTGACGACTATTTTGTGCAGTTGTGCGCTTATGCCGAAGCTCATAATGAAATACACGGCACAAAAATACGCAAGGGTGTGGTGCTTATGTGCGTCAAACCCGATCTTGACGACCAATTCAATATCATTAAACCCCCAGAATACCAAGAGTTTGTGTTAGAAGGTGCAGAGTTTGACCGCTATCGAGATTTGTGGTGGCGCAAAGTAGAGCAATTTTATCTACAACAGTAAGCCTGCGATCCTGAATAAATACTAGAACTAAACGGATCTCACAACATGGCTATAGTACAAGTATCAAGAATTACAAATCGGAAAGGTCTCCAGGAGAACCTTCCACAGCTTTCAGGAGCTGAATTCGGCTGGTGTATTGACAGTCGCCAACTTTTTATAGGCAACGGAACACCCGACGAAGGTGCCCCGGTCATCGGCAACACTGAAATTTTAACAGAATTCTCAGACATCACTGTTTTAAGTAATTACACTTATCAAGATATTGCTGTAGGGTATGCCGCACAGACTGGACCAACCCCCGACGATCCAACCATTAGAACGCTTCAGGCCAAGCTTGATGACATTGCTGACGTACGGGATTTTGGCGCAAAAGGCGACGGCGCCGCTGATGATACAGAAGCTATTAATCGAGCATTGTTCCAACTTTATTGTAGAGACACCAATAGCCAAATACGTCGAACTTTGTATTTTCCTGCCGGAACATATAGAATTACAGAATCACTGATTATTCCAACCTACGCAAAACTAGTTGGCGAAGGTGCCAACTGTTCTATTATTCAACTTGATATCTCTACTGATTTAAGTAGCTTATCTGCTTACGTTGCACGTTACGGTGATAGTCAGCAACAAACCGGTGCAAACATTGGAAACAACGGAGCAGTTGCTCCTCGCAACATTGAAATTTCTTCAATGACTTTTGAAAGTTCAGTGGTAACAGATATTTTCAATGTTGAAGATGCAACACAATGTTGGTTTGATAGTGTTAACTTTATTGGACCATTGTCAGACACTGACATTAGCACAAACCAAAGTCTTGATGATATTGCCGGCGTAAGATTTTACAGTACTACCAATTTAGTTTGCAATCAAATAGTATTTGATAAATGTCAATTCCAAGGCCTAACATATGGTATGAACACAGATTATCAAATCTCAGGTATAACAGTTAGCAACAGTAAGTTTGACACACTCTATAGGGGTATTGTGCTTGGAGAAGGAACACCTATCAATGGAGGTCCTACGGGCTTCCGTGCCGTACACAATATATTTGATAGAATCTATGCCGAAGGCATATATTATGACGAAGTCGGATTAAACGTTAGTGCATATAATGCATTCTTAGATGTTGGTAACAATTACACAACTAGTCCAGCTTGCTCAGTTGTTAAATTTGGCAATGACAATAATATTTCAGTCAGTGATTTGTTTGCAAGAACAGATGCTGACAACAACATCTACCCACGGATAGACATCATTGGCGGGTCAGTGGATACTACTACATTGATTCAGCTGGGTAGATATGCCAGAGAATCAGGAAAAACTTTTACGCTAGGTAATAATCAGTCCAACCAAACAATTTTTAGTGTCAATTCAATTGACACCAAGGCTTTTAGATTTGATTATACTATCTCTCGTTCTAGTTCGATTAGACACGGCACAATGATTGTTACTGCACAGATCAGCGATGACAGTAGTTTAACATTATCCTACAGTGATGACTACACTGAAAACTTAACTGCTGGTGTCACGCTTTCTGCAACACAGGTAGTTAATACTGTGTCTGTAAAATACACCACAACCAACACCGGGGATCCCGGAACACTAACTTATTCTATTGCTCACCTTGCTTAATTAATGTGGCCTGTAAAATTTGAGGACCGTTTAGTACAATGGTCCATTCTTCGAGAAGAGGCTAAGAATCTTAGCCTTGAATCATCTTTAAACAAAATAAACCATTGGTGGCAACAAACACCTTGGTCTCCGTACCACCTACATTGGGACGATCTGGAAACATGGCCAAATCCCTGGGAACTTTTGTCAGATAATCTGTTCTGTGATCTTGCAAGATCACTAGGAATAGTGTATACTACTATGATGATAGACCATCCAGATATTGACAAAATTGAATTGGCCAGTTGTGACGAGACTAATTTAGTCCTGATCAACCAAGGGAAATATATACTGAATTGGTCCCCGGAAGAGTTGTTAAATATCTCTACCGCAAACATCAAAATTAAAAAAACGCTTGACAGCGAAAAAGTACGCTATTTAATAGGTTAAACAATGACACAAATACAAGTAACAAAAAGAGATGGTAATCGAGAACCACTCAATCTCGAAAAAATGCATAAAGTAGTTTTTTGGGCCACAGAAGGAATCACAGGAGTCAGTGCTAGTGAATTAGAAATCAAAAGCCATTTACAGTTTTACAACGGAATCCCAACTGCAAGCATTCAAGAAACTCTAATAAAAAGTGCCGCTGATCTAATCAGTGAAGAAACTCCAAATTATCAATATGTTGCTGGTCGGTTAATCAACTATCACTTGCGTAAAGAAGTCTATGGCAAATATGAACCATGTGATCTTTTTCAGTTGGTAGAACAAAATGTAGCTCGTGGGTTTTATGATCATGAGCTACTAGCTGATTATAGTTCAGAAGAGTGGGAACGTTTAAATGGACATGTTAAACATGATCGCGACGACCAATTGACCTATGCGGCTATGGAACAGTTCCGCGGCAAATATCTTGTACAAAATCGTGTGACCAAAGAGATATTAGAAACACCACAGGTTGCATACATGCTTATTGCGGCAACATTGTTTAGCAAATATCCCAAAGAAGCACGGATGATGTGGGTTAAGGATTACTACGATGCAATTAGCACACATCAAATTAGTTTGCCTACTCCAGTAATGGCTGGAGTTAGAACACCGCAACGTCAATTCAGTTCCTGCGTTCTCATTGAAACAGATGATAGCCTAGACAGCATCAACGCTACGACATCTAGTATTGTAAAATATGTAAGTCAAAAGGCCGGTATTGGCATCGGCGCCGGACGCATCCGTGCTATTGGTAGTCCCATCCGTAATGGAGATGCTTACCACACTGGTGTTATTCCCTTTTATAAAATGTTCCAGGCTGGCACACGCAGTTGTAGCCAAGGTGGCGTTCGTAATGGAGCGGCAACATTGTATTATCCAGTATGGCATTTAGAAGTTGAAGACCTGTTGGTTCTTAAAAACAACAAAGGCACCGAAGACAATCGTGTTCGACACATGGACTACGGAGTACAGTTCAACAAAGTCATGTACGAACGATTACTCAGTGGAGGTGACATCACGTTGTTTAGTCCACACGATGTTCCTGAAATGTTTGATGCGTTTTATGCTGATGTAGATCGTTTCAGAGAACTATACGAAACAGCCGAACGTAATACCAAGTTGCGTAAAAAGAAAGTCAAGGCAATTGATCTGTTTACTGCATTCATGCAAGAACGTAAAGATACAGGTCGTGTGTACTTGCAGAACGTTGACCACGCCAACAGTCACAGCAGTTTCAAACCTGAACTTGCACCAATTAAACAAAGCAATCTTTGCTGTGAAATTGATTTGCCGACTAAACCTCTTAAAGACATACACGACACCGAAGGCGAAATTGCACTATGTACATTGAGTGCTATCAACTGGGGAGTGTTTAGAGAACCCGAAGACATGGAAAAAGCCTGTACACTTGCTGTTCGAGGACTAGACAATTTGTTATCCTATCAAAGTTATCCTATTATTGCTGCCGAACTTGCTACACAAAATCGCAGACCATTAGGCGTTGGCATTATTAATTTTGCCTACTGGTTAGCAAAAAATGATTTAACCTATACTGACCCAAGGGCATTACCAGTGGTTGACAAATGGGCACAGTACTGGAGTTATTACCTAATTAAAGCCAGCGCAGATCTTGCCAAGGAAAGAGGAGCATGTCCCAAGAACAATGAAACCAAATACGGTGATGGTATTCTTCCAATCGACACATATAAACATGAAGTTGACGAACTAGTCCCGCATGTTGACTATGTTAACTGGGAAGGTCTACGTAGTCAATTACGCGAGCATGGTATTCGTAATAGTACACTGATGGCTCTAATGCCAGCAGAGACTAGTGCGCAAATTAGCAACAGTACCAACGGGGTTGAACCACCTCGTAGCTATGTTTCTATTAAACAAAGTAAAGATGGTGTGCTCAAGCAGGTTGTACCAGAGTATCGTCGACTAAAAAACAAATATGAACTGCTATGGAGTCAAAAAAGCCCAGAGGGATATTTGAAAATTATGGCAGTCCTGCAAAAATATATTGATCAGGGTATTAGCGTTAACACAAGTTACAATCCACAATTTTTCGAAGATGAAAAGATTCCAATGAGCGAAATGCTCAAGCATCTTATCATGTTCTTTAAGTATGGTGGCAAACAGCTATACTATTTCAATACATACGATGGTAGCGGAGAAATTGACGCTGAAAGACTGTCGCAAGGAAAGTCAATACTGTTAGAAAGTGTTGATACTACTGTCGATCAATCTGCGGATGATTGTGACAGTTGCAAGATTTAAAAGAGAAATAACATGTCAGTATTCAATCCAATAACAACAAAACATCACACGGAAAAATTAGCTTTTCTGGACCCTACTGGACCGGTTAATGTACAACGATACGAAACACTAAAGTACAAACAATTTGACAAGTTAACTGACAAACAATTGGGTTTCTTTTGGAGACCCGAAGAAGTTGATGTATTACGAGATGCCAAAGACTTTAAAGACTTGACTGATTTTGAACAACATATTTTTACTAGTAATTTAAAACGACAGATCTTATTAGATAGTGTGCAAGGCCGTAGTCCTAATCTTGCTTTTTTACCATTGGTATCAATTCCAGAATTAGAAACTTGGATCGAGACCTGGGCATTCAGCGAAACCATTCACAGTCGTAGCTACACTCATATTATTCGAAATGTGTTTTCGGATCCGAGTACAGTATTTGATGACTTAACCAACGTCGACGAAATCATAGAATGCGCCAAGGATATTAGCAAGTACTATGATGACTGCATTGAAGCAAGTACTGCGTATCAATATTTAGGTGCAGGAAATCACGTTGTCAATGGCAAAGATATTGTGGTGAATGAATATGAACTTAAGAAAAAACTATGGTTGGCTATTAATAGCGTCAATGCATTGGAAGGCATTCGTTTTTATGTTAGTTTTGCTTGTAGTTGGGCATTTGCAGAACTCAAGAAAATGGAAGGCAATGCCAAGATTATTAAATTAATTGCCCGCGACGAAAATCTGCACCTGGCATCTACACAAACATTAATTAAAATCCTACCTAAAGATGATCCTGACTTTGCTCGTATTAGAGAAGAAACCAAAGTTGAATGTGAAAAAATGTTTTTGGCCGCTGCCGCACAAGAAAAATCCTGGGCTCGTTATTTGTTTAAAGATGGGTCAATGATCGGACTCAATGAAAAACTGTTGTCTGATTATGTGGACTGGTTGACCTGTAAACGTATGACTGCAATAGGATTAGACTGTGGAATAAAAACAGGAAGTAATCCGTTGCCTTGGACTGCCAAATGGATTGCCGGCGCCGACGTACAAGTGGCACCTCAGGAAACAGAAATTTCTAGTTATATTGTTGGTGGCACAAGACAAGATGTTGACTCAAACACATTTACAGGATTGAGTTTATAAAATCAGTTTTAATAAGGAAAACAATAATGATAACAGTATATTCAAAAAATCATTGCCCGTTTTGCGATCAAGCAAAAGCACTATTAACAAAATGGGAAATTCCATTTGATGAAGTTAAAATTGACCAAGACACCAGTGCTCGTGAGTTCATTGTCAGTGAAGGACACCGCACAGTTCCGCAAATTTATAATGGTGACAAATTATTTGTTGATGGTGGCTTTCAAGGTTTAAGTAAGCTTAACGCAGACGAAATTAAAACACGTTTGGGTATTACTAATAACCTAGGAACATTATGAAACCAGAAATTAACGAAACTTATACATTCAAACTTATCACCGGAGAAGAACTAGTTGCAAAAATACTTGAAATTCATGCTGATTACATGATTATCAAAGAACCAATTAGTTGCGTACTAAGCCCACAAGGTTTACAAATGATGCCAACTTTGTTTAGTGCAAACAAGGACAAAGATATGCGACTAAATAATTCTAGTTGGGCAATGATTGCCGAAGCTCGTGAGGATGTTCGTAACAGTTACATTCAGGCTACTACTGGAATTGCGCCAATTAGCAAGCAAATTATCACAGGCTAATGCCTCATTGCTTTAAAATCATGGTTAACGGGAAAGTCGATACCTATCTTAGATACGAAGACATTCCCGAAATTCTTGATCACGTTATTGAGTTTGACCCGGAGATTCCTCCGCCACCACACAATGACAAAGATCACGATGAAATTGATCTTTGGAAAAGTAGATTTAAAGATCTTATGGAGAGAGAACGTGCCAGCAGTAGCAAGAATCGGTGATAAATGTGTGGTTGATTGTAGCCCGCCTACTTTAATATCAGGCAGTGGAGATGTAAAAGTAAACGGCGTTGGCGTTGTGCGCCAAGGAGACAGCACAGACCCACACAAACTTAAAAAGGGCAGATGCCCCATCCACGAATCAAAAGTCACCGGTGGGTCAGGATCTGTGTTTGTGAACGGTAAACCCATTGCCAGAGTTGGCGACGCCCTTGGTCCAGAATGCACACAAATTAGTCAGGGATCCGGCGATGTATTTGCAGGATAAAAAATGGGTCTAAGTCCTACTCAATTGATTGCCAGCGCAGGCCTTACAGAAAATCAAGGCATCACTGTCAGTGGCAATCTAACTTTGAATATTACCAATTACAACAACGTTGCTGTTGTTAAGCAGTTTATGGGTGTGGTGGCCAATGCCATTGCTGGCAATATTGGCAATGCCACAATAGCAGATCTTCAGACGCTGGGAGCATCAAACTTTCCTGCTGTTACCAATGCTATTCCATCATCTGCGGCCAATGCATTAGGCAATACCTATACCACTGGGTTCACTGGCTATATCACAATGATTGCCAATACAGAAACGGGTAACAGTGATGTCAGCAAGTTCACACAAATTTTTTCTCAGTCACAGGGGTATATTTCACAGGCTAACCAATTCTTAAAAGCCAACGAAAAATCCAAAACACTTGCAACCACTTTTACCAACATGGATGATCTGACCACTGGTGGATTTTCCAGTGTTAATTCAAATTTGCAAAAGTTTGGTGAAGATCTGCAAAAGCTTGGCAGCCTGATCAATCTTAAAGACCTTAATAGTCTTGGAAGTCCTGCCGCATTGCTAAAACAGTTTGTAAACGTAGCAGGACTAACACCTGCTATCCGTGCCATGGCCATTGCTGCCGGTGCCACTGACAGTCAATTAAACAGTATAGCCAAAGTCGAGTTCGCTGAAAATGTAAACAAAGCCTTGTACGAAGGCATGACAAAAATCACAGGTGATGCACTATCACAGGTCAACGCTATTATGAAAGTTACCACAAGTAATATTTCAACAATGGCTGATTTACTAAATCCTGTCAAAATTTTTCCTACCAGCTTTGGCGGATTTACTGCACCTACTGCCAACGGATTACAAAAAATTTATGTAGACCAGTCAGGCAGCGTTAATCAACAGTTGGCAACACTACTGCCACAGACATACATTGATCTTTATAACACGTTACAAAAAATTATTCCGCAGGACCAGGCATTGGCCAACAAAGCACTGGTAGCATCGCTGATGCAGATTAAAGGGATTTTTAATTCCACGCTGGTATCAATGAGCAAAGCAGTTACCAGTCTAGAAACCAACACAGGTCTTGGAGATATAAATGCTTTAACAACTCCAGTGCCGGCTTCAGTTGGTTCTACATTACAATCACAACTGGGATCAGGAACAGGTCCAGGGAATACTCTTGTATTAAATGATGTGATTGGCACAGCTGCCGGAGCAGTACAAAATATAGAATTGCCAATTGTGACAGCAACCATGTCAAACCTTGCAACGGCAAATGCATTTTATACTCTGACATTTGACGACGGAAATCCAAATAGTGCTGTCAAACTTGGCGTGTTTACTGTGATGAATTATGTGTTAAACGGCGCCTACAATCAATCTAATCCAAATCCGTCGCCACCTCCGGCGGAACTGGGAGAAATTATAATACCAGCACCACAGCCTGGTGCAGGAACGTATGGGCCAGCAAACTCTGCTCCAAGTTTGTATGCTAGTGTTTTTGATGTACTAATCCCAATTGCGGCCAGCGATATTTCAAACATTGCCACAACAAATTCTACCAATGTTGCCATAACAACATCAGCATTTGGTAATATGGCAGCTCAGCTGGAAAGAGAAAAAACCAATCAAGCCAAAGCACAGATTGACTTTGCTAACCTACAGCCAAACGCAACATCTTCTGTACTGTCGTTTGCATCAAGTCTGGCCTCTTATGGCAAGGATGTAGAGCCCGGTCAGGCCGCAGACTATATCAACAGCGTGGCTGATGTCAGCAACCAAACAGGACAGGCAATTATTGCATCCATGCGTGAAGCTAGAAATATCGCCGCTTTAGGTGCTGTCGGTGTCCCCACAGATACCCAATTGTAAGCGGTTACTAACTTAGAGGTTGACACAAAATTGGAATTATTTTATAATTGCGTTATGTTTAAAACTTTAGAACATGGAGCCTATTAAATGAGCAGACTAGCATTGCACGGTCGTCCCTGGGTTGTTTTTAACCCCTACAACAAAGAACATCGACAATGGTTTGCCGAGTTCAATCGCACAGCCAAATGGGGCGACTGTCCTGTTCGCTTTGTTGTCAACGAAGACCATGGTGATTTAATCACACAAATTCAACGAGAACTAATCCAATTTTATGTTGACAAGGAGTTCCGAAATGGCCTGGGTAAAGTTTCAAAAGGATGATCGCTTTTTGCCCCGCAAAGGGTTAGAAGGTCCGTTTCATTATGTCAATGGCAGGGTATTGTACTATGACCCCAAAGCCGGTGAGTACTACGATAGTACTACAGATTTCTATGTTCCCCGCGAAGAAATCGACGATCTAAATTCCCAATTATTTCGTTGCTTGTCAACCTAAAATTGTGGCTTTTTTACAACAAAAACCCTAGTAATTCTAGGGTTTTTTCTTTTGGTTGACCGATAATTTCTCTTTTGCTATAATACTTGTATAGTAATTAAAAAGGAGTTAGAGATGAAAGCACTTCAAGCATACATTGACCAAAAAAACAAATGGAATGCGATTTTTAATGGTCGTCAATATGAAATCACCACAGCCGCCGGTCGTCAGCAAGTTGCTGACAGTTTGGATGCAGATTTAAGTCCAGAGAACTTGACCTGCGATGGCGAACTGCCCCGTAGCCAGGTCCAAGCCCGCTATCGTCAATTGTCTGCCGCGGCACGTGAATTGCAGAAATTGGATGCCAGCGTTAAGTTTTACGAGTTTTCGGAGTAAGATTATGAATGGTTGGGAAAATAGTAGAGGGTATCTCACAACAATGAAAGCGGAGGCGCATGACCGCAATCCAAATCTCAGCCGTCGTAATGCCAATCCCAAGGTACGACTACAGTTTGACCCCAAGGAGGATATTGGATGTTTCCATTGTGGCACTTTTCGCAGTTATAATTTTGAATTTGACAGCAATTATTGTGACCCTTGCAACAAGTGGTTGGAAGGCACATGCAAGGATGCTGACTGTCCCTTCTGCCCCAAACGTCCCAAGTACCCCAAGTACCCTGGTTGACCGATAATTCCCGTTTTGTTATAATACTTGTATTGCAATTAAAAAGGAAGCTACCAAAATGAAACACACTATCCTATTAGACAATGGTACCTACTTGCAGGTCAATGACATGGGCTGGACTGAGCGTAAGACGCCCAGGCAGTACAAGAATCTAGCAGAAGCCCAACATCATTTACAATGGGGAATTGACATGTGTCATACTAATGTTAAACTTAGGACAGACTACATTGCAACCTATCACAAAGACAAAACTAAATTTGAAAAGGCTGTGGCCAAAGAACAGTCCCTAATCAAAGAGCTAGAGACACAGCCGTATAACAAGGTAGCAGATCAGATTAAGAAAGCTCACTTTAATATTGATCAACTCACTGTCAAGTTTTATCCCGAAAGCCGTCTTGCAGATTTTAAACGTGATACCAAATTCCTTGCAAGTGCCAAAAAGGTACTGGCCAACAATCCCAGGGTCATTCCTTTAGGTTGACCGATAATTCCCAATTTGCTATAATATACATATACTGAAACACAAAGGAGCTTGATATGGGTACTCGTAGTCGCATTGCAGTTATGCATGGTGATAAATGTAAATCAGTTTACTGTCACTGGGATGGCTATCTCGAACACAATGGTCTTATTCTACAGGAACACTATGACTCAGCAAAAGCAAACCACCTTGTGGCCCTTGGGGACCTCAGTAGCCTCCGCCAGAACATCGGCGAAAAACATGCCTTCAGTCACTTTGACCTCACGCCAGCGGAACGTGAGCAATACAAGTTGGACCACGGAGATTCATGCACGTTCTACGGTCGTGACCGCGGAGAAGAAGGCTTCGACTTTGCAGTGGATTTAACCTTTGCCAAGTTCTTTGAACGTGCCGACGGATGCTGTGCAGAATGGTATTACATTATGCAAGATGGGGTCTGGTATGTGGGTAACACTTACGAGAGTGATACAAAGTTTTACAAGAAACTGGTGTTGTTATCAGAAGCCTTGGAAACTGTAAAGGAAACAGCATAATGATTAGAATTATGATTGGGTTATTGATTGCCTTTGGTGCAGTTGGTGGCATTGAGCACAGTCAAACAGATCTTGATTTATTTTATGCCGCATTGACAGCATCATTTGGTCTAATGATAATGGCATCAGGTGTGTCGTTTGTTAAGGAATAATTTATAATGAACTGTAGCCCTACACTCACTGCTGAAGAATTCAAGACTATACATAACGCCTTGTGGGAGTTGGATCAGGTCAGAACACAGCTTGAAGAAGTACTCAAACCTGAACTGTACATCAAGCTGGCCCGTGCCGCAACAGACATTCGCAAAGGTCTTACCAGTGCATACGAACAAGACAGCAAGTCGTTTGAACTTAAACAAGAGCATTATAGTGATGTTCAAAATCAACTAGGATTGTCAGCTGTCTGGAGTGTCTACGACGCAAACAATCTTGGCGATCGTCATCCCTTTGAAGGTGTGGATCGTGTGTTATACAAAGACCATTGGGGCGACGACACAGTGAGTTCTGAGATCAATGGACTAACTTGGTCGGCATTGTATGTTGCGGCCAATGCCTGTATCCGTGACAGCGGTGATGAACATCACATGTTCATTGAAGGTTTTAAAATTGCCAAAGATGATCCACGTACACTTATTCTTTCTACAGGAAGTTAAATACTATGCAAGATATTAATTTTAGCGACGAAAGGTTTGACAACACAATGGCCGCAGGCTGGATACGTGATCTGGAAAGTTCGGACAGTCGCATACACAAAGAAAAAACTATTGAAAAAGCACTAATGGCGGCAAGACTTGGTAGTGCCGATGCACAATGTTTCCTCTTTAATTGCTACCAGGCCTATAATCCTTTCTACACTTTTAACATCCGTCAGGTACCCGAGACCAACGGGCTGACTGGTATGCCTAACCCCTGGACTACATTTTGGGCCTTGTTAGAAAGTCTACGTACCAGAAGCGTCACCGGTAATCGTGCAAGAGAAGCAATCGAAACTTGCAGTCAAATGTTTGACTCAGACGAGTGGAATAACTTGGCTCGACGGGTGTTGATCAAGGACTTGAGATGCGGTATCTCAGAGAAAACTCTAAACAAAGTACTGGGCAAGACTGAATGGAAGATACCAATCTTCAGTTGCCAACTGGCCCAGGATTCTACAGACCAGCCCAAAAAGTTAAAAGGTATCAAACGCCTGGAAGTCAAGCTGGATGGTGTGCGTGTGTTGGCAGTTGTGAATGGATCTGCTTGTACATTGTACAGCCGTAATGGCAAAGAGTTTGAGAACTTCCCACAGATTGCAGACTTTATCGAAGAACATCGCAAAGCATTCCAGCGTGATTCTGCCTTTGGTGGACAGTTTGTGTTGGATGGCGAGATTGTGGGCAAGAATTTCCAGGACTTGATGAAGCAAGCACAACGCAAGAGCAATGCTAAAACAGACAACATGGTGTATCATGTGTTTGACATCTTGCCGTTGACAGAGTTCCGTGAAGGCTTTTGTAATTTGCAACAGCACAAGCGAATTGATCTCTTAAAACGTGCTCAAGCAATGTTACCAGAAAATGGGTGTGTGCAAATCATGCCCGGTATGGATGTGGACTTGGACACAGCAGAAGGACATGATGTCATGCGCAGGTTTGCCGAAGCTTCAGTACAAGAAGGTTATGAAGGCATCATGATCAAGAACATGGATGCACCTTACGAGTGCAAACGTTCAGACTTTTGGATGAAATGGAAACCTACTATTACTGTTGATCTCGATATTGTGGGTTTCGAAGAAGGAACCGGTCGCAATCTTGGCCGGTTGGGTGCTATAATTTGTGAAGGAGTCGATAATGACCGAAATATTAGGGTTAATGTTGGCAGTGGTTTGTCTGATAGCGATCGCGATGAGTATTGGACCGCTAGGGATAAACTTTTGGGGTGCGTGGTTGAAGTTGAAGCTGACGCAGTTACGCAAAACCAAGACGGATCGTATAGTTTGAGGTTTCCTCGATTTTTGCGATTCCGTGGATTTGAACAAGGAGAAAAATTATGACTATGCATGAAAATTTTATTAAAATTGCTGATAATGCTTTTAAAGAAAAACTCAACGAAGAGGACTTTCTTGATGCATTTAAAGCAAACCCAAGTTTATTCTGTGCCTTGCGCCTGGATGAATTACAGTTATTTGCTGAAGGCATTGTTCGAGAATGTGCCACAGTATCCGGTAAGGAAAAAGCTTTACTCAAACATTTTGGATTAGAATAATATAGCCATTCTTCATTATGAAGAAACTTTATTATCTTAAAGAAGGTCGCAGATAAAGATATGGATGGAAAATAAAAAATCCCACAAGTTTTATTTTGCAATAAAAAACTCTCAGCAATGGTATAATGTCATGGCTGAGTGTCGCCGCTTGTTTGGTAAAGAATGGTCTTGCCAGGGAAAGGTACGGCGTAAACTTGATAAAATTAGATGGTCAGATAACCCTCGAGTTGATGTTTGGTTTGAAGTGCCTGATTCTAAATTTGGCGTGTGGATTACGCTCAAAACAGGAGTTGAGTTGATCAAACAAGAGATTAAAAAACCGGTAAATAACTAACTATGTTTTTGTCACTACTAACTTTAGCAATAGCCCTGTCTTTATCTGCCATTGCCGCTTTCTATTCAATTGCAGGTCTTGCGGCTATATTTGCCGCGGCAGTAGTGCCTATCATGATTATGGGGTCGATACTTGAGGTTGCTAAACTAGTTGTAACAGTCTGGCTACACGAATACTGGCACCGTTGCCGGTTAACCATGAAATTGTATCTAGTGCCTGCAGTTGGTATATTGATGATAATAACATCAATGGGTATTTTTGGCTTCTTGTCAAAAGCCCACAGTGATCAAAGCCTAGTATCAGGTGATGTGCAGGCCAAGATTGCAGTCTACGATGAAAAAATTAAAACAGCCAAAGAGAACATAGATGCAAACCGCAAAGCTCTTAAACAAATGGATGAGGCAGTGGACCAGGTCATGGGCCGAAGCACTTCAGAAACAGGTGCAGATAAAGCCGTGGCTCTCCGTAGGACGCAACAAAAGGAACGTGGGCGTCTCCTTGCTGAAATCGAAGCCGAACAGAAAAGAATTAGCATATTTGCTGAAGAGCGAGCGCCGATTGCCGCCGAGGTTAGAAAAGTAGAAGCCGAAGTAGGACCAATAAAATACATTGCTTCATTTATCTATGGTGATAACCCTGATGCCAACTTGCTGGAAAAAGCAGTGACCTGGGTGATCATTATCATTGTTGCTGTGTTTGATCCCTTGGCTATCATGATGTTGTTGGCCGCAACTGAAAGTTTAAAGTGGCGTAGAGAAGATTTAGAAAAAACACCAGCATACGAAGAAGACGATGGGCCGTTAACCAACGATCAAATTGATCAAATCAAAGAATCAGCCAACGAAGATTTGCCCACTGGTGACTTGATAATCAAAGACGAGTTATTTCCGAACAACCTACATCCTCCAGGTTGGATGTTTACAAATCCAGAAACCCATCCAGTTGAAACACTATCAATTGAATCAGATCCTATACCTTGTGTAAAATGTGGTACACCACTGGTCGATGTACCCAGCATAGGATTAGTTTGTGCTAACCCGGATTGTGACCCAGTTAATGAAGAGGTCGAAGAAGAGGTCGAAGAAGAGGTCGAAAACGATTCAGACGCAGTCAAAGAAGCTAAACGTCGTTGGAAAGCAGATAACCCCAATGAAACTTTAAAAAATCAACGGCGATTAGTTGACGCAGGCTTTATCGATCATTACCCATGGGAAGATTACTTAGATATTGGCAATGAAGATTTAGACATTCCTTATGGAGACCAATTACCCGAGTCTTCTGCAAAAGGAGAAATGTATCTTAACACAGCATACCAACCAACCAAGTTATTTAAATACAATGGACAAAAATGGATTGAAGTTGATAAAAAATTAACCGACAGATATGTATATAATGACTCTTACATTGATTATTTAATTAGTAAAATAAGTTCAGGCGAGTACGACCCTGAACTGCTCAATGACAGTGAACGTTCCCAAATCGAAGAAAAACTTAAACAAGGACCAATTTAATGACTGCTGTACTGCAACAACACAAACACGCCTGTAGCTTTTGTGGCAAAGAAAAAGACGTAGTAAAAAAACTAATTGTCAGTGACGATGTTGCAATCTGCAACGAATGTGTCACATTATGCCAGGACTTGTTAGAAGACCAGCCACCTGCAGAAATTGTTAATGACGTAGAACGCATGGATCCCATGAAACTCAAAGAATTTCTTGATCAATACGTCATTGGTCAAGATCGTGCAAAAGTTGTTCTTAGCGTTGCAATTGTTAATCATTACAAACGACTACAAAACATAGGAACAGAAATTGAACTATCCAAAGCCAACATCCTCATGCTTGGCCCAACTGGATCGGGTAAAACACTTCTGGCCAAGACAGTGGCAAGATATTTAGATGTTCCTTTTGTTATTGCAGATGCTACCAGTATTACTGAAGCAGGCTATGTTGGTGACGACGTTGAAATGTTGATTAGTCGGTTATATGCGGCATCGGGCAATGACGTTGAAAAAGCACAGCGTGGAATTGTATTTGTAGATGAGATTGACAAAATTGCACGTAAAAGTGAAAGCACCAGTATCACTCGGGATGTGTCGGGCGAGGGCGTTCAACAGGCATTGCTAAAGTTAGTTGAAGGTACTGTATGTCGTATTCCAAACTCCGGTGGTAGAAAACACCCTGGCGGCGAGATGATTGAAATCGACACTAGTAAAATTTTGTTTATTACCGGTGGTGCATTTGTTGGACTTGACAGCATTTTAAAAAATCGTATCAACGGATCAAATATTGGATTTAACACAGAAATGATTTCTAAGAGAGATGCTGACCTAACTCAAGTTACTCCTGATGATCTAGTGCGTTTTGGAATGATTCCTGAATTTGTAGGACGTTTTCCTAGTGTGGTTACCTTGGAAGAATTAGATGAGCACTCGATGACTCGTGTGCTAACCGAAGTAAAACACAATATCCTGGATCAATATCGTTGGATTTTTAAACAAGATCAAGTGGAATTAAATTTTGAATCTAGCAGTATTGACGCAATTGTAAAACGTGCAATTAATTCAGGAACTGGAGCAAGAGCTTTGCAATCAGAAGTTGAAAGAGCACTAATGCCACACATGTTTAAACTAAGAGACTATGTCAAACGAGAAATTAAATGCGTGAATATCAATGCGGACCTAATAAATAATCCTGATAACATATAAGGGAGATATTTTGGGGAAAGCAATGATTGTCACAGACGGCAACATCGAAAAAGCACTAAGAAAGTTCAAGAAAAAAATAGCCAACTCGGGACTATTACTCGAACTTCGCGAACGTGAACACTATACAAAGCCAACAGAAGAAAAAAAACTTAAAAAAAGTCAGGCTAAAGCACGTTGGCGTAAACATCTACAAACCCAAGAGCTTCCAAAAAAACTTTATTAATGTACATTGAATTTGATATTTTAAAAGCAATGGACAATTTTGATGACCTTGAAGATGCAGTTGCTCTTTGGGCAAAAAAACACAACATACCTTATACAACTAAAGTGGCCAAGGGTTTAAAATATCGACTCGGATTAAATCAAGCCGAGCATTTTACGTTATTTTTTATTACCTGGTCAGCCTGCGAATATCAAGTCAAAAACGTCAAGAACAATGCCGGAGAATAATCAGTGACCATTTGGAAAAAACCCATATCTTTGGATTTACTTAATGCGTTGAGTAAAGGAAATAGTGGAGAACATGTGGGGATTGAATTTACAGAAATTGGTGACAATTATGTAACTGCACGTATTCCTGTTGATCATAGAACTATGCAACCGTGGGGTGTTATAAACGGCGGCATAAATGTGGTATTGGCAGAGACTGTGGCATCTTATGCTGCCTATCATGCAATTGACCCTGGCTTTCGATGTGTAGGACTAGATGTTAATGCCAACCACATTGCTCCAGCAAACAGAGGATGGGTAACTGCAACAGCTCGTCCAATTCAATTGGGCAATTCTATTCAGGTGTGGGCTATTGATTTAAAAAATGATGCTGGCAAATTGACTTGTGTGGCTCGTCTTACTCTTTCTGTTTTTAAAGACAAGCGCACCTGTACATCTAACATAGCCGAACAACATTGACTTATCTAGATATTTCCTGTATAAATATAGTTTGTAGCGCCGATGGTCGGGCTACAACGTATAGTCAACTTGCTTAATAAAGGAGAAATGACATGACTAAAATCACATCTTTTGATATTACCCCCTTCTATCGTAACGCTATTGGCGTTGATAGACTATTTGATCGTATTGTTAATCAAATCGATCACGCCGCAACTAATTACCCTCCATACAACATTGTAGAAACAGGTGAAAACACCTACGAAGTACAGGTTGCTGTGGCTGGATTTAATCAAGGCGATCTTGAAATTATTGTTAAAGACGGTGAGCTAATTATCACCGGCGAAAAAACAGAAACAACGCCCGAAGGATATATCTTCCGTCATCAAGGCATTAGTGCTCGTAAGTTTATTCGCATATTTAGTCTAGGTGATTATGTTGAAGTTAAGGATGCTGTGGCCAAGGACGGAATCTTATCTGTCAAGCTAGAGCGTGTAATTCCTGACTCAGCCAAGCCAAAGACTATTGCAATTAACTACGCTTCATAATATAATAGTTAATGTTAAATACTTGTAGGGCACGGTGCCCTACAGTATCCGCAAAGGAAGATAATAACAATGGCCGACATTAAAAATAGAATTAAACCAAACGTAAAACTGGCAGAGCCTCCAATGTTTAAGGTTATCTATATCAACGACAATCAAACATCTATGGAATTTGTGATTGAAAGTTTAATTCAATATTTCGAATATAACGCAGTTACCGCTGAAAAAATCACAACAGATATTCATGACGCTGGATCTGCGTGTGTTGCAGTTTTGCCATATGAAATTGCTGAGCAAAAGGGAATTGAAATTACTATTAGTGCTAGAACCGAAGGGTATCCCTTGCAGATTAAATTAGAACCCGAGACTGCTTAAAAATTAACTTCAATTCGTAGAGGATGATACACTGACTTTTTCCATTGTGTATCGCCTCTTCCTCTACAGTTGTTAACATATCGTATTCCGTCAATCACACGATCAACGCTGCCATGATAATGTCCAAAGCACCAATGGCTAATCTTGTTTTCCGAATCTTCGTGTAGTATTTGTTGAATAAAACTATTGCCCATGGTATTGTATCTATGTGTTCCAACTAATTCAATGTCATGGCTAATCAAATCTTTAGACGGTACTGTATGTGTAACAACAATAATTTTTTTAACATCGCTATGAGTTTGCAGTCTCTTGACAGACGAAGATAGATAATCAACATCATTAAATGCAATACTTTCGATGACTTCAGGAACCCAGGACTCACAGTTGAACTTGTCTCTAAATGCTTGTTTGCTTTCAACCGGATCAATGCTGGTGTCAAAGTCCCAGGTCCACCAACCATTGGTTGCAATGATTGCCACTCCATCAATTACTACAGCATTGTCTTGAAGATAAATGACATTTGGAAACTCATCTAGGATACCTTGAATTTCTTTGTAATTGCCCCCAATCTGATTTAGATTTTGTTTATGCTCGTCATTGCCGTCGATATAAAAAACACCCTGGTAACAACCACTAAGATGACTGAGGGACTGTGAAAGTAGTTGATAATTTTTTGAAACATCCCCAGCAACAATACAAAACTGGCTGGTGGCTTGGCCTTCCCAATCAAAGTCGGGCCACGTTTCTAAATGAAGGTCTGAAATAAGATCAAATGAAAATTGCATGATACATATTTAAAAGGATTTTAACCATGAACATAATTTTAGGTGAAGAAAACATCAAAGAAATTGATCAGAAATACACAGTACTTGAATTAGATACATTGTTGTTTTCAGGGGCTACTACCCCGATAACTGCATATTGTCTAGTAGAAAAAGTTGGACTTGAAGAGTATGTGTCGTTGGATCGTTTTAGAGAATTGCACAATAACATGATGAAAAACTATCGCCTTAAAAACTGGAAGTACTGCGAAGATGCACTCGAACACTTGATGGGCAAATGGCGAGGCGAACTCAACAGTTTTTATGACGATATTGCTATACGCATTAAAGAATACAAACAAGCAGATCCAGGAGAACACTGGGCTGGAGTAATTGAAAAAAAGATTAGCTTTTAATTAGTTTAAAAAACTTAATAATATCAGCCTTGGATTTTTTGGGATTCTCTCTAAACAGATTTTCTTTTATTTCGGGATTGGTACAGTTAAGTTGGTTAATAAATTTCCAAGTTTGCCCAGTGCAATGCTGATTAGCAATGTCTCTGGCCAATTTATAATTTGTTTTAAATTCGTTGATTACCTGGTCACTGAATTCTTTACTAAAGAATCTTTGCTGATTGTATTTGATTATAGGAAGAAATTTTTTATTAAGTTCTTCTTTTTCACTTAATGATAGCATTGATATTTTTGTCATTAACTGAATTATTGCTTCTAATCGTTGATACGGGTCTGAGATTGAATCATAACTTTCGTCGATGTAATCTCCAAACGTTTTGAATCCATAACTGCGAAGATAATCAAGGCTTCCGTGTGTGGCTGTTAAAATAAACGGCTTGCCACAGGCAATTGGTCTTAGAGTTTTTTCTGTGATATGCAGTCGTTGATCATCAAATAGTGTTTCAAGCACAACATCAAACCAACATTCTTTGTAGTCGTTCGCAGAATAATCTGCACTATAAGTTGATGCCGCAGTTGGCTCAGGCAACATTGATAAATCATTGTTGGGGATAAATTTTGGGTTTTTGTAAAGATATTGTTGATAATGTTGTTGATCACAGGTAGTAGAAAATTTAATATTTGATCTATTAATCAAATTGTTTTCAACAAGTAGGTCTGTAAATTTTACACGATATTCTCTAGAACCAGACCATGCTCGATTATAAATGTTAAAGTCTTTGTTAAATGTATTTGCGTAAACTAAAGAAGGATCAAGTTCAGCATAACGATACCAGTCTCTAGAAATAATTGCATGACTCCACCAATAAACTCCTACCATGTTATTTTCTTGGTACTTTTTTAAATTTTCTGATCTTTGCTCACTGTGACAAATTAGTGTTTTATCATAGATTGAACGACCGTAGCAGACAAAGTTTAAGTTTTGAGTACTTAAAATATCTTTAGTTTCGGGCACCAATTCCATGGTTTTTGCAGTCAGCTTGTCGTGTTTATTAAACCAAGGTAACATACTGTTTGTTAAATTATCCTCATTGTAATAGTCAAAATTCAAAGGCTCCTGATCGTGCATGACCATAAGCAAACTGGTATTCCACTCAAACCACGAGCGATCTCTAATGGAGAACTGTGAAAGGTCGTCGATTTCTTTACTGCCGTGTGGATAAAAGTGATAAATTAATACATCACAATCAACACAACTTTCAAGGTAGTGATACATTTTATCAATAGGAATTAACATGTCAAATAATATTGGGTTTATTGGCCTAGGCAAACTAGGTTTGGATTGCGCAGAAGTCTTTGCTGAAAAATATACTGTACGTGGTTATGATATTTACCCACGAGAAAGCGAGCTGGTTAAAGTTTGTGACATTGAAGAAGTAGTCAGCAAAAGTGACTGGATTTTCATTGCTGTTCCAACCCCGCACACTGAAGGATATGACGGAAGTGTACCATCTAGTCATATGGAGCCAAAAGACTTTGGGCATGATGCAGTTAAAGATGCATTGGTTAAAGTAAACAAATTTGCTACTACGCCAAAACGAGTGGTGTTAATTTCCACAGTACTTCCAGGAACCACACGTAGACATTTTGCCACGTTGTTAGATAACAAACACCAGTTTTTATACAACCCTTATTTGATTGCCATGGGAAGTGTAAAATGGGATATGGCTAATCCTGAAATGGTTATGATTGGTACAGAAACAGGCGATGCCGGCGAAATGCGAGATCTAATAGATATCTATCGCCCATTGATGAAAAACAATCCACGTTATGTAACTGGCACCTGGGACGAATGCGAAGCCATCAAAATCTTCTATAATACATTCATCAGCGCCAAGGTAGGATTGGTCAACATGATTCAAGACTTTGCACTAAAGATTGGTAACATCAATGTTGACGTAGTAACTGATGCACTGGCACAGTCGAATATGCGTATTATGGGGCCCAAGTACATGACAGCTGGTATGGGTGATGCAGGAGCATGCCACCCACGTGACAACATTGCCTTGCGCTGGCTGGCTGAAGAGTACAACATTGGATATGACTTGTTTGATACAATCATGCATGCGCGAGAAGTCCAGGCAAAAAATCTAGCACTATTTCTTGTTGATATTGCTGAAAAGAAAAATTTACCAATTGTCATTCATGGCAAAGCATACAAGCCTGATGTTCCTTATTGCATTGGTAGCTACAGCACTTTAATTGGGCACTACATCAAAGAAGCAGGCCGTACCGTTAAATATCTAGATCCATTAGCAGATGACAGCAATGATGTGATTGCATATGTCAAAGGCCCTGTGGTATTATTAATGGCACACAATCGACAAATTACCTATGGATACACCGGAGATGTACGAGACGATACATTCTATACTCCCATTGAAGCCGGCAGTATTATTGTAGATCCATGGCGCAAAATGGCTAATATGACCGGTTACAAAATCATCCACTATGGCAACACACGACAGTCGTAAGTACAACATTGATGTATTTTGGGATGATGAGTACAAACGCCTTGACTACATCAACGAACCATTTAATGATCCGGTGAGTGTTAACTCTTGGATCACGCAAGGATATCAAAGCAAAATCACCGGCGACCTCTGCGACATGCGACATCAATTGCCGTCCTGGAATCAGAAGTTCATTGATCTATTTGAATCTCAGGGATGGAAAGATATTGGTACCGCTTATTACAGAATGCCTACGGGAACAGTAATGCCCACACACAGTGATCTTTACGTTAGGTATATTGATATTTTTAAATTAAAAGGCCAAGAGAACAACATAAGACGAGCCATTGTTCTAGTAGAAGATTGGAAGTCTGGACATTACCTTGAAGTGTTAGGAAACCCTGTGGTTAATTGGCAAGCCGGAACCGTGGTTGAATGGACATATAATACTCCACACATGGCAGCCAACATTGGACCTGAACCACGGTACACACTTCAAATTACTGGACATATATGATTTATAGCCAAAACGAATGGGATAAACTTAAAACTTGCGTAGTTGGATCTGCCACAGATGCAAACTGGCCTGTGTATGATCCTGTGTTTAAATTGGAAAGTGAAAAGACCTCATGGAAGGAAACTCCTGTTCCACGTGGTCCTGTACCCCAACAAATTATTGACGAAGCCAATGAAGACTTAGATAAGTTGGCAACAACCCTAATCAGTTTGGGTGTGGACGTTGTACGTCCGGAGCCACTTAACTTTCAAACTCATGACGGAATGTACAATTATTGCCCACGTGACAGATTACTAGTTTACAAAGATACTATTATAGATCCTGCTATGATGTACCCGTGTCGGAACATGGAGTTACAATGCTACCATGACATTGTTGATTTGGCACCGAATTATCTACACATGCCCAGGAATGAAAATATGATTTTAGATGCGGCTAATCTACTGCGCCTAAACGATAAAATGCTATTTTTAGAGTCGCCATCTGGCAATCGTGCCGCATATGATTGGCTACAGCAACAGTTTCCTGATGTAGAAATTGAAATTTGTAATTTTTATAGTGGTGTGCATATTGACTCCACTATTACACCATTGCGTGAAGGCCTTGTACTGCTAAATGGTAGCAGGGTTAATTCAGCAAATTGCCCTAAAATTTTTGAAAAATGGGATAAAATTTATATAGATGAAGTTATTGCTCAAGACTTCTATAATTACCCGTATGCAAGTAAGTGGATTGCCTTAAATATGTTAGTGGTTGACCCAACAACAGTGATTGTTGACCAAAAGCAAACAGAGTTGATACGCATACTAGAGCAACAGAGTTTTACAGTAGTTCCGTTAGAATTACGACATAGTAGAACATTAGGCGGCGGTTTTCACTGTGTGACATTAGATTTATGGAGAGAACATGCTTGACACCAAATCGGTAACAGAATTAGTAGAACAACAGATAGCAAAAGCAGTTGCTGAACAAGTTGCTGCCGTTATGAATAACGGCAAATGGCTTAGTGCCATTGAAGGACAAATTACAAAACATGTACAGGATAGGATTACTGCAAAATTTAGTAATATATCAACAGTTCCTGATTTGGTATCCACTGTACAAAATAGTGTTACTAAATTATTTGAACAAGGGCATGTGCCTGGATTAGATTTATATGTAGATGCTAATAAAATCTCAATGGCAGTTGATAACTCTGTGCAGACTTTTGTTGAGTCCACAATTGACAATCTAGTAGTCGATTCTACTTGGTTAAACAAAATTGAAAATACTATTCACAAGCAAATGTCACTAAAACTTTTGCAAAAGATCAGCGGAATAGATCTAAACAAAATGTTAGTCAACGAAATTGATAACGGTATTACTCGTTGGCAAGATCGACTAATTACCAATTTTAAAACTTCGGGCATTATTGATCAATCAACCAAATTGGAATTAATTGTCACTGACGATACTGTGATAGTAGAAAATAATCTTATTTCTAAAAATGCCATTGTTGATGACACATTAACAGTACAAAATCTTGTTGTTAAAGGACAAATCAATACGGATAACAATTCGTGGAATGAACTTGCTACAAAAATTGCGTCGCTCACACTAGAATTATCCAATGACGAATGGAAAAATCAGTTAGTTAATCAAGTATTGGATATTGCCAAGGCTGGAGGAATTGACTTCAGTGAAGTTACACTAAATGGAAAACCTCTTATTGCACACAATGGTATCAACCCAACTATCATTGAATCAAATTTACAAAAAGTTGGAACACTAAGAGAACTTGATGTTTCGGGGAAGGCCAGAATTTTTGACACACTTGCAGTTGCCAACAAGCGTGTGGGTATCAATACCGATCAACCAGAGATGGCTCTGAGTGTCTGGGATGAAGAAGTATCGTTGTTGTCGGGTAAGATTTCTAAAAATCAAGCGTATTTCGGAACAGGCCGAAAACAAGGATTGTCAATTGGTATTAATAGACAGTCCAGTATTGACATAGATCCCGAAGGCCTAACCACTGTCAAAAAAATTAGAATTGACAAACATCGTATTGCATTTGAACCTGCAGTTCCTGGATACAGCGGCTCACGCGGAGACATTGTGTTTAACAGCGACCCAAAGCCCAACACACCGTTTGCTTGGGTATGTATCGGTGCATTCCGCTGGCAATCACTAAAGGCTGGTGAATGAAAATAAATTGGGTGTTTGCCGAGGGCTATCAAATTGATCCAACAGTCAACCTTGATTCTATTAAAAGCATAGGCCCAACCTGGGGTTCCTGGAAGACCTGGCGTGGATGCTCTACTGATAATGTTATATGTCACAATAAGTCCAAAGCGCAGGAATTAATTCAACGTGCGTTTCAAGCTGTGTGTAATTTTTATGTGTCTAAAGATCATTACCAGTCTATAGGGAGACCAATGGGTGTCAAACTCTACGAAGGCGAGTTCACACAGGAAGTAGACTGTCCAGACGATATCGTAGCATTGCACTTGGTTAGTAATATTTCGGACATTGTATTATTGGCTGGTTTTGATTTATCCAAAAAAGAAAAAGCTCTGGACCGATTTCAAGAACATAAAGACTTTAATTATTATGCTCTAATTCAAAGTATTATTACAGCTAACCCAGACACACAGTGGGTTTTGGTTGATCACCCAAATTCTGTTGACAAATCTTTTAAAAAATTATCCAATCTCACTTGCGATATAATGCCAAATGTGTTAAAATTACTAGTGTAAACAAACTCACTGGGATTTTATTTTGAATTCACTTGAACGTATCTGGGCCAGAGCCACCGGACATCTAATGGGGCAGACAGATGAAGATCGACCAGATATTCCTATTCTTTCTTTGCGTGAAGCCAGAATTGCATTGACTTTAAAAACGTTTTGGGTTATAATACATGTAATCACCTGTTTCTTTATTTGTATCAACGTTGTTCATCATTGGTAGGAGCCACTATGGGAAGAATTGGATTTTGTTGCAAATGGCTTAATGACCCCACAGAATGTGGCGGTATGAAAGTCAACGCAAAGGACCGGGACCTAAACGGCAGATCAACTACCATGCGCTGGCTCCGCGAACACAAGGACGAAGCAGAGCAACGTCAATGGGATATCATGAATCACAATGCCTCGGCGGCTGTGAAGATGATCGAACGTGTGGCCACCTTGCCCGCAGAACGCAGAATGGTACGTCTTGGTAGCGAAATGCTACAGGGCTACACTGAACCTTCATGGATTGCGTGGTGGCAACGGCCGGAAATTCAGGATCATTGTGAGAAGATCTTTGCCCCAATTGGTGAAGCCGCACGTAAATACGGTGTGCGTTTGAGCTTTCATCCTGGACAATTTTGCGTACTAGCAAGTGAAGCAGATGAGATTGTAGAACGTTCAATCCTGGAATTTGAATATCACGCTGATATGGCACGTTGGATGGGCTATGGCAAAACCTGGCACGACAATGGTTTTAAGATCAACGTACACTTGAGCGGTAAAGGTGGTGCCGCAAAATTCTTGCGTACTCTAGGTAGACTCAGCCCAGAAGCAAGAAACTTAATTACTATCGAGAATGATGAGATGACAAATGGACTTGACACTACTTTGGCTGTGGCTCAGCATGTGGCTCTTGTATTGGACCTACACCACCACTGGATTAACTCGGGAGAGTACATCTCCGCGCAGGACGATCGTGTCAAGCGGGTTATTGACTCTTGGCGCGGCACTCGTCCTGCACTTCATTATAGTGTTAGTCGCGAGGACCTTTTGGTTGACCATGACCGAGGAACTAGACCCGATCTTGCTGAACTTCTTGCTAGAGGTTATAAAAAACAGAAACTCCGGGCACACAGTGACTTCTATTGGAATCACGCTGTGACTGACTGGGCCTTGACCTTTGCTGACAACTTTGATATCCAATGCGAGGCCAAGGGCAAGAACCTGGCTAGTGAACAAGTTTATGAAAGACATGTAAATGTATAGTGTGTACCAACACTGGGATCCGTTAAAAGTTTGTGTAGTAGGTCGTAGCTATCCACCTGAATTCTATAACTGGATCAAAGTTCCGCATGTGCGTAGACTGTTTGAGCGTATTGCTATTGAAACAGAAGAAGACCTGCAAAAAATTGCAACAGTATTAGAAACCTTTGGTGTTGAAGTATTAAGACCAGAAATTCCTGCAGAGTGGTTTAATCAAACAAGAACTCCTTTTACACCTCCTCCCCTTCAACCTAGAGATATTATGGTTATGATTGGAGAAACGTTTTATAGACCAACCAACCAATGGGAAGAATTTTACAAAACAATTAAAGATCCAAGTTGGCCAAGAAATTCTGTAGACATCACTGATCTACCAAGTCATGTACAGCAGGAATGCTTGGATGTGCATAATTGGCTTGATGCAAGTAAAGAAGAAGTGTTCCGTCATCACTACCCTTATAAAAAAATATTTGATCGTATTCAATCACAGGGCAATATAATAAAGACTAGTCCTCATCCCTGTGTGCAAGGGATGATGACATCACGTATCGGCAAAGATTTATACTTTGCCACAGAGTCGTACACTGACGACCAGAATAAAATCAAACAAGTAGTAACACAAGAATTTCCAAATAATCGCACACATATTATCAACACTGGTGGTCACGGCGATGCTGTTTACTGTCCGGTTACTCCTGGACTAATTATCAGTTTAAAAGATGTACCAACTTATGCAGAAACTTTTCCAGGCTGGGAAGTTGTTTATCTCCCTGGACAGAGTTGGGATCACATTAAACCATTCAAGGATTTAAAAGCCAAAAACAACGGTAAATGGTGGATACCTGGATTCGAATACGATCAGAATGTAATTGATGTTGTAGAAACTTGGCTTGGTCATTGGACTGGGTATGTTGAGGAAACAGTATTTGATGTCAACATGCTGATCATTGACCCAAAGAACGTAATTGTGTTTAACTACAATGACCGAGTGTTTGAAGCACTAAGTAGGTATGGAATCACTCCACATGTTATCAATTTCAGACACAGATACTTCTGGGACGGTGGCATCCATTGCGTGACACTTGATCTACACAGAGAAGGGGTAATGCAAGACTTCTTTCCAAATAAAAAATGAATGAACTTTTAAAACCCACGTTTGACTGGATACAAGATGACTTTAAGTCCCATAGAATTCGCTTTGCTGTTGAGTTGCTTGCTTGGGCTATTAGTATTGGTTGCAGTATTACTATGGCACTCACAGTCCCCACTCCTCCGCTTCTTACTCTTTATCCTATTTGGATCATTGGCTGTGCCATGTATGCTTGGGCTAGTTGGACTAGGAAATCTTTTGGCATGCTGGCTAACTACCTATTGCTAACCACAATTGATAGTGTTGGCTTGATCAGGATGCTTGCCTAAGCCCTTGCAGTAATAGTGCTATATGTGGCACTATTTTTGTTAGCTATATACTATATGATAGAACTAATATACACACTGATAGTGACACATATTACCATAGTATGTGTCACTTTATTTTTACATCGCGGACAAGCCCATCGGGGAATAGAATTCAATCCAATACTTGAACACTTCATGCGAGCATGGCTATGGCTCACAACTGGCATGGTCACCAAGCAATGGGTAGCCATACATCGCAAACATCACAGATTCAGTGATCAGCCCGGTGACCCGCACACGCCACATGTTTACGGAATTTGGCGTGTGTTGTTCAAGGGTGCAGGACTTTATCACTCAGCCAGCAAAAACGCTGAAATGGTAGCTCAGTACGGAGTAGGTACTCCTAATGACTGGATGGAACAAAATGTCTACACCAAGCATAGCCGAGCTGGTATTGTGCTTATGCTACTAATAGATTTGTTGATATTTGGCCTGCCAGGTTTACTAGTTTGGGGCATTCAAATGATTTGGATTCCATTCTGGGCCGCTGGAGTCATCAATGGTCTAGGTCACTGGTGGGGATATAGAAATGGCGAAACTAAAGATCACAGTAGAAACATTGTTCCTTGGGATATTGTTGTTGGTGGGGAATGCCTGCATAATAACCATCATTTGGATCCTGCTAACCCTAGACTGAGTCGTCGCTGGTTTGAGTTTGATGCAGGATGGATGTGGCTGAGCGTGTTTAGACTGGTAGGCCTAGCACGTTTAAGGTAATTACCTTGCTAACGAGTTATTCAAGGCCGCTTGATCCTAAATATAGAGCCTGGCATGTATGATTTTGTAACAAAATTGTAATATTATTCTCCTTAAATAATCTTGTCACAACAAGGAGAACTCAGTGAACAAACTACTAGCAATTTTATTAGCCGCAGTAACTTTATCAGCACAAGCAGACATCACAGGTGCTGGCGCAACATTTCCATTCCCAATCTATGCCAAGTGGGCCGAAGGATATAAGAAAACCACAGGCACTAGTTTAAACTATCAGAGTATTGGTAGTTCGGGCGGCATCAGACAGATCAATGCCAAGACCGTGGACTTTGGAGCAACTGATGCCCCAGTAAGCGGTGAGAACTTGGACAAGATGGGACAAGTTCAGTTTCCTGCTATCATTGGCGGAACAGTTCCTGTTGTAAACTTAGACGGATTCAAGCCAGGTGAACTACGCATCACTGGTACAGTTATGGCAGAAGTGTTCTTGGGCAACATTGCCAAGTGGAATGATCCTAAATTAACAGCATTGAATCCAGGTAAACAGTTACCCGATCAACCTATCACCATTGTACATCGTGCTGATGGGTCAGGTACAACATTTAACTGGACAGACTATCTTGCCACAGTTAGCCCTGAGTGGTTACAGCGTGTGGGTCGTGGTGCCGCAGTCAAGTGGCCGGCGGCTACAGCAGTTGGTGGCAAAGGTAATGAAGGCGTTGCTGCCAATGTGAACAGAATCAAAGGTTCAATTGGCTATGTAGAGTATGCGTATGTTAAGAAAAACAACATGACATTCCTACAACTACAGAACAAATCAGGCCGGTATGTTAGTCCAGATGACCTAACATTTGCCGCAGCCGCAGACGGTGCTGATTGGTTTAGTGTTCCTGGTATGGGGTTGAGTATTGTGGATCAACGTAATCCCAATGCTTGGCCTGTCAGTTCAGCTAGTTTCATCATCATGTACAAAGAACCGAAGAGCAAAGCCACCAGTGACGAAGTACTAAAGTTCTTTGATTGGGCATTTAAGAATGGTAAGAAAGATGCCGCTGATTTGGACTATGTGGCATTGCCAGACAGTTTAACCAAGCAGATCCGTGAGCGTGTGTGGACACAGATTAAATAAACCGCGTACAAAATAGAGTACGGCTAGAACTCGTAACTGGCACTGAGCCCCGAAAGGGGCTTTTTTATACCCACTAAACTGTTGATTTATAACAAATAAATACGGAGACAATAACAACTATAAGGTGAGTATGATGAAAAAAATTGCCCTGGGCCTGGCTAGCCTGGTGCTCGTGGTCACTGCCACTGCCACGGCACAAACAACTACTACATCCAGTTCTGCTGGTGGAACAACCACCGGCACAAGTACACTTATTAATCAAGGTACCTACGACTCCAAGACTCTAGTTGATACTAACAGTACATCAAACAGTACCAGCACAGTAACATCAAACAGCAATACCAATAGCAACAGCACTAGCACCAGCGCAGCCACGGTCAACAGCACCAGTGTTAACACCAACAACAATAACAACGTTAGCACCAGTGTCAACACCAACAACAACATTAATTCAGGTACCAGCACAATTAATAACAATAATGTCAACTCCGGTACAATGACATACAACAATAACAACAACAATGTTAATAGCGGTACAATGACTTACAATAACAACAATGCAAGCACCAGTTCAAGTACTAATGTTAATACCAATAACAATATCAACACTGGTGATATGACTTATAGAAATATTAATACTTCAACTAGTACTAGCACAGCAACTAACAATAATAACAACGTCAACACCGGTGATATGACGTATAGAAACATTAATAACAGTACAAGTACTGCCACCAACAACAATAATAACGTTAGTACAAGCACTTCTACTAACAATAATGTAAACACTGGTGATATGACCAATCGTAATATCAGTACTTCAACCAGCGCAATCACAGCTACCAATAATAATATTAATCAAAACAGTTCTGTGAATACAAATATTCAGCAAGGCGAGGTAACCAATACTAATATTAATAAAACTGAAATTACGCAACGAGTGATTCAACCTCCTCCTACTGCGGTAGCACCTGCCATGCTGAGTGGCGGCAACGCTGATTTATGTTCAACAGGTAGTTCAGGCTCTGTACAGACACAGGTATTTGGTGTAAGTTCGGGTGGCACAGTTAGAGATATGAATTGCGAACGATTGAAGTTATCTAAAACCTTGTATGACATGGGCATGAAGGTTGCGGCGGTTGCTACCATGTGCCAAGACCGTAGAGTGTTTGATGCTATGTTGGCCGCAGGCACCCCTTGCCCATACGAAGGCAAGATTGGTGAACAAGCACGAGCACAGTGGGAAGCAAATCCAGACAAGATTCCAAAGTTGGATGAGGTAAAAATAGATGACACTTATAAGAAAGTTGGCATTGGCGCTATCCTTGGCGTTGTTGTCCGCAAGTTATTCTAACAGTCAAGATATATCCACTACAGGTAATTTAATAAATTACAGTACTTCACCTACGGGTACAACCAGTACCTGGAACAATGGCGTGTATGTTAATCAACTGTGCTTTTATGCCGGTGAACCAGGCAACTGTGGACCAAACCCTAGTATTAGACCAGGCGGCTACATCAATTTCAGTTATGGCACCGCAGACCTGAATCAGGTCATTAACATAAACACAGCATTATCTGCGGGCGGAGCAGGTGTGCAACTTTCTGGATTTAACTACAGCTTCATGGCCAAGAACGGCAATGGATGGGACGATGCTAGACAGGATTATCTTGCCGCTTATGTCAAGTTGTATGGTTCAGGTGGCAACTTAATAGCAAACTATGATTACTCTGCGGCAACTAATAACAAATACAACTGGACTACTTTTAATTTCAACGAGACATTTGCTACATCTTACATTGCATCAACACTAAGCACAGCACAAGTAGGTATGGTGGGCAGAGATAATAATTTCTGGGCAGGCAATTATGGTCCAGAAGTTATGAATGTTGATTTTCGTTTAAAATACAAAGTAGATCCGTGTGCTACCAATCCTGCTTATAGTTCAACATGTGCTGGCTTCAGCAGTATTCTTAATACCAATAATTTGTTAGATTCAACTCAAGGTGGATCAAGTCTAAATCAAGCGTTTGCAATCAACACCGCATTGCAGAATGCCGGAGTTGGGGCAACCATACATGGATTCAACTACGGGTTCAACTGGAGAGTTGGGCAAGGTTTTTCAGGATGTACTGCTTGGAATCAAGATGGGTCGTGTAGTTGGACCATGAACATACCTGCGTATGCTAATGCCACAGTCTCACTTACAAACAGTGGCAACCAGTCTATACAATCAAAGACTTACAGTTTTACGGGTGATGGCACCAGTGGATCGGTTAGTGACAAATATTTGTTGCCAGTTAGTATGAATCAATCCATGTTGGGTACAGGTAGAATTGTAGGGTCAGCATCAGGCACCGGTTCTTCTGTGGAAGGTGCATGGGCAACAATGATTTATACTGCTGATCCTTGTGTTGCTAATCCCTTATATAGTACTAATTGTAAGGGCTATGCTTATGCTATGGCTAAACAATCCATGGCTAATAATACAACTTCAAACAATATGATGGGCACTGATGGTGCACCATTCATAGACCCAACAACTGGTACACAGTCTGACCCCACGCGACCTCCACCTCCACCGGGCACTGAAGGAGCTGCCGGATCCCCGCCGGGAAGTCAGCCACCACCAGGTTCAGAGCCCCCACCTGGAAGTCAGCCTCCTCCGGGTAGTCCACCACCGCCAGGAACAACACAAACTGCTTCTAATAATCCAGCAGGTCCACCGCCTGCAAATCAACCTCCTCCACCAAGTGGCGGCAGTAGTCAACCCCGAGCAGGTGAAGTTAAAACAGCCGGTGATAACAAAAGCACATCATCTTCGCCGGTATCATTAAGTTCCGTAATGAGTATGATTAGTAGTAATCAAGCTAGAATAGGCAATGAAGCAAAAGCAGTTGTTCAGGCCGCCGAAGCACAGGCTACTCAATCTGCTACATCTGCACAGCAACAAGCAGAAGCAGTAGCTGGTTCCGCAGTTGCACAAAGTATGGCTAGTAGTTCAACAGTAACAGGTGCATCATCGGGTACCACAACTAGAACAGCAACTCAAACTCAAGTCAGTGCATTTTCATTACCAACAGGTCAAGCTTCTACTGCCACAAGTATAGAAGCAATACGCCCGCCAACGCAAGCAACCACAACTGAAACTGTTCAAAGTACTGGTACAGGATTATCGGCACTTACTACAACATATCAATTCAGCTCTATTTCAGCACCTTCTACTAGTGCATTTTCAGCAGTTGAATCATCATTAACCAACTTTGGATTTCAGTTACCAACTGGACGATCAAATATACAAATAGAACCCGAATCAACTCCCCAAACTGAAGGTATCAAAGTAGGCGGTCGTTCACCGTTAAATGATGCTATAGAACAGCGCCCGATGTTGCCAAATGCAATTACACAAGAACAAAAGACAGACGCAGTAAACAAAAATGTTCAACCAAATGAACTAGCAGGCAGGGTAGATATAACTAGAATGGCGACACAACCTGCTGGTTATCAAGCATACTCAATGATGATGCCTGATGTGGCATTCTATGCACCACGAGAGATTTACCGGAATCAAGTTAATGTAGACAATGCCAGAGTCTTACGTCAATTGTCTAGTGATCGATTACACCAAGACTTGGTGAACCTACAATACAAATAAGGAAACAAAAATGGCAGAAGAAATAAAAAACGTAAACGCAAAGGTTGATGAACTAGAAGCAGCCGCCAAAAAGTACGCATCAAAAGATACTGTTATAAGCATTGGCGGCTACGAGTTTACCCCAGCCAAACTAATGGTTGCAGCCACAATCGTATCATCTATACTAGGTGGACTGTATGGATCATTTGAAGTGTACAAAGACTACGTGGGCATGAAGAAAAAGATTGCTGAATATGCCGCTCCAGACCTAAGTGGATTTGACAAGCGACTGGCAGTGATCGAAGAAAACTCTAGCAAAACCAGCGACTACACACGTGATATCAAAACTGATTTGAAGAATGATATTCGCCGTAATGAAACTGTGACCGAGCAAGTAGAACGTAGCGTTAAGAATGCACAGCGTGAAACTGAGTCAGAAATGCGTGACATGCGCAAGGCTGTGCGTGAAGACCTGGAACGTGCTAGGACCGAAGCGGCTGCAATTCGCCGAGATATGGAAAACACACGCAAAGAAATCAACAGTGAATTTACTGCGGCCCGTAGAGAAATCAATCGCGAAGTAGAAACACTAAAGAGAGAAGTCGATAGTAAAATACAAAAAGCCATGGATAATCCATTGGCCAACAAGTAACATGTTCAACGCCATAGGCTCAATAATGTTAGCAGGTATGCTAGCCCAAGAGCCAAGGTGTGTGAAATGGACATGGACGGGCGATGTCTACAATCGCAGAGTGGTATGCCTAGAATGGTCTAAACCCCCGCCGCAACCTAAAGATAAGGATCCTAAGAAAACATGATTGATCCTATCACAATTGGCATTGCGTTCACGGCCGCTCAACAATCGGTAAATTATATCAAAAAGGCCATTGCCCTAGGCAAAGATGTCAACAGTCTATACGGTCAGTTTGCTAAGTTTTTTGAAAACAGCGACACAATTCACGCTGCCAGCATAGAGGCACAAACCAGTAAAAAAATTCTCACTGACGGACAGATTAGAGCAATGTCTGTACAGATTGCCATGCAGAGTAAAGCCCTGCGTGATGCTGAAAAAGAACTAAAAGAAATGTTGATATGGTCTGGCAACAAAGATGTCTGGGATGAAATGATGGCCGAGCGTGTGCGTATGTACAAGGAACGTGCCAAACTACAGGCAGACATAAAAAATGCCAGGATACAAGCACAGTCCGACATGATAGATAGACTGCTTATAGGTACAAGTTTCATGGCAATAGCGATCCCTGTTGTGCTGTTCACTTTTGCTATGATCACCAGATAAATAATATATTAAAGAAAGACTTAACATGGCAGAAGTAAAAACATTGTCACGTTCTGAACGTGAAGCACAAATTAAAGATAGAGCAGGATGGGTCATTACTGTCATTGCACTATTATTAGCAATTACAACCTATATGTCTAGCGGATTTAGTAGCAAGATATTAAGTAACACCATCAAAGCAAATGATACTTGGAACTTTTATCAAGCCAAGAGTATCAAACAAAGTATTGCCGAAGGACAGTTAGAAACCACCACAGATCCAAAACGCAAAGAACAACTACAAGCCAAGATTGATCGTTACGAGTCTGACCCAGCCAAAGGTGAGGGCAAGAAAGAGTTGATGGCCAAAGCATTACAGATTGAAGCCGAACGTGATGAAGCCAAGAAACATACCCCATGGTTGACGTTTGCCGCAATGGCATTCCAGTTGGCCATTGTACTACTGTCTGCTAGTATTTTAGCTGTGGACAAACGTATGTTTTGGGGCAGTATCGGCGTAAGTATTTTTGGAACATTGCTGTTAACCCAAGGCATTTGGCTTGTTATACCACTTGTGATATAATCTAAAGAATTTTATTTTGCCGGGGGTTTTCGGGGTGTTCGAGATTTTGTAGGTGCTTTGACAGCAGCCGGTTTCTTTTTAGGCTGTTGTTTCTTAACAGTTGCTTTGGGTTTAGCTGGTACTTCTGTTGGTGCAACTGTCACTGGCATGTCAGCAAAGCCCACGGGCACAATTTCAGCTACCGGGGTTGGAAGTTGAGCAATAGCAATGTCTGCTGTATCAACCATTGGTGCAACTTCAACCTTATACGGTGCTTCTGTCTTTGCTTCCGCAACTGCGGGTTTCTCTAGCCCAAAAAGTTTTTTAATAAATGTAATCATTTGATTCTCCTATATGTTATTTACTATGATCTTTAAGATAACGGTATTTTATTAGAACACTTGCAATGTCTTTATGCATTGTTTGTTGCCAATCAGTGTCCATCATGACATTGTAATTATGTTCAACAATGGATTGTATTTGATGTGTGACTTCTGCTGGATCTAAAGCGGTCAAGTATTCTGCTTGGTCACAGGCCATTTTAACGCGAGTTTCTGTGTTGTCTATGCCATCGTAGCTTTCATCTATGACTTTGTTAAATGTTTTAAACCCAAGACGTCTTAGATTTTTCAGATAGTGCTTGCCAGCCGCCACAATAAACAGTCTACGTGCCAGTATTGGTTTAACTATCTTTTCTGTAAAAAAAGTCCATTCGTTAGCAGGCACAGTTTCTGCCACAAATGAAAAATGTGTTTTATTATAAATGTCCACTGGTATAATTTGACTCAAGCTAACAATTTGATTGTTTACCAGGACTTCTTGCACAGTAAATGGAATTTCCTGTTCGGGCTTGGGCAATATTTCAGAAGGCCATGCAAATTCAGATTCAGAGTAATTTCTTAGGTCAAGATCTTGATCTGTTGGAAAATATGTAACAATATTTTTATCATGGTCAATATTTTTAAACACCATGTCTCTGTGCAACTTGTGTCGGCCCAACAACACATCAAAATAATGTGTTTTGTTTTCAAATGTCAACTGTTCCAGTATATTTGGATTACCAACATAAAAATCTTTGGTACTCCAAAAGAAATAAGGGCACAAATTTACTTCTGAGTAGTTTAATTCAAAATTTAAACTACCACCTATAAAAAAGAACACATTAGAAGAATCAAATTCTTTGCACCAATCGGATTCAACCAGTTTGGGCATGAAAATCAACACCATGTGCCCGGTTTTACAAATGTGGGTGACTTTTTCTTTAACTTCATTGGAAAATTCTAAAATTTCAACCAGGGCTATTCGGTCTGGTGAAGCCGACCATTCTTCTAAATCTGATGTAACAGTATAGTCTCCAATTTTTAAAAATGTGGTTGCTTGACTGAGCCACCAGTGGGCTTGTTCTGTGTCTACGTAAATGTTGTACATAATAATATTTAACTACTAAACTCAGACACTATCAATTTATCCAAAAGTACCAAAATAGCACGTAAAAATGTTGCGGTGCAACAATTTATCATATATAATATACACTAAGGACGCTGGATAGGCCGGGTCCTAAATTGTAAACTCGCTTAATTAAAGGAGAACACTATGTTCACAGCAGACGCACTAATCGACACCGTTCAAACCGGTAAAAAAACTTTTGTTAATACATTCGTTCAAAACGAAACTGTTAAAGACTCAATGGTCAAGTTTATTGACGCCCAAGCAGACTACACCAAAAAAGCTGCCAAGGTTGGAATGGATACTTTTACTACAGTATCACAAGAAATGGTAAAAGCTGGCCAGGAAGCAATGAAATTTGACTACACCAAGTTTGGTGAAGGTATCATGAAGGCTTACCAAAATAACACAGCCAAGAAGTAATTTGGCTACCGGTCTAGTTGACCAATAAATCCTGTTTGTGTATAATAGCTACATGAACAGGATTTTTCTTTTATCCATTTTATTAATTACAGGGTGTACATCTACCCGGCCGCCTGTTGACGTCACACTCATTCCTGATGATTGTGCCAATCGACATGCTATAATCAGATGGTTAGAAACTCAGAGTACCCAAAATGATTCTGCAGAATTTCAACGCCAAGTCCGTGGCCGTATTTGGCGCATCCGTTATATTTGTCAGCCTGTTTAGTGGCTGTGCTGTACAACAGCCGATGCATGCCATTGATTTAGAAAGCTTTCAAATCAATTGTCGCATTAAAGAACAGCAAATGCAATTTTTGCAGAGCATGCGTTCTGGAAGAGATGAACGCATGCTGGCAGGTGTGGGAAATTTAACACAACCCTGGAGCCGTTGGACAAACAATGAAGAACACTACCAGCGTCGAAGTATTCATAATGGGCGCACAAACTGGTTGATTAATCAACATCTAATGCACTTGTCTAGAGATTGTTCATGAAAAAAACATTAATACTTTTACTGATACCAGCGGCTGTTAGTGCTCAAGAATGTGTGCTACAAGATCGTACAGTGACCAAAACGTCAGCGGTTATTGCAGAACGCAGTCAGATCAGGAGAGATGTAGTTGCCACTGCTTCTGGTAAAAAATGCATAGTTGACTTCAGAGCCAGAGTGGGGGTAAATTGGCATACTGCATTTGGTGAGTACAATTGGTCCGGTGACAGACCTGAAAATGAAGCCTGTGCCATTGCAGTTTCTAGAGCCGATGATTCGGTTAGAGAACGTGTGGGCAAAAACCAAACCACCAATGAAAAAGTTCTGGTCTGCAAGGACCAACCAAAATTGTCCGTTCTGTCTAGCACACAAGTTGGTACAGTTGGTGATGTTGGTCAATTTAGGCCCCATCCAGAATACCCAAAACGTTTTTATCATAATGGAACCGAATGTAAATGGTTTGTTGAATCTAATTTTGTTGCTCGTGATATTCGAACATACCAAGGTGTTATCTGCCAAATCCGAGAAGGAAAATGGGTAGTTACGGACAAATTTTGACTTGACTGGATATTGCGTTTTATGTACAATTGTGCTATGTTAACTAATGCCAGGAGGCTACAATGAAGATGTTTGTTATTGGTACCATTTTTGGTCTAATACTTGCTACGGTTGGATTCAGCGGTATTGCTCGTATGCTAGACAAAGGGGTGGATACAGTTAAAACTCAAAGTCAGGAGATGGCAAAATGAAAAAAGCAGTTGCTATATTACTTGTCCTAATGCTTGCAGTTTTTGGTCAGATACTTGCTACTAACAGCAGTATTGCTCGCATGTCAGACAAAGGGGTGGATACAGTTAAAACTCAAAGTCAGGAGATGGCAAAATGAAAAAAGCAGTTGCTATATTACTTGTCTCGATGCTCACAGCCTGTGGAACCATGGGCGGAGCAGTAGGTGGTGCCGGCGAAGATCTTAAAAAAGCCGGCGAATGGATTAAAACTCGTTAAGGAAAAATTATGAAAAAACTTATTTTATTGGCACCCATTGTGGTTATTTTGGCGGCATGTAGTTCGTCTCCCAAAGACCCCTACGAACGCAGGGTTTACCATGATGAACAGCGCAGAGAAAAAGCGGCCGAACAGGCCATTGACCGAGCACCCAAATGGATGACTGACCTACCAGTTTCTAAATCTGCTGTTTATCAAAATGGTACGGCTGTGAGCCCAGATTACAGCATGGCAGTTAGCAAAGCTAAAACCGTTGCATTTGGTAAAATTTGTATGAGTGCAGGCGGCCGTGTAAATCAGCAAAGCAAGATTTACCGAACAGACAGTGAAAATGCCAGCACTGAGTTCAGCGAACTGGCAATTAAAACATATTGCCCAGGTGTTGATATTTCGGGTGTGGAAGTTGCCGCAGAAGGCATCAAAGTTATTCCAGAAAATGGGCGTTTCAGAGCCTATGTTTTAATTGCACTACCAATTGGGGAGGCAAACGGAATCCAGAAAGTGACTGATGCTCGTAACCAGCGCAGATTAGCCGAAACCCGTAGTCGTGAAAGCTTTAAAGAGATGGAACGTACAGAAACTCAAAAGCCCCAGTAAGTTCACCATAAGTACTAGGGTTAGCTAAAAGTGTGCTATAATACACTTTTAGTTGACCCTTTTCTTTTGAGCGAGATTACATGACACAAATTAAAGATGACGAAGATTACATTAGCCCTGGACAAAGCTTGCTTGAAGCTGGTATGTATGCCTTTATGGGTCCAGTAGATACCGAAAGTGTTAAGCCGGTAATTGAATGGATTCTTCATGCCAACTATGTTGTTAAGAAAAAGAAAAAAGAACTACTGCTAATGATTTGCAGTGAAGGTGGAGATTTGGAGCCTGCCTTTGCATTGATCGACGTAATGCAGAGTAGCAACATACCAATCAAGACTGTTGGGCTAGGTCAGATTTCTTCTTCGGGTTTGTTGATATTTCTAGCAGGAACTCCAGGCCGAAGATTGTTAACCCCAAATACCAGTATTTTGAGTCATCAATTTAGTTGGGGATCAGATGGCAAAGCACACGAACTGTTTGCCACAGTCAAAGAGTTTGAACTCTGCCAGAAACGAATGCTTAATCACTATAAACAGGCCACTGGACTTGATGAAGATAAACTAAAACAATGCTTGTTGCCACCACATGATGTCTGGCTCAGTGCCGAGGAAGCACTGGACTTTGGAATCTGCAATTCCATTAGCCGACTTGCTCGTTAACGACCACCAGGACGGCGCTTGCGACCCAATGCTTGATCGGGATTCTTTGGAGCACCAACATCCCCGGCCGCTTTGATATCACTGCGTGGTGGAATGTAGTCTACCAATTCTCCAGCGTTGTTTGCTCCGGGTGTGTTAGTGGTAGCTGACTTTTCTACGTTGGGCTCTACTCTAGGTTCTTTGTTGATATTAAATACCAACTTGCCGCCCGAGCTCGAAGTACTTGAATAACTCTTTTGTGCTTCTAACGTCACTTCGGTAAACAACTTGCTGGGCCATACTGTGGTAAACCCAGTGATGATAAATTCTTCCTTGCCTTTTTTAGCTTCAGTGTACATTTGAACAAACGCAGAGTTATTGAGAATATCTGCACCTGCTTCACTAAAATTTGTTTTTAAATTAATTTCGTTACAGACTTTGTAGGCAATGCTAGACACCAAATGATTCAATGGTACAATTTTAGATGGATCATCGGCTTTGCGTTCTTTGTAAATTGCTTTTAGATTATCAGTTAAGTCAGTGTTGTCAATATCAAAGCCCTTTACACCAGCATACTGTTTTAAAGTCATGACCTGTTGTGCTTCAGTTTTGTCGATTATGCCAAGTTGTGTTGCAAGGTTTAATGGTCCTGAGTCGTGATTGCCTTTGTTGATGGTTTCCAAGATATCAATTACATCTGCATACTGCTCAGTAAACTGTGTCATCCCTGCCGCTTCAAGTTCACGCACACTCTTGAGTAAATTAACACTAGATGCCATTGCACCTTTGGCACCTTTACTGGATAGTTTAATCTGTTTACCATTTGGCGCTATTAATAAACTGTCATAGAGTTCTCCGCCCACACCCTCATTGAATGACACAACACAATCGCTGTAGTCGCCCCCAAGGAACAATTCTGCGGCCTTGCCAGCATTGCCCTTGACTGGCATGTTGTTTATTAAAGCAATAGGCTGTAGCATTTCGCAGAAGTAATCACGAAAAGCCCCAAAGTCCATGTTACCAGCAGGAACCACAACTGGAAACTGTGTGGACTTGTTAAAAATTGCTGCCGCTTGATACTCGGTGCTGTCTGCACCAAATTTGGTTTTTATTTGTTCTAATATACTAGATGGGGTTTGACTCTTGAAGTTAGTTAACACATCACTGGGCTTGTATCCAACTTTTTCTTTACTGCCTCTTGCGCTGACTTGGTTAAATCCCCCAGGGATGTCTACTGTTTGAAAAAAAGTATTTTGGGTACGCACTGGTTTAATGTCCGAAGCAAACTTGGCTAGATATCTACGACCAACAGCAGTATCAAATTGTGCAATAGCAAATGCTAGTGTACGTGCAGTTGGTTGATTAATTTTTTCAATTGGGTGCTTGATTGATCGTTGTACTTGATCAAACGCCGCAATCATATCTTCGTAGCTGGGATATTTTCCTGGATCTGGATAAAATTGCATGCCTTGAAAAACAATTTTGTCCTGATCATCAGTGGATCCGGTACGTACAAACGCATCGCCGGGATTTCTGGCACTAAGGCCACGTGCTTCAAAAACAAGGTTATCTAGAATATTAATTAAGTCTCGCATCCTATATTTACCACGATAAGTAACAACAATGGAACAAAATAAATTGAATATCAACCAACAAACTTTTTGTATTAGTCCCTGGACTGAAGTCAGGATCAATTCAGACGGCACAATGAACTTTTGTCATTTTGCTGATCGTGCTGACTTACCAAACAGTGAGCATATCAATTCAATGACTGTGGATGAGTATTTTTCAAATTCAAATTCAGCACAATCTGCAAGAAAAAATATACTCAATGGAAACCCTGTTGCCCGATGTCATCGTTGCTATAAAGAAGATCAACACAGTGAAGTAACATTTCGTAGTCGCAGAAATCTGCAGGCTGCTATATTTCCGGGACAGGATTTTCAACAAAGCGCAGAAGAAAGTCCTGTTTGGAAAATTATCAATGCTGATAAATCTAGTCCAAGATTTTATCATATTAGCTTTAGTAATATTTGCAACATGGCCTGTGTGATGTGTGATGGGTTTAACAGCACACTATTGGCTGCCGATTTAAATAAAATTGGCCTAAGAGATTCTAGTATTCCGATCAAACACGACTGGACTGATACACCCACTTGGGGAAAATTCTGTGATCACTTGTTAAACAACAATGATATTGTTTGTCTGCATGTCATGGGCGGAGAACCGTTGTACCATAAACGATTTAGAGATTTGATAACATTCTTGTGCAACAACAATCACACAGATTTCCATCTTACTTTTGTGACCAATGGAACTATCTACGATCCAGAGTTGATGACACAATTAGAAAAATTTAAGTCTGTGCAGATTGAAATCAGCATTGAGAATCTAGACATTAGTAATGATTATATTCGATACCCAGGAAAAACTAGCAAGATTGTCGACAACATTCGACAATATCTAGCCCACTCAAATGAAAAATTTAGCACAGTATTACGCACAGTTCCGCAACTGTTAAGTCTGATGCACTACGATAAACTTTTGGATTTTTGTCTAGAACACTCTATCATTATTGACAGTAATGTCCTACATCGTCCAGAGTTTTTTAGACCCTGTTACCTTCCTAACTCGGCCAAGGAAGTAATTAAATCAAGACTTGCAAGATTTATTCTCAAAGATAAAGATGTACTGCACAATATTAACGTTAGAAATCAATCAAGAGTGGTAGAATCAATATCTCATCATGCACAAATGATTATAGGATTGTTGGACCAGACTGGAGTCAACATAGAAACTGTTAGACAAGAACTAACTGACTATTGTGCTAAATTTGATCAATTACGAGAACATGACTTGCGTGAGTTTGTGCCAGAACTAGCAGAATTTTTAGATGAGTACGGTTATGCAAAAAAACGATATCAAAATTAATCTTTCAGTCAGTACAAGAATGGTAACAACTGTTCCTGAATATACTATCAAACTCGATGACCATGTGTTATGGACAGTTACAGATTCAAGTAGACAGGATTTTTTAATTGTACAGTCAGTGTATCCTGGACAGCACAGATTAAGTATTGAGTTCTTTAATAAAAATTACAAGGAAATACAGCCCCCGAAATCTGACATGGCAGTGATTATTGATTCTATTAGATTTCAAAATATCAAATCAGATTTCAAAGTTTACTCAAAGTATCAGCCAACATATCCCGACGATTGGCTAGGAAACAAGGATAAGATTGTACATGCCAATTACCTGGGTTGGAATGGCATTTGGTATATAGATTTTGAAACGCCAATTTATCCGTGGATACATCAGCGTCTAGATCTAGGTTGGTTGTTGTAACTTAAAACCAGCCAGCAAAGTCATCACCGATAACAGGATGTACTTCCCATCCTTGTTGTTTCCAACGCAACAACATCACAAGAGTTTCTATAAATGTCATTTATCAGACTCCTCTGCCAGGTATACAAGAATTATTACTCCAAATAATATGATTTGAATTGCTGCCAATTCCATAATTATTTCCAATAGTTGTATTTGCTTGCAGGGCTTTGACGATATGCATGGATTATTTCTGCCCAAGCAATTAAACATTCGTAAATTGTTGTAATAATTTTCATAGATAATTTTCCTTTTGAGAATTAAAATGTCGGATATAATTTTCCAACTGTGCGGCATCGGTAATGCCTTTGGTGTTTAGATAAGCATCTAAACGGCTTTGATAACTGCTACCTGGAAACATTTCGGCCAGGCGTTCTATAATTCCTAACATAAAGTCAGATAAAGTTTTCATTGTGTGTTTTCCTTTTGATATAGAGACTTGTGGTTTCTACGGAGTATTTATGTTGCGTTGCAATATCTCTAATGGTTTCTACTGAGTAATTAAAAATCAATCATTAAGCACCAAGTTAATGACTAAAATACCCAAGAATCGGACTCAACTAGCCCTGATACTGGATATATCTTTAAATAATTCTGCAGGTTATACAATCTGCTTTTTTAAGGAGTCTATATTATGGACAAAGCGTATGGAATGGTCAGTGCCTTTTTAGGCCAAATTGTTGACCTTGGTATTAAGTTAATCGCCGTTGGCGTTGTACTTCAAATTTTATTTGGAGCCGCCGTGCCCTTCTTGGGTATCGACGTTGTTGGTAGCATTGTTAAACTGGTCTCTGCCTTGGGCAGTCAAGGACTAGTTGGCTTGGTATCAATTGGTGTGATATATTGGGCATTTAACAAGAAGTAAAAATAGACTTCAATATCACTGAAAAGCCACCCTAGGGTGGCTTTTATGTTTGCTCATGCAGTTGTTTATACTTCATAAGGGCTAGATTCCTAGCCAACCATAATCTAAATTTTACGTAATCAGATAGTTCATTGTCGTGTACTAATTGTCCAAACTCCAAACTCCTCCGATTACGTCCAAATGTAACTTCATCATCAACGACGACAAAGTCACTATCGTCTAGATTATTTTGCGGCTTTTGCGTCTGCTTTAGGTGCGTCTTTCTTCGCAGGCTCACTTTTGGCAGGCGTTGCTGGTGTTGCAGTAACAGCAGGCTTGGCTGCCGGGGCAGTAACAGCAGGCTTGGCATCAGCTTTCTTTTCTTCTTTCTTGGCAGGTTCTGCGGCGAAAGCGGTAACAGCAAATGCTGAAGCGATTAATGTTGCGACTAATTTCATGGTAAGTTTCCTTTAAAGTTAAAATATACAGAATTATCTCTGTATAATATAATAACGCCTGTGCTCACAAGATCGTTGACACAAAATGGGTAAATTTTCATTAAATTTTGTTGTTTTTTTACAACAAATTTTGGTTGACCAATAATTACCATTTTGCTATAATAATAACATGAAATTAGATACTAACGAAATACTACAATGGGCAGGTGCCGTGTTTATAGTAGCAGGGCACAGTTTAAACGCCGTCGGACCCGAGGCTTATCCCTACAATATCCTTACATTTTTTATAGGAACCATACTGTTTCTAGCATGGACTGTGCGTGTTGTAAATAAACCACAGATGTTTGTAAATCTTGTAAGTGTAGCAATTGGTTTTTCTGGGCTGGTAAAAGCATACAGTTGACCAATAATTGCCAATTTGCTATAATACGAGTATGAAAACAAAAAAGGAACCAAAGATGCCAAAACAAAAAAAGAAAACCCTGGGTGAACTTTTACGTAAGAAGTTGGGACTCAAACCAACCCTGAATCAGTTATTGATAAAACGGTTGACCAAATAATCCCAATTTGCTATAATACTTGTATAGTAATTAAAAAGGAGCCACAAATGACTACAGAACTTAAATCGTGGGACGAGATGTCGGATTTGGAACAAGCCCAATGCACATTTTGGGACATGTACAAGGATGCCTACGGCTTTCGTCCCCGTGGTATTGATACATCCGCTTGGACTCTTGACGATTTTACATCTGAGTTTGTGGTCCTGGGTCAAGCCATTGAGCGTGAAGAAACTGCTCGCAAGGCCGCTGAAGCTGAGGCTATCGACAAGTTTGAGCGTCATGTGGTCAATACCATCTGTATGGGTGCTGGCAACCGTGAGACAGCACTTCGTTGGATCATGGATGCCTCTAACGCCAATGGCGACTGGGAATACCTGTGCTACGATCTGGGTTTGCCCTACCAATACTTTCGCAAAGTGGCTTAAGGTGTTGTCAGCATGAATATCTCAAGAGCGGAACAAAGTGCTATAAAGTACAATACCGAACAGTATCGGTTGGATCAGGCTCGTTTGGAAAAGCAACGGGAACAAGATTACAGTAAAAAAATTGAACAACGACGACTTGACCAAATCATTGCAGAGCGAGTAAGTAGAAACCTTCGTTTAGATTTAGACAAAGGTCGTAATATTGATATTGAATGTTAAGGAAACAACCATGACTACCATCCAAGAAATTAATAGTGCAATCATTGCCGGATCATTTACCAATGATGAGCTGGTTAGCATTGGTGATGCAATTAGATTTGCCCGAACCCAACTTACCCAACAAAAGAAACGAAGTGTGACCATTGGTAGTACTGTAAAGTTTACCAGTGCCAAACGTGGAGTAACTGTTGTTGGTACTGTGGAAAAGATTGCTATCAAATACATTACAATTCGCGAATCTAATAATGGTCGATTGACCACTGGGTTGTGGAAAGTTCCTGCTAACATGTTAGAGGTGGTATGACTGCTAAACCGTTTCGTCAATGGCTCAATGATCTCTGGAGAGACAACTGCGACGAACACGACGGTTGGGGACAGCCACGTTTGACCATGAAAGAATATTTTCAAAAATACAAATATTGGCTCAAACGTGAGTATCGACATCAGACAAAAGGATAATTTTATGTCAAAGCTTTTTCTCGCAATTCTATTCATTGTATTTTTGGTCGTCATTGGCCCTATTGTAACCATTTGGTCATTGAACACATTGTTTCCTGCGTTGGCTATTCCTTACTCGTTTGAGACTTGGTTGGCTATAGTAGTGATAGGTGGCGTATTCAAATCTAGTGTGACGGTGAACAAATGAAGGCATATCTCGAAGTGACTGAATGGGCCGACGAGTTCCCAAATCATGTTTACTTTCTAAATGATTCCAAAAGCAAAATGTATGCTTATGTACGGCATGGCACCAACTCTCCGTTCAAATTTAAAAAGCCCATTGGATTTAATGTACGTGGTCGTAAATTTGTTGAAGTGCCAAATTCATGGAAATTCCAGGCCAAAGAGGAACAACCTGAAGGTCGTGTGTGGATAGTAACGGGCAGTCGCGGAGATGAATACAAAGTGTCCGAACTCAACGGAACCTATTCTTGCACTTGTAGTGGTTTTAGATTTCGAGGCGACTGTAAACATATCAAAATGAATATCAATGCAGATTAATTGGCAAACTGTTTTAACTTAGTTTGCCAAACACTATTGCATATCTACACTAAACGTAATATAATAACACATGATGTAAAACAAAACATCATTTTATTTTAAATCTGAAAGGTGAAAACTGTGAAACATTTTAACGAAACTACCAAAACTTACAAGGTCTTCCGTGCCTTACAAAGCGGTGAAACACTCAGCCCAGCTGAAGCCAAGAAACGCTTTGGCGTTGGTAACTTGGGTGCTGAAGTAAGCCGCATCCGCCAAAACGGCTTTGCTGTTTATGCCAATAGCCGCACAGCTGGCAATGGCATTCGCGTAACTGAGTACGCACTTGGCAAACCAAGTCGCAAGATTGTAGCCGCTGGTTACAAGGCTTTGGCCCTGGGTCTGGTCTAATCTAATTTAGACCCAAATTCGCTGTCCAGCCCAAACTGGACACATTTGCCAAAAGCCCTACCAAGTAGGGCTTTTGCTTGACCAATTAATCAAAACTTGGAAAACCTTTAAACTCCGGGGCTTGATAATCTGGATCATAATATGGAATGATTGAAAAAGTCACAGCTCCCGGTGTAGTAGCAATCAGGTCTCGTTTGACAGCCATTACTGTTTCAATATTGTAATAGTTGAAGTTGGGGTCAATGGGCTCATCATATTTGTAAAAGGATCCCAGTTGTCCATCATTATTGATCTTGTAGTTTGCATCCACACAACCTGAAAATGTATGCCAATCCTCACTGAATGCCAGTGGGTAATCTCCAACAATCAATCTCCATCCTGGAGCCATCTTTGCCCGCCAGGGCAATGCCATAAGGACTATTTTCCAAACATATTCTCCAGAAGAATTTTTTTCGCACCACTTGGTACCATGCAACTGCTCAGGATGAAATACCACGTGACCTCCAACATATGGGTACTTTGGATCAATAATGGTCCATCCCACACTATTAATACCACGCAAGCCTAAACATACTCGAGCTGTGTGATTTTGCATATGACCTTGGGGTAAGTAATGTCTAACGTCAGCTTTGAGATTTTTGAACCAATCTGGGTAATAGTCACCTAATCTAAATGGTGGATCCAAAAAATTAACAGCATTAGAAGCACGTTGCCAAGTTAACCAATTAGTAGCAGAAAATTCCATTGTGCGATATTTAACCTTGTACTACACTTGACTAACAAATCATTTTAGTGTATAATTTATATATGATTAAAAAACTCATGCATCGACTAGGCCGATATCGGTTGATTCTGGATCGACAATCAAATGAACCATATCTAGAACGCTACTATGTGTTCCTTAAAGATCGTACATGGTTTCCGTTTAACATTTTTGTACATAAGTTTCTCAAAAGCGATCCCGATGATGTACATGATCATCCATGGCCTTATGCTACTGTAATTTTGAAAGGTGGATACTATGAATGGATTCCTCAGTTTAATTCAAACGGCGAAAAAATTGGCGAGATTGCAAAGTGGCGAGCTCCTGGTCATTTTAGGATTTGTAGTGCTACTAGTTATCACAGGATTGAACTAGATCCCACAGTAGAATGTTGGACCATGTTCATGCCTGGTCCTCAAAAACGTGAATGGGGATTTTTAGTCAACAACAAATGGATACAACACGAACAATATCTTAACAATCGTGCCAAATAAAAACTTGCGTAAAGGTATAATTTTCCCCAGGGGCGGTTGTGGCAATCATTTGAGATGGTTGCTGTCTCTTGATGACAAATGTAACTACGCTGATATTTTTAATATTGATATTGACAATACTGTCAGTGCCAAAATTGAATTTATTCGCAGAAAAGTTTATAACTCCGGCCGTAATCAAAAAAATTGGTTGAAAAAAGAATTTTTACATAGAGAAAAATTAGATTCTTTTATGCAGATATTACACACACATGATTGGCCGACCTATGATTATGATAAGCTATTGATATTGGATTTTGACAATGAAAAAAGTTGTTTAGCACACTACTTGAATGTTCATCCAACACTGGGTGGTAGACCAGTGCAACAATACATAGATGATTTCAATGCCTTTAAATCCAGCATTCAAGGCAACGACTGGAGAGAATTCTATCAAGGAATCAAAGAAGAAAACTGGCCCTGGTATGACTCTGCTAAAGAATTTTATGAAACAGCACCCACAACAGTAATCGCAGAAGCAGTAGAAGTTCATAATTTAGTAAAACATGTTCGTCCTGTACCTGACGAATATTGTGTTGTGAACGCAGAGTCTTTGCATAATATTGATTTAAATAAAGATCTATACACAAAATGTACTGAGTACTTTGAATTTGAAGAACACTACGAGTCTGCCGCAGAGATTCACAAGTTGTATTGGGATTGTAGAAAGCGTATGGGATAAAATAATGGAATTGAACGATTTTTTATTAGGCACATTATTTGGAATTATTGTTTGCATGTGGCTGGGATATATTGTGTTGGGCCGACTTGCAGACATGCTAATTAATGCAAACAGTCAAGAAACTCGTGAAGCGTCAGAGTTAGTTATTAGAGCACGAATAGAAGAAGTTGGTGGCATGTTTTACGTTTGGAATACAGACAACAATGAATTTGTAGTGCAAGGACGATCAGTTAAAGAGATGCAGGACAAACTGTCAAATAAACAATTACAAATTAAGATCACTGACGGTGATGACGCTGTTATTCAGCGATTTAAGTCTACTGGTTGATCTGACAAATGATGGTGTTCGATTCCTGGAAACTACTGGAAATTTCCAATTGGTTATCTAGTATTGGGTTTGAAACTGGTCAAGATTATTGTTGGGCTTGGTACAACAATTCCTGGGCTATTAAATTTAAAGATACAAAAAAGGAAATGGTAGCAATGTTAAAGTGGAAAGAAATGAAATGAAAGTTTATCTCAGCGGATATCGAGATCACTGGATCTCACCTTACACCATGTTGGATTATGCATTCTTCTGGACTGACTGGTCCAAGTGTGCTCGCTGGAAACTTTTGCAGACTCTACAAGATGACCTTGAGGCAGTCAAGGCCGGTGGTAAGAGTTCCTATGTAGAACGTCCTGAGTGGTGCGAGAAGTGGAGTGACCGATTGGAACCTGTCAGCAGAGCAATCCAGTGGGTGTTAGATCGTGTGCATCCAAAGATTGAATACGTTAAGATTGATCGCTACGATACCTGGAGCATGGATCACACATTGGCTCACATTGTGTTGCCCATGCTTAAACAGCTCAAAGCAACCAAACATGGTAGCCCGCTAGTGGAAGATGAGGATGTGCCTGAACACCTACGTAGCACCACCGCACCGCCTAAAGAAAATGAGTGGGACATAGATGATAATCACTTCCGGCGTTGGGATTGGGTCATGGATGAAATGATCTTTGCATTTGAGTGCAAGATAGACGACTCATGGCAAGATGCTTTTCGTTCAGGTGAAATTGATTGGATTAGTGTTCCTGTAGACAAGGACGGAAACGAAGTGCCCAAAGGTGAACACCGGTACTTTCAAATGAAAGATGGTCCCAATAACACCTACCAATGTGACTATGAAGCCATGAAGATAGTAGAAGCACGTATTCAAAACGGTTTCCGTTTGTTTGGCAAGTACTACCAGGGTCTGTGGGATTAATGGGAGACCAGCCAAACTCTGCCAAAGGTCGAACCAGTTTTGATGTTGCCACAGGCAACACACTGATTCATTTCTTTAATAGGAACGTAACTCCTTACGCAACTGAATCTGGTGGACCTAAATTTGATCTGGTACCAGTTACCAAACAAAAAGATATAATGATCAATCATGCCAGGATCTATGCCCAGCAAGAATATGATCGTATTATGGAACTGGTTGCAGTATTGGAAAAACAAGCACAGGATATCAAACGTAGACTAGATGTTACAGATGCTGTGCATGCGGCCGAATATCAATTTCAAGTTGTAATGGGACAATGTTATTGGTTGGCCTGGGATAAACGAAAAGAAAAGATGTTGCTAACACATCACGGCCCTAATGATTGGAATACCGGTGCACCAGTTGATTATGAGTATATAACTCAAGTAAAATACATGGGTGACCATACCTGGATGGAAATTGACAAATAATACAACTTGTGCTATAATGAATGACTGCAACTATGACTGATTTGATATTGGAAAATACTATGAATCTCTCTGAAAATAATGCGTTAACCACACTTGAATCTCTGCTTAATCCAATCCTGCCCTGTGTATCTTTTAAAGACGACCCAATTGCACTATCTTGTGCCAGCTATCGACATTGGTTGAGTCACCCAGGCACACGCTGGCTTGATCTTGATGCTGTAACTGTCACTGACGAGGACCGTACCACAGCCAGTAAAATTAGAGAATACTACAGAGGTCGTATCACTTGGAGCCAACTCAAGTATGGCGGGACTCTAAGCGATTTTCGTTCCAAACTTGGAAAATTAGTCTGCGGTGATTTAAATATTACTAAAAACGAACTTGGCCTGATTTACCGGCTTCCTTATTTTTATGCCGAGGATTGTGCCATGGATCGTGTAATAGAACAAACTTCTGATGATGTAACCAAGAATAAAATTATTGGAATAAATCTTGACAAGATAGATGGAACCTATCGATTGATTGAGCGTATCTTCAAGAGTCGTCGATCCAGGGAGTCAGTGGATTTTTGGCTCATGTCAGACCTTTGTAGATCTCCTTGCTTGATATCAGTAGATCATCAGAATCCATTGTTGTCCATGCTTACTGGTGTGTTGGCGCAAGATAATATACGTCTACGATCTTATTTGTTTCCCAAGCAACATCGTGGATACCATCGAGCACGTGCCTACTACCAACTTGGTAACGCTGAGGTGATCTTTTGACTGTTAAACAACCGTGGTTTCAACCACTGATCAAAGACATCAATCCAGTGATTCGAGAAACGTTTCTAGAATTACAACAATACGAGCAATTTAAAAAAGAATATACATTTGAGTCTTTGAAATATGGAACAAGATTAGGGCAGTCGTTCTGCAATCATTTTAACATAACAGATCATGTATTGTTTTACAAACCCTCCGCAGAAAGTGCAGACCGATATATTCACAAGAACTATATAAAGGTCTAATGGGCACAATACAACTTACCCCTGTTCCGGAATACGAATCCTATGTCAGCAGGGCCGGCGACACCTTTCCTTATGTCAAGGAAATTTCCAAACCACACGGCGCAATTGATGATATAATTTCTTGGTCCAAATCAGAGTTAATTGATGAGTGGCGCTGGCAATTGGTAGAGGTAAGCTCGGATCAGCGCCCGGGACGTTATCGATTTTATTTTGATTCTGACAGAGATTGCTGTGCGTTTCTGTTAAAATGGGCATAGTTATCAAATTAGTTGACAAGATAAAGTATAGTTTATATAATACATAGATCCCATATATAAACTTACGTCCTCGGAAATTTAGAGTATGGAAAATCAAGAGCTTTTGTATATTTTCAGGCTCTTGGTGCACAGGCAACTGCGCACTATAACCAAAGGAGAAACCAATGACAAAATATATCAAAATGACAGTTAATTTGTCAATATTTTTGATAATTGCCTTGTTCGGCATAGCAGTAGTTAATACAGTGGTCCAAAACAAACTTGATAGCTTGGCCACTGTTGATTTTGAAAATGTAGGTTCGATCGGAGCCTACAAAACAGCTCTCAAAGAGAAAGAGCGCAAGTTACAATGTATGACTCAAAATGTCTACTGGGAAGCCGCAGGCGAACCAGCAGAAGGAAAGCTGGCAGTAGCACAGGTGGTCATGAATCGTGTGGAAAGCGGAAAATTTCCCAATGATCCGTGTCAAGTGGTTCACCAAAAGAACGTGATTTATGAACGGGTGCTTTGCCAATTCTCATGGTACTGTGAACAGAATTTCAAAACCAAACCTGTTCACAAAAAGCTATGGGACGAGAGTGCTGAAGCCGCCAAGATGGTCATGGTTGATGGATTCCGACTGCCTGAACTTAAAGATGCACTTTACTATCATGCAGACTATGTGAATCCGCAGTGGAACAAGAAACAAGTGGCCAAGATTGGCCGACATATTTTTTACAAGTGAGATCTAAATGAAAAACTTTGATATTGAAAAAACTGTTGCATGGTTACAAGAATGGATTGCTCCAATCTCGGCAGCCACACTAAGTTGGTTGGCAGTTGTGCTATTACACTCAGCCACATTACCAACACTGATTGCAGTTTTAACTGGACTCAGTGATCGAATGCCCAGTGTAGACATGGTCCTATTGACCTGGGCAGGACTCACTGCTATGTTTGCACAGGCAGTGGTACAACGTAACTTCCTTAATATTGTGACCATTGCACTTGGGTTTATTATCCAAAGTAGCCTGATGGTCTTGATCTTTTTTAAGTAAAAAGTACTAGGTTGACAAATATCTAACAGTTTGTTATACTAACACTTGAACGGTATCAAACAGATCGAGCATGGTGCTTGTAACGATGATACTTTCATTAACACCGAAAGAAAGATACTATGGCCAAACGCCTCACACGTAAACTCACCGATGTGGCTTCAGAAGTTGAAGCCACCATCATCAAAGAACTAAACATTACCAAAGGACAGATTGATGCAATGCGCAATCGTGTTCAATCTTTGGCTGTGTATTTCCCAACAAGCAATCAAGAAAAAATTGATATTTTGTGGATTGACTACGAAGTCCAACGAGATGTAATTCACAAACACATTCTTAGTATCATGAAAAAGTGGGATCCTCGCATCTGCTCCCCAGTGAGCGCATGTCGTGTGCTAGGTCGTGACAGGGTGGAAACATACGATGGACAGCACCGTACCCTGGCCGCGGCCATCTTGGGCTATACCGAGGTACCTTGTGCTGTGGTAGAAACAGACGACCCTAACTTTCCTAGTTATGCATTTGAAATGCTCAACGACACAGGCGTTAAACGTCTTAATCCCGGCGACCTTCATCGCAATGCACTAGTTCGTTACAAGAACGGTAGCAGAGAGACAAAAACTGTTCGTGCTCGTAAAATGCAAGATCAATTTGATGCCCTGGGCATCGACCTTGAAGATAAGAATACTCGCAAAAGTGTGGCCTTGCGTGGCGACAGTGATTATTTCTTTAGCCACTTCAAGTATGCGCAAAAAGTAATTGACGCCGACCCAACAGGACGAGTATTGTTTAATATATTGGATGCAATTCAGCACACCTGGCCCGAGCAAGAAGAAATCGATCAAGGTTGCTTTATTGGATTGTACGAGTTATTCCGCCTGGCTGGTAGTGCAGGGCTAACCTTGCCCGACGGTTGGATGCGTAAATTGTGCGCCAGCATCGCCAATGTATGGAATGACTCCAGCGTGGTACATGCCAAAGGGCGTCAACAATGGGCCTTTTACAAAGGCGACGGTGCCACCTGGACTGCTCCGACTGCAATGAGTAACTTCTTGCGAGAAGTACATGTTGTAGGTGGCGGCAAACTGGAATTACCATTCCACGGTGACGGTTCTAAAATGGGCATCGAAGAAGGCGTTGTTGCTCCGGGACTAATGCAATGAACCATGCACTTGCCATTGGATGTAGCCACACAGCAGGTGTGGGTGTAAATCCCGATGAATGCTATGTAAGCTTACTAAGCAAACATTATCAACGTTCTGTAAAAAATTTAGGAACACCAGGTGGCAATTGTTTTCATGTAGAAAAACATTTAGTTCATGAACTAAAAATAAATTTACCTGATTTTGTAATATGCCAATGGCCTAATGTTTTTAGACGTATCACCTGGGTCAATGGCTATGCTACAAACGAAAACATTCAGAGTGACAGCGCCGTTTTTAAACAGCTATTAGTATTGGGTGAAGAAAACTTTTATAATCCTTGGCTACAAACAATCATCACTTGTAATTTATTATGCAATCTTGCCAAGGTGCCTATTGTTAACATCATGATTGAAAACATCAATCAACAATACCATGCAGTATTAAACAGTCAAGGTATTGTTTTGCATGTTGATGAAAAACTGCCAGGGCTATCTTGGATAGTAGATAATAAAGGAAATGATGGAATGCATCACAGCGCCAGCTGTCATGCACAATGGGCCAAACGATTGATAGGATTAATAGATGAATCAACAACTACTTGAAAACTTTGTTGCGCCAGTTTATTCAAAAACACCTCGCAACCAAGAAGCATACAGAGCCACTTATCGTTACTGTCATGACCGACTGGTTTCTGTGCTAGACATCTATCGTAACAGCACAAATGACCAACAGACTCTACGACTGGTCAGAGATGACATGGACAATTTACTAAGAAGATATCACGAGTATTGCATTAAACAACGTGACGGCATGGGTGCTCATTATCACGAAATTGGCGCCGATGTTGAAACAGACTTTGAACACTTGATTCCTGCCGCAAGAATTCGAGACTTAATGATTGTAGGACTAATTACTATTGATCAAGCTCTTAATTGCCCAACTGTAAAACTCAGTAGAGAAAAACATCATTTGCTTAAAGAATCAGGTTGGGGCAGTCATACTCCGAGTGTTTGGAATCCGTGGCAACGTTATACTGATATTTTTAATGCAAGATTTCGAACTCACGATGGCACTGACGTTGATCTAGCCGCCTGGACGTTAGACAAGCACTACGAGTATTATAACTATCTTATTCAACAACCTTAATGTACTTTTGCATCGCTGAACAAGAGCTCACAGAGTTCCCATATCGTCATCAACTGGCCCCTCATCTTTGGGTTAATGCCTACTATGATATTAATCAAGATAAATTTTTTGGTTATCGTTTAGGCGAGCACGGAGGAAACTTTGTTGAGTTTGAGTTTGGTGACGAAGAAGTCACAGTTGAGTTTAGTTTTTATAAAGACTTTAATCTTGGGTTTGGCAAAGGCATTATTCTTACCAATATTAACAAGTACATAGACACAGCAATATCTCCGTTGACGGTTAAATTTAATTGTCACGACGAGCTAGGAATCAATTGGTTACAGTATAAAAAAATCAAATCTGCTATTGTTCCTGAAATTAAAACTTGGGAACAGGTACTTGTTGACATTGAGCTAAGGTTATTGTCTAATTTACAAACTTGCGCAAACATCAGTGATAAAACACAGATTGCATTCTCGGGCGGACTTGACTCCAGTACCCTTGCGTTTTTGGCATTGCATCATCAGGTTGAGTTTACTGGAGTTGTAGCCAATCACACAAGGTTTTATTTTAACAAACTTCCATTTGACGTAGTCTACAGTGACACTCAAGAAACAATAGATTATCCGTATAGTCAGTTAGACAATGTCAAGCCGGCATTTTACAATACAAATAATTTAATCACAGGATACTACGGCGATCTGGCACTCTTGCATCACGGTGAACTGTACGCACAATCTTCAAAGTTGGTCAATCAAATATTTGACTGTTACGATACTGCAATCTATCTGCCAGAACATACATTTGACAATGTTAATTCATTGAGATCAGCAATTGTTAAATTGCATTCTCAACCAACGTTCCAGCAATGGTTTGGTGATTTTCAAATACTAGATCCCTACAGAGACCCTGAATTGTTTTTGACTGTGATCAGTTTAGACACAGAAGATCTGGTTAAACAACTAGCCACGGGACAGTTACAGAAAGATTTAATCGATCGCTGGAATCCTGATTGGCTTTCTCATATCTGCAAACATAAAAATGAATACTGATTATACTTTTGTTTCCTACAATGGCGGCTCAGCTGGTGATTTGTTTGTGACCAGTTGCAATGGAATAAAGCTAACCAAAATATCCGGTATCAGCGTTCCTACTGATCATTCTTTAAAAAAGTTTGAAAGAAAAATACAAGACAACGAAATGTCAGTGTTGGATGCTGTTCAGCAATTACCTGTACCCCCAAATGGTTTTGTTAGCACACATTTATTTGAACCAATTATCAACAGCAACTGGTCATTGATTAATATTGTAGTCACTGACCCACAGGTACAAGAGCAGATAGTTCTAAGACAAATGAAACTGCAAAAACTTGCTATCAAAGTTGCACCTGGCGAATCTTGGTTTGAGATAGCTAAAACTCTTTGCCTCAATGGAAAGTTTGAAAAAGCCGCTTCGTATTGGTTTGAACAATCAAAAAGATTATGGATGCAGACCATGTACGATCGTGTTGCAAATACCTACGGTAAAAACATTAATTTTAACTTGTTGTTTAAAGAAAATTTTGTCAATAACCTACAGCAACAAGGCTGGACGACCAACATTGATGTGTTGGCAGAAAATCATCGACGTTGGATTAAAAAGAACGCAGAGTTTTCCAAAGAAGAAACACTGACTGCTATTGCAAAGAAATTGTCAACCATGGACTGGACTGCTGAATCTGGTTATATAGATTTTGTTGCGTAAAAACAACACTATAAAACTGCTTAAAAATTAAGCAGAAATCTGTGGTTGACCAGAATTCCCTGTTTTGTTATAATAGAAGTTATAGCAACAAGGAGCAACGCATGGAATTTTATGTTGAAGGCAATCCCAAAGCCAAAAAATACGTAGAAGCACTTCTACCTTCTATGATAGAGCAATTGAAGCTCGTAAAACATAAAAAACTCCTGCACATCATATTAGATCCTGACCTTGAAGACCTGGGCACCACAGTTCCTCTCAAAGGTTTGGACACCTATTTGATTGTGCTCAAACCCGTTAAGGATCTTCAGGCCATGGGTGCCACCCTGGCGCACGAGCTCACTCATGTGGCACAGTTTGCCAAAGGCACCTTGCAGTTGACACCACGTGGCAAGCTGTGGAAAGGCAAGTACTACGGACGCAAAGTCCCGTATCTGGAACAGCCTTGGGAAATACAGGCATTTTCCAAACAAGAAATCTTGTTCCGCAGAGCCATTGAACTCTGATCTGTTGCGTAAAAACAACACTCAATCTGCTTAAAAAATAGACAGAAAGTGTTGTTTTTTCACAACACACAAAACAGTTGACCAGAATTACCCATTTTGCTATAATAGAAGTATAGTAAGAAACAAAGGAGTTAGATATGTCATACGTAATTGTCTCAAAAGGTACTGGTTTAATCGTTACCGACGGTCCCAACAAGACTCGTGCCTACAAAACATTTGGTGCCGCCAAAGCAACTCGTACCCGTCTCTGCAACAAAGCAGGTTGGAACGAAAGCCAACTGAACATTGTGAGCCGTGACACTTACACGGCACCCAAGATCACTGTTCGTAATTTGATGACAGGCAAGCCAGTGAAAATTGACGCTGACACACCTTGGGCTTGCCGAGTTGACAGCGAAGCCTACTGGAGCAATTGATATGCGATACGGTAACATGCCTTACAAATATCGAGTGGTAACTAAGGTATCATCTAAGGAAGATGCTATCACAGATGTATTTGGACGTCAAATTTTGTTGACAACAAATAACTATCAAACAGCTCGCAAAGAGTGTATTGAGTGGGCCGCTTATGATGACATTCTTGTGCATGTGATCAACCAGTTTGGCTCTAGCAAATTCTCATGTGACGGAGCCAGTGAGGCTTACGATCGTTATCCTAAAACAGCGGAGACAGTATAATGAAAGTCGTATATAATGGTTTGTTGGGTGGCTGGTACATTGTGCGTGGAGCCCACCAAACACCTATCAGTGGTAGGTTCGACAGCAAAGAATCGGCACTGGCTCATTTGCGTAGACGCAACCCTTTCCATACCGGAGTTTAATACAATGCATCAAAACGTAGATAACCTTATTATTAAATTTGCGGAAATCCTGGACAGAGATCCCTTGGATCAGATGGAGGACACCTACTCCATTCTGCGCAAATTTACAGAAGCCATTGCTCAAGACTGTATGTCCAACTTGTATCTGAATGGATACGACGATGCAATGATGCAGATAAAACAACATTTGGGAATTGAAAAATGAAAAAATTAATCAGAGACGGTAAAGTAGCAGTATTGTACTCGCCCGGCTTTGGTGCTGGTTGGTCAACTTGGAATCAAGAGTTGCCCGAGCTGGTGTTCAATCCTGTGATTGTTGATTTTGTAGAAAAAGAACAATGGGATGAATTAGCAGTTTACGTTAGCCTCAAGTATCCTGACATCTACGACGGTGGCATGAGAGATCTAGAAATTGCCTGGCTTGATGTGGGTGCTGAATTTAGAATCCACGAGTACGACGGTAGCGAAAGCATTGAAGTCAAAGAAGAATTGATGTGGTTGGTTGCGTAAGGAAATAAAATGACAGTAGAATACGGAACTTGTCCTGTGTGCAACGGCTCTGGTCGTGTGACGCCAAGCCCTGAACAACAAAAATACAAACATGTCTATTCAGGCTACGACAAAGACACAGACACCCTAGGTTGTTCCAATTGTGGCGGCCAGTACATGTACGGCACCCCACGTGGCAAAGTCCGATTGAACGCACAAGGTGATCCATGCACTCACCATTATCAAAGCAGTAATGCCGGGCGATGTTTGACCAATTATGATTGTGTCCACTGTGGCGATCGTTATCAAATTGATTCGGGTGACTAATGAAAACCACACGAGTTGATGGCGGTAAAATTAGTTGGACCGATGAGTGGAAGGTTGGTGCTGTGGCAACAGCCACCGAGATGTTTGGCCTCCCGGGTACCCAAGCAGGTCGACGTTGGTTTTATCGTGTGCAATTTCTCAACGAAGAATGGCGCAGAAAAGGCAGAAAATCAGAGTTAAAAGTTCTGTTGTATTTTCGCAACACAGTAGATGCCACGTTTTTCTGCTTAAAAAAGTCGCAGAAATAGCTGGTTGACCAGAATTGCCCATTTTGCTATAATACTTGTATAGTAAACAAAAAGGAGCTGGTATGTTAAAATTTGCAAAGATTGCTCAAGTCGGTGACACCATCCGTGCATATGATTTCAAGCCGTTGATAGGCCGCGAAGATTGTTTTGTTGAAGGTGTTGTTCAAAAAATTGACAACCGTGGCTACGATTGTTTTGTGATTGTAGTGACCAAAGACAGCTGGTCAGATGCTGAAGATGCTGGCCGTGTTGGCAAAGAAGTGTTTGTTCCATTTGAAGTCAGCTTCATGGAATTTGATGCCCGTGTTATGAATCTCAGCCGCTAAAAGGAAATCAAAATGCGTCACGTATCTGGTTTTAGCAACAGCACCCGAATTCGTTTTATCATTGACGGATTTGGTATGTATGCAACCATCAATGATGTTTTTACAAAAACAGCCACAGTATCGCATGGTGCGGCTCTGCGATATGCTGTGGAGTATCTGGCAGAAATTCGTCGTCGTAGTCCAGTTCTGGGCGAAAGCCGTCCAGTGGGCACCGTGATTACACACGAAGGTCACCAGGTCCAAATCAATTTGATGGCCAATTGATTTTGGTTGACCAATAATTCCCAATTTGCTATAATATACACATACACTAACAAAACAGGAGCAGAAAATGGCATATATCGGAGCACAAGAAGTCAAGTCAATTCGCGACGCACTCAAAGCACAATTCCCCAAGTTTAAATTCAGTGCCCGTAAAGGCAGTGGTTCACTCAGCGTTGAAGTCACTGTTAAATCTGGTCCTATTGATTTCTTTGAAAATCACAATCAGACCATAGATCACCGTCATGTTGACAGTCGTCTTGCAGAAGGTTACATGCAGATTAACCCCTACTGGTTCCAAGATCATTTTACTGGCGAAGCCAAGGATGCAATTGATCAGTTCTTGCGTATCATCAAGACTGCACCCGAGCGTCAGTGGTACGACCGCAGTGATGCAATGACAGATTATTTTGACACCGCTTTTTACATTCACCTGAATATTGGTGAGTGGAGCAAGCCCTACGTATTAGTTAAGTAAACAGGAGACACCGTGAATCCCAAGACTTATTTTCACCCAGCAAATGGTTACAATCCTCGTTATGGTGTTCGTCGCACCAAAGCTACAGTGAATTCATTTAAGTATTCTGTTGATGATGTTTGGGGTGCGGCTGTAGCGGCACAACGTGTTAACGGAGAATATCTCAAAGAAGATAAGACCAATATAACTGAAGATGGTTCCTATGAGACTCTCCAGAAGCGCAATCGTGACATCATGATGGACTTCCTGGCTGTGCCCGGTACCATCACCGACGAGGATCGTTTGATTGGTCGCGAGTGCCGTAGATTCTTGCAAAATGATCTTACCTTCCGTGCGCTCAAAGGCCAGCTCAGTGCATTTGATGCAAGTGTCAGCCGGGTTGTGGCTGTTGAAGATGAATTTGATACTGTACAACATCGACTGGAATTGGCTGTGGTTGCATGTTTGCCACAGAGCCATCAACGTGCATTGGTGCGCCAGTCAATCCAGGACCGTGTACGCAATGCCAGCGGCGGCTATGTTGGCAATGTCAGCGACAAAGTAGCATTAGATGCAGAAGTTGTGAGTGCCAACTGGAGCAACACATACAACATTTTTTGGGTCACTGCAATTACCCAAGATAATCGAGCCTTGTTTTTCAGCTACAAATCTCAGCTGAATTCAGGTATCCAAATCAAATTGATTGGTACTGTAAAAGCTCATCGTGACAACAAAACCCAACTCAATCGTGTTAAGGTGTTATAATGTTTGATAAAGATATTAATATTAGTAATCTCACTGGTCGTCAGGTTGAAATGCTGGACATAATGTGGAGTCTTGAACACTATGAAGACATAGAAGCTTGGCAGGCAACTTTAGATCTTCAAGAACGAGAAATGAGCGAAACACTCATGCGATTGATTTTGCTAGAACTAGTTGACGAAACCATTAATGCTATTAACAAAGAAGACTTGTCCTTGGCCAAAGACTATTTGAAAAAGTTTCAACTATGAATCCCAAAGACCATCAATTTTTGGCCATGTGGGACTGCTACGGTCTTGAGACCTTGATTGACATTACCGAAACTCAGGGCGCCAAAGTTTGGGCCGCACTAAAAGGTGAACCCGATACTGTGAGGATTCCCAATTTGATGCACCTTGAACTCAGAGCACGTTATAATAGTCAACGACACTACGAAATTTATATTTTTAATGCTCAAGAAGGCATTACCAAAGATGACATTCAGGATATGTTTGATGCTGATCCGCAGACAGCCGCAGATACTATTCGCAGGATCGGTCATCGTTATTACAGCAATCGACGTGACGAACATGCAATTGCAATTAGATAAGGAGCGCCAGCATGGGACTTGATATGTATGCATACGTGGCTGCCAGAGCTGGACAACAAAGTGAGTTTTACGAGGGTGCCGAATTTGACCAAGATTCTAGGGATTTTGTCAACAAGGTAGTATCTAAACCACGTGAACTTGCTTACTGGCGCAAGCACCCTAACCTGCATGGTTGGATGGAACAACTGTGGAATCAACGCAACGGTGGCAATCAGGATGGCAACACCTTTAATGGTATTGAACTTGAGTTAACTTATGATGATTTAGAACGACTTGAGCTTGATGTCATTGCAGGTACATTACCAGGTACATCTGGATTCTTTTTTGGTGATGATGCAGATGACCACTATCAAGATCAAGATCTTGAATTTATACGGAACGCTCGAGCTGAGTTGTTCATGGGATTGAAAGTATTTTATAATTCTTCATGGTAACATTGTATGAAAATTGGACTTAGTTACAGCCGTTGTGTCCGAGATATTGTGGACGGTCGAGTAGACATCAACGACGTTTTGATTATCATCAGTCGCACGGATTTTGATCCTCACGATGATGAACAATGGGCTGGTATCTGGCAAGGATATCATCAGAGTAGCGGTTGGAGTAATCCCGAATGGGGCCACTATACAGACGAAGATGAAGCTAAGTTTCGTAGTGTCAGCATTGAACTTTGGGAATCAGGTAAACTGCACCAACCACGCAAGTTTGGTGCTCATCCAGCTCGCCGCTCTGAGATTTGGCTTGAGGCAGTACTGCCCAGCAGTGAACTCAAACGCAACCCTGCGGCCCAGGATGCCTGGAATCGTTTCCAAACCATTGCAGGTCTGACCAATGTTAAATTGGACAAAGACTACCAATAAAATGGTTGACCAATTAATTGATTCGTGCTATAATACATACATGGACAAAAAATTAACCAGTTTTGAGCGGGTAAATATGTTGCAAAAAAACAACACATTTGCTTGCTCAAATATAGCAGGAAAGGTTGACACAAAAACCCTTTTTTGCTATACTAATGATATGCTGATAAAAACAGCATACAAACTTTAACTTAATAGGCAACTTTGAAAGGCAACATTATGTCAGAATCTAAACTCTTTACAGTAGCAGGTACCGCAACTAACGCAGACGGTACCACAAAGGCTCGCTTTGCTAACGACCTCGTCGCTCGCATCAAGATCCTCAACAAGGCAGGATGCACAGCCATTAATTTGGTTGAACTCCCATCGCCCATGACAAAACTGCAGGCCCTGCAGTTCTTGCAAGACACACAAGGCTACACTGGTGATGCCAGCTATGCCGTAGCCAACAAGCTGTCTGAGAAGACCAAGCTTGCCAAGAAAGGCGAGATCAAGGTAACTGCAAAGTCTGCAAAGACTGTGGCAACCAAGGCTCCTGTTGCAAAAACAGAAGTAAAGGCTCCTGAAGCCCAAGTATAAGCGCAATGCTTATATTAACAAGCGGCCCAAGAGGCCGCTTTTTTATGGCCTCTTAATCTAAAACCATAAATTATTAGAGTGCCAAAAACACCATATCTTTGTATCAGTCATAATTAAAAATATGTTAGATGACAAAGTCTCAGAGGACACAATAAAATTACTACTCCTTGATTTATGCAAAGTAATGCACTCATATGGTTATAAAAAAATACGCATGGGACACATAATGCGTCTTTTAGGAATGGATTCTAAGTCTGCTAGCAAGTACGATGAAGACTACATAGAGCTTAACCATGAGTTTGAAGATTTGATTCACGAAACTGAGCAATCTCTGTTAAACGATATAACAATACCAATCGGTACAACCATACATTAAAATGAGTATAAGCAATTTCAGAGCTCAAGAAGCTCTGTACATAGTTATTCTGCGAGATAAGAATGCAGAGCAACTGCTCAAACAATGGGCCAAAGATTCAAATGTTCAGGTATCCATAGAAAATAATCGCATGAAGATATTTGAACAACGAGGCCTATCTGTATTCCATTTGAATTGGTCACATGGTTGGGACAATATCACAATCTGGGATTGCTGGAACAAAAGACACATAGACTAAGAGTGCCAAAAACCATTGACATTGGTGGCATTTAATCATAAAATACTAGAGTCAACTTAAGGAGATTACAATGACACAACACGAACAAATCGTAGCCGCTTACGAAAGCTACCTGGCAGAAAATGAGAAGTTTACCCAAAAGGGTGTTAAAGCGGCAGCCGCCCGTGCTCGCAAGGCCTTGCAAGAAATGAGCAAAGGCATCAAAGAGCGCCGTAAAGAAATCACAGCAGAAAAAGAAGCTTTGGCAACAAAATAAAATGACTCAGTCCTGGACTCTTACAGTTGAAGAAGACCCAGAAACCGGTGATGCTATTCTTAAGTTCCCAGAGGATTTATTAGAAGCTGCCGGTTGGCAAGAAGGTGATGTCCTTAATTGGACAGACTTAAAGGATGGATCATGGGAATTAAAAAAGATTATACAGAACAATTAGATTTGTTTAATAGTATGTCCTCCACAACCGATACATTAAGTTTGGATTTAACAGACTCAACTGATGACAGTTCATGGCTTGATCAAGATACCATGGCGTCCTCTAATACTGTGGATACAATTACACTAGGGTCAGGATACGGGTCAATGACAATATCAGGTGGAAGCCCGGTGTACACAATTGGACCAATAACAACCGGAGTTTCAGGGCCAGGATTTAATTGGAGCAACACAGGTGCAGCCTCATCCGGTGTGCATGTTAACTCTAATCAAGGCAGTGGCGTAATTGATGTCAAAGGTGAAAACGCTGATATCAAAATCAACGGAGTCAGTCTCAGTGACACACTAAAAGTAATTCAGGATCGTCTTAATTTATTACAACCCAATCCTGAATTAGAAGCTGAATGGGACCAACTACGTGAAGTAGGCGACCAGTATAGAAAACTCGAAGCTGAGTTTAAAGAAAAAACCAAAATGTGGAATACACTCAAAAGCATGCCACCACCGGAGATCAAATGACACCCAAGCAACGCATTAAACACATTACCAAGTGGATCAAAGACTACGCCCGTAGTGCCAAAGTTGATACCCTGGTTGTTGGCATTTCGGGTGGGATTGACAGCTCAGTTGTCAGCGCACTTTGTGCCAACACTGGACTAAAAACCATTGTGGTGCAAATGCCTATTAGGCAAAACAAGAAACTAGATAATCGCAGTTCAATGCAGGCTTCTTGGTTGTTGGATCGCTATCAAGAAAACGTCACACACATGAGCATGGACTTGACCAAAGTTTTTGATTCATTTGAAAAAAATCTCATACCTTACTGTAGGGAAAATGCAGATGAACAACGAGTTTATCTAGCTTTTGCCAACTCACGTGCTAGATTGAGAATGATGACCTTGTACCAAATTGCACAAAGCCATGGTGGTATTGTTGTGGGCACAGGCAATCGGGTAGAAGACTTTGGTGTGGGCTTCTTTACCAAATACGGTGATGGCGGCGTAGATATCAGTCCTATTGGTGACTGCATGAAAACTGCTGTGTGGGACATGGGTCGTGAATTTGGCTTGCCACAAGAAATCATTGATGCGGCTCCTACAGATGGCCTATGGACAGATGGTCGTACCGACGAAGATCAATTGGGTATGACTTATCCAGAATTAGAACAGGCCATGCACCAAGCAGAAACCAATTCGGGTGTTGATAATGCACAAGAAAAGAAAAGGCTCAAAGCATACCGTGCTATACGTGCCCGAAACTTGCACAAAATGGAACCAATTCCGGTTTGTAAAATACCAGTTGACCACTAAATCTTGTTATGCTATAATAATAGCATGAAACTTGTACACAATCACTGCGATATTGTTGTTGAAACTCGCCCGTTTATGCAGGACGTTATGGTCATACTAGAAGGTGGCCTCGATGCAGGCGACTGGAGGTGGGCTCGGAAAGAGTTTACAGCTCGGCACGAACGCTGGATAAAATGGATGATCCAACACGGCTACGAAGCAGGCCGACACTACTGGCCCTGCAAAGAAGGCTATCGTTTTTCTTCCGGCGCCCTGGCCACAGCATTTGTATTGGGAATAACAAAATGAGCATGCACTTACATCACCCTAGCTTGAGCCTTAACGGCAAGAAGCGTGGCAAAATCAAATTCCGTAATGCCGCAGAAGCACAACGTGCTCGCGAACTCGAAGAGTCCTGGAAAGAACTACTAAAGACACAGGGCATTGAACAAGAAGAACGTCGACGTCGCCGTGCTATGACAGCCGAGCCATTGACATATAAATTGAGCACACCTGCGGGTAGAGAAACTCCTAAAATTCCCAGTCTTGACACATGGGTCACTGGTGCTGTAACTATCAAACAAACTCCACAGTACACAGGGACAAAGGTCAAAGGTATTGGTACCATGCACAAGAGCAATGCTGTCCCTATCTTTAGTGATGAGGAAGCCATTGAAATTTCAACAATGAGACGATAAATGAACAAAGAAATTGTAGAAAAGTTAATTAAAAAAGTAGGAACAGATGTCAGTGGACGTTGGATGAGCATCATGGATGTAGAAAAACTAATTGAACTCACAGTTAGAGAATGCATTGAATTGATTGATCAAACTCCAACACATTGTGCATACACCTCCTACGATCTGAGTATTGTAAAATGTACATTGGAAAAATCAATTGACAAATTACACATGGATTTTGAACTAAAAAAACACCACAGCAAGGACTTTGATTATGACAGCATTTGTTGACGCAATGAATTTTTTCTTAGCAGGGTTTATTCTTGGCTTGTTTGGTCCAACACTTTATAAATTAATTCTAAAAATAATTGAAGAATTTAAACTAGCTAAACAACAATGGCGAGACAATGGGCAATCTCACTGACTATTTTGAACGCAATGCTTATAAGCCAACTTGGTTTATTGGCGATCGCGTTGTAGGCAAATGGAATAAAATTCCCTTTGTTGGTACTGTTGGCAATGATACTGTGATTAACCTGGTTGAGGGTCCTAGAGTTAGTGTACACTTAGACCTACCAATCAAGTATAAAGATACAGTACATAATGTTATAATTGTCAAGCCAACTGACTTAAAAGTATTCAAATGAAAATTTATGTAACTAGCGATATCCATCTTGAGTTTGGAGATTGCATGATCAAGAACGAGGACAATGCTGATGTGTTGATTCTTGGTGGCGACATCATGCTGGCACAAGACTTGCACGACCATCCTGAAAGCAACCAATTACTCACCGGGGCAATGTTGGAAACTCTGGGCTCTCGACAGAAAAATGCTGTGCGCTTTCGTGAGTTCTTGAGTCGCTGTAGCTTTCAATTTCCGCATGTGATCTATGTGGCTGGCAATCATGAATTCTATCATGGCAAGTGGCCTATTGGCATCGAATACCTAAGAGAAGAATGTGTCAAGTTCCCCAACGTATACTTCATGGAAAACGACTCTAAAACCATCAATGATGTCACCTTTGTTGGAAGCACATTGTGGACTGACATGAACCGAGGTGATCCACTGACCTTGCATGCCATTGCGGACATGATGAACGACTTCCGAATCATCCGCAACAGTGATCTTGGTTTTACTACCCTGCGTCCAGCACATGTGGCACAGGCACACAAAAAGAGTGTGAGCTACATTAGATCAGTTGTAGCAGAACAACATGATAGAAAGTTTGTGGTTGTGGGACACATGGCACCCAGTCGTATGAGTACTCATCCAAGATGGGCCAATGAACAGTTGATGAACGGTGGCTATAGCAGTAGTCTAGATGAGTTTATCCTGGATCACCCGCAGATTAAACTGTGGACACACGGGCACACCCATGAAGATTTTGACTATATGATTGGATCAACTCGTATTGTGTGCAACCCACGTGGATACATCAACTACGAAGAACGTGCTGATCAATGGAAACCAAAGCTGGTGGAAATTTGACTAAGTAATTGTTTACTAAAAAGGAAATAATTTAAAACGTGGCTAAAGAAGAAGGTTTCAGAATAGACGGGCAAGTGATCGACGTGTTGCCCAATGCAATGTTTAGAGTAAAACTTGCACACATGGAAGAGCCTGTAACAGGCGTAATTTCCGGAAAAATGCGACAACATAACATTAAGATTTTACTAGGCGACACAGTAGAAGTAGAGTTTAGTCCATACGATCTCACACGTGGCCGTATCACTCGACGCCGGTAAATACATGTATGGAATTACGTGACCACATCAATCTAGTAGAAGCAAGTACCCGTCCTGCCAAGCTGGAAACCACCCCGCTACCTTATGGCAAGAAAGACCTTGAACCTGTCATGAGTGAAGAAACCATAGACTATCATTTTGAACACTTGGCCCGAGGCTACGCCAAGCGGTACAACGCAGGAGAAGGCAATGCGGATTTTAATCGTGCTGGCAGTTTTTTACACAACAAGTTTTTCCCTCAGCTTAGGGCTCCCAAAGGCGCCAATAGACCAAAAGGTGCAGTACTTGCGCTGATAGAAGAAAAGTTTAAAACCTACGAAGATTTCAAAGACGCTTTCAAAGAAACTGCAATGAAAATTCAAGGATCAGGTTGGGTATACTTGAGCACCGGTGGTGACATCAAGACCATTGCCAACCATGCTGTTCGCACAGATATATGCGTACTTATTGATTGGTGGGAACATGCCTGGGCACTGGATTACCAAGCAGACAAAGAACGCTATCTAGACAATATTTGGAAGATCATTGACTGGGACGTTTGCAACCAACGTCTATAATATCCAGAAATGGAATAAAAGTGTATTCAGTTTATCAGCATTGGGATCCATTAAAGGTAATGTCGGTGGGCATTAGCTATCCTCCTGAACTGTACGATTATATCACAAACAAAAAAGTTCGTGAAGTATTTTATCAAATTGCCAACGAAACAGAACAAGATTACCAAAATCTAATCAAGTTATTAAACAGCTTTGGTGTAGAAACTGTCAGACCTGACATTGATGCCATGGTGGATCGTGCCCAGTACAGTATTAAAAATAATCAGCCTGTACCAGGACCCTGGGAAATGCAACCTAGAGATAATTCAATAATGCTAGGAGAAACGTTTTATTTTTTAGGAAATAAAAAAACAAACTCCTCAATATTGTCATTGATAGAAAAACAAGGCAATCAAATTGAATTTCCAATTGATACCGGATTTGAGTACATGGGCATGTCTGTCAAAATGAACGCCGCAATGACCACTCGCATTGGTAAAGATTTAATTGTGGGAACGTATCAAGAAGAACCGGGCAAATATGCACTGAGTAATTTACAAAAGAACTTGCAGAGTAAATTACCAAACTATCGTGTTAAAATGATGGACACCAGCGGACACACAGACGGATGTTTTTGTCCTGTGGTTCCTGGGCTGATATTAAGTATAATGCAACCCTATAATTACACAGAAAACTTTCCTGATTGGGAAATAGTTTACTTGCCGGGCGAGTCCTGGGAAAAAGTGCAACCGTTTCTAACTTTAAAACAAAAAAATCAAGGCAAATGGTGGGTTCCAGGGCAAGAGTTAAATCAAGATTTTACTGATTACGTAGAAAGCTGGATGAATCATTGGGTGGGATACGTAGAAGAATCAGTGTTTGATGTAAATATGATTGTTGTTGACAAACAAAATGTCATTGTAAACGGATACAACAAAACAGTATTTGATGCGTTTAGCAGGCATGGGGTTACTCCTCATATATGTAATTTCCGGCATAGGTATTTTTGGGATGGTGGATTACATTGTATTACCAACGATTTACACCGTGAGGGTGTGATGCAGGATTATTTTCCTGGCAGGGGATAGTGTGAAAAACATCACCATGTACAACTATAATATACATACATTATGAACATATCAGAATCAGCAGTTACTCGGCTTAGAGAGTTAAAACTTGAAGAAAACAACCCCAATCTCAAATTCCGTGTGTTTGTGCAAGGTGGCGGATGTTCGGGTTTCCAATACGGATTTACCTTTGATGAAGAACAAAATGAAGACGATTTTGATTTTAAGTTTGACGATTTAACTATTGTGGTTGATTCTATGTCAATGACCTACATGCAAGAATGTGAAATTCGCTTTGATGAAAACGAATGGGGCAGTAGTTTTGTAATCAACAACCCGCAGGCTGCCACCACCTGCGGATGCGGATCAAGCTTTAGCGTTTAACTGCAAATCTAACATGCGCAGGTTTGCGGTAAATACTGCAAACCAAAAGGATCTAGGCGCATGTCCCAAGAAATTATCAATTACGGAGCCGCACCCAATGACGGCACAGGTGATCCGTTACGTGTAGCATTCATAAAAACCGACAATAATTTTGACCAAATCTGGGCCGCCGGTCCTGTTGGCTCAAATATTACCATACTCAACAACACCATACAGGTTACCAATACCAATGGTAATCTAACGCTGGCCACCAACGGAACTGGTGTTATTTCTACTAGAAATCATGTGCGCCCAAATATATCGCAGGTGTATGATATTGGTACCGCAAATCTACGATATCGGTTGGGTTATTTTACTGGCCTAAACATTGACGGCAACGTGACAATTACAGGAAACTTGTCAGCAGGAAATATCAGTTACACCAGCAACGTTTTTGTTGGGGATTTAAAAGGTAGTGTGTTTGCAGATGACAGCACCATAATGGTTGATGCCATTGACAATGTACTACGAGCCGGGGCAATTTACACAGATGACTATTTCTATGCCAATGGATCACCACTGGTATCCAGCTACGGCAATGCCAATGTTACTGCATTGCTGGGCAATTTGGGCAGTAATACTATCAGCGGCACAGGTAACATCACAAGCACTGGTAACATTTCAGGTGGAAATATTCTTGGCAATGGTAGACAACTAACTGGCATTGTAAGTTCATATGGCAATAGTAATGTCACCACATTGTTGGGCAATTTAGGTAGTAATACTATCAGCGGAACAGGTAACATCACAAGCACTGGCAACATTTCAGGTGGATTTATTTTAGGTAACATCAGCCTAGCAAATGGATTTCCGGCAACATATGGCAATAGTAATGTCACAACTTTGTTGAGCAATTTAGGTACCAATGTCATCAGTGGAACAGGCAACATCACAACCACCGCCAACATTTCTGGTTCTTACGTCAAAGGCAACGGCAGTCAACTCACTGGAATTTCAACTGCCGACACAGGCAATGTGACCTTTGATGATGTCAACATCATTGGCACAGGTAACTTAAATCTACAACCAAATGGTAGCAGTAGCGAATATTTAAATATTTACTTGACCGGGGCCGCGGATATACATGTGGCAGCCGGTGGTGGTAGTGGAAATGTAATTTTGGGCACAGATGAAGAAGCCAATGTTGCTGTTTTACAGGGCGGCAACGTGGCCATACAGGCCGGTAATGTTGCTGGAACCAAAACCTGGACATTTGACACCGCTGGCAACTTGACCTTGCCATTGAATAGTGTTGTTTATGAAACCAACATTCCGGATCAGGGACTTAGTGGTAGTGCCATTGCTTTAAAACCAACAGGTGGAACCAATGCTGATCAAGAGTTGTTGATTTATCCCACAGTCAATGATGCAAATCACTTGCACTTGACCACGGGCAACTTATACAACACAGAGTTGTTCTTAGGTGACGATAACCTGTACGTCAAACTGGCCAACACCGGTAATATAGTGATCAACAGCAATGACGATGTGGGCAACTCAGCACAATGGACATTTGATCCCACTGGTAACTTGACCTTGCCATTAGGCAGTATTGTTTATGAAACCAACATTCCGGACCAATCACTTAGTGGTAGTGCCATTGCTTTAAAACCAACAGGTGGAACTACTACCAATCAACAGTTATTGATTTATCCAACAGCGAATGACGGTGACCATATACACATGACAAGTGGAAACTTGTATACAACCGAGTTGTTCTTAGGTAGTGATAACTTCTATGTCAAGTTAGCAAATACAGGTAATGTTGTTATCAATACCAACGACAACGCAGGCAACACAGCACAGTGGACCTTTGGCACAGGTGGTACTACACAATTCCCTAATAGCGTAATACTAGCACCAGTTAGTGAAAGTATCACTATGCAGAGTGATCAATATTCACAGTTGATGTGGCAAAACGCTAATGTAATCGTGGCCCCAAATATGGCCATTAACTCAAACTTCTATGTATCACAAAACAATGCTACCTTGGATATTGCCAAACGCGATGGTAGTGGTACTCAAGTAACCAAATCGTGGTATTGGAATGCAGATGGCACCCTAACATTACCAACCGCTGGTCGAATAAATTTTGATTATCTTTCTATCAGCAGTGATGCCAATGTTTCGGCATTTTATGCTCCGGCTGGAAATGTTCAACTTGCTGCCGGCATTGGTGATGCACAAATAGTTGCAAATTCTCTAAATGATTCTAAGACCTGGACCTTTGGCAACACTGGTAATTTAACTGCTCCTGGCAACGTCAGTGCTGTGGGCAATGTCACTGCTGGTAACATATCAGCTGGATCAGGCACTATAACTGGCGGAAATATCAATGGTGCAAATTTCAATGGCAATGTAGCATTTGGCACTGGTACAGTAGGAGGTTCTGGCAACATCACAGGTGGCAACATCTTAACTGCAGGCATTGTCAGTGCCACTGGCAACGTGTCTGGTAACTTTTTTATTGGTAATGGTAGCCAGTTAACTGGCATAGCCTCAAGTTATGGCAATGCCAATGTGGCCACATTCTTGGCTGCATATGGTAGCAATACTATCACAACCACAGGAAACATCACAGCCGGTAACTTGATTGGTAACATTTCAATTACCAGCAATGTGGTCGGTACGCAGGCAAATGTTACCCTAGTTGCCGGCAGTTATTCCACTGTGTTTGACAACACCGGAAACTTGACTCTACCTGGCAATACTTTTGCTGTGAACTATGCCAACAACACCCCGGTGCCTGTGGTCACAAGGGTTGAGGGTTCCTGGACGGTGCCTGTGGGCAACAGCACCCAGAGTTTCACTGTGCCGATCAACAACACATATCAACTATGGGTCAACTGCAACATACCCAACGGTATCATAGTCTACAATGCCACGGTCAGTGTGTCCAACACCAACGTGCCAGCAATAGGATATCAGTATGCCTGGAACTATACAGGCGGTGGCAACATATTGGCGTTTACTAGCATCCCTGCTCAAATCATAGGCACAGCCGGTGCTATCAGCAATGCTTCCCCTGCTGTGGCCAATACCAATGTGTTCTCTTTTGGTATCGACAACACCAGCGGCGGTAATGTCACTGTGAATTACGGTTGGATCCAAATCAGTTAATGGATCAACCATGATCATATCAAACTAACACAAAAAACAAAGGAACAATTATGGGATTTTTAAAAGGCACAGATGGTATAGCAAGAACAATACGCAATCCTTTGGAAGGCTCCATTGGTGATGTAGCACTGGACGATATCAAAACAAACACGCTGACAGCCACAGGCAACGTCACAGGTGGCAACTTGGTTACCAGTGGCAACGTGACTGGCAATGTCAACGGTTTTGCGTTGGGTTACCGAGACATACCGCAGGTGGCATTTACAGGCAACACAACCATTACCACAACCGATGCTGGCAAACATTATTACTCAACACAAAGCACAAACTACAGCCTGGTTATACCTCCCAATTCTGGCCAAATACAACAGATTGGTGCCGCCATCACTGTGGTCAATCAAGGCACAGGCAACATCACCGTGTCACAAGGGCCTGGCGTTACACTATATCTAGCTGGCAATGCCACCTCTAGCAATAGAACCGTATCCACATTTGGTATGGCCACTCTGATAAAAGTTGATACTGACACTTGGTTTATCAACGGTACGGGGGTGGCATAATGAGCGGTGCAATGATGGCCATGATGGCTAATGTACCCAGTGCTGTGAGTTATACCGCCTTGGCCGGTAGCCTGCAGTTCAACGGAAGCAGTCAATATCTCAGTATGACGCCAGGCTTTGCTCTGGGCACCGGTGCTTATACCATAGAAGGTTGGTTCTACAACAATGCCGACTATACCAGTCAAAGGGCGTTTGTTGCCACAGATCAATCTGGTGCGCTAAGTTTGTTCAACACTGATGCACAGTCATTTACCTTGGACAAATATGGTGGTGGTGGTGCCAGGACTTATACTTTTCCCAGCAACACCCTACAAATCAACAAGTGGCAATACATCATATTGAACCGCAATGCCAGCACACAGGTAGAAACCATGTGGGTGGGCACCTTTGTCAACACCAATTCTTATGTGACCTGCAGTCGTGCTACAGGTGCCGCAGGCGGAACCAGTGTGAGCGGTGGCACACAGGTCAATAATCTTGATTACACAGGCGTGTGTAACTGGATAGGCAAATTCTACGGGGGCTATTGGCCTGGCTTTATCACCAATCTAAGAGCCACTGTGGGCACAGCAGTTTATGACAGCACCAGTGCCACTGTGACAGCACCTTCGGCACCATTAACTAGTCCGGCCAATACCCAGTATTTGATGTTGGGTGCGGCTGTGACCACTGACACTTCAAGTGTTCAGACTGTTACAAACAACAACACAGTAACGCAAAATGCATTGAAACCTTTTTAAAGAATAATAAATGATAATCCAAGGCGTAACCCTCAACGGCACAAGAGTAGTAGATGCTAGTATCATCACACAGAATCTTGCCATCTGGATCGATGCTGACAATGCTAGCAGTTATCCCGGTAGTGGAACAACAGTAACAGATTTATCTGGAAATGGATACACCAATACATTGACTGGCGCAACATACACTATGTTGAACGGGGTAAAGTGTTTTGATTGTACCACAGGTAATAGTAGAGTTGTTGTAAATGGTACCGGTCCTACATTACCAACAACAGGATATACATATATCACATGGGCTAGATTAGAAGCAGGCAATCCAGCATCATTTAGAACATTGCTTTATACAAATTCA